AACGCCGCCACCCATAAAAGGAGCGGGAAGCCCGCGACTTTAGTCGTGGGAGGATTCACGGGACAATAAAATTGTGTTGGCAGTGAGGTAAAATCATGGATAGTATCATCGTAAATAGTGCTCTTTGGTATGCTGAGCAAAGCAGTCAGTTTCTTGTGAATTCTGGGGCCAACAAACTGCTGGACAAGGGCTACGACTATTATGTGAAGGAATTTATCCCACTTGGGCACCGCCTTATCCAAAATGGTCAGATTGCCGCCGATGCAATGGATGGGGAGCTTGCCGCACAATTTTCGATGGCATACGTCGCAAACTATTGGCGTGCAGCAAAAACCGTATATAATTTTGCGCCGGAGTTTCTCAGAACATTGGCTGAGACTGAGGACGCACCTATTTATTCTGACATTATGATGCGGTTGCCATACAGAGATTTTGTCATGAATCTGCCCACTGGCTCTCATCATGATGCGATGTTCGTACACATTGAATTCGATGCTTCCCACGGGCCAAATGATGTGGATACGCTCTTCCTGATTGTTCCTTTTAAGGCGAACCCGAATGTCGATAACATCGAACTTTGCCAGTGCATGCAGTGGTGTCTCAACGGCAAAAAGCTGATTGAGTCTTATCGGCGCAACAATGATGCTCGCGAGCAGGCATTTCAGAACGGAACTGATTCTGCGACTGTCAATGACGCCACGGTATCAAACGTACCAGGTGCCGTTCTCAGCGAGGAAGAGCTGCAAAAGCAGCGAGAATTCAACGCCGGTATTGAGCCGTATCTTCGTATCGCGGTCTCTGCCGCTTATTATCTTGCATCAAAAAACGCAGAAATCAAAGAGGTAAAAATCCCGAAAGAGAAGCGGCCCGTCCTTGTCTCCAAACCCGGTGCTACTCCTAAAAAAGTAAATGTCAAAACTTACAATGTGGGCTTTGTAATCGGCAAGAGCTTTGAAATGCAGCTGGTTTCCGGTGCAGAATATCAGAAATCCACAGCAACTGGCACAGGCCGTACGGTCAGACCACATGTCCGCCGTGCTCATTGGCACCACTACTGGGTTGGAGAAGGTCGAACTCGCTTAGAAGTCCGCTGGATTGAGCCAACTTTTGTGCTGCCGGAAGGAAAACGTGAGGTAAAGCTTGCAACAGTAAGACGCGTTATTGGCGCTTAAAGGAGAATTGCATGAAAGCAAACTATAAAATTGTCGCAAACAAGCAAAAAATTCTTGAAAAAGAAATTGAAAATTTCGAGCCAACATCAACAATGTCAGTGCTTCTGATGCGCTACAGCATCATACAAGGGATACTCCAGGTTAAACTGAACGAAAAAGACGCGAATGGTAGCCCTAACATCAGCCCTGTGGATATGGCATACGAGATGACCACTTTCTTTGGCGACGCCGTCAATGCTGCGGCTGATGATTTCACAGATGGCGATGAGGATGATTACACAATAAAATTTGATGGCACCGTTGATGAATTCCGGCAAGAACTTGCCAATCGCGTCTTAATAACGCTCAGCTTGGCATTTGAACACGAATTTGTGGATTTCACAGAACGAACCGGCATCACTCGCGCCCAGTATGAAATTCTTGCGGCTGAATATATTGCTCATGCGGAAGACGATGGCAGTAAAGTATCCGAAATGTTCAAAGGCGACAGCTCTGAAAAGCACAAGTCTAAGGGTTGGAACAGTGCTTCTACCAAAAACAAACGAAGTTAAAAAGCCACTTGCACGAATGTGCGAACCGCCTAAAATAATAATTGCATAACAGATACCATCACTCACCTCCTAACTGAACATTAACAATCTGTCATGCTTGTAAGCAGACTCTCTTTTGAGGGCCTGCTTCTTTTTTTGTATGTATTGATTAGAAACTAAATTATTTTAGAAAGGATGAATACCATGACGAATACCAAAAACAGCTTCACCAGGTTCGCGGCTGCTGCAAAAGATTGCTTCTATGTGAATTCTTTTCGCGCAGACTTAGTTCAGTGCGACAGGGCCTTGAAAATGGACGGCGAGATGCACGTCGAAGCGGAATGCTGGATGAACATTTTGGATGCCCTGGACGATAACGACATCAAGATGTATGTCGATAACGAATACCGTCCCGGACTTCTGAACCCGTTCCATAAATGGTGACGCTCCAAAAACAAGTCAATAACCCACGACTAAAGTCGCAGGCTTGCTCCGGCAAGTCTGCACTTTAGAAGTGTCCGTAAGGATATGTTGACTACCATAAGTGCTTCGAGCACTCCGTTATAAGCGAATAGATAGTTACCGTGTGGCGTTAATCCTAACTGCACGCTCTAAGACAACACATCACGTAAAGCTGAGGCAAAGCCGACAGGTGTGGCTGTATTAAACCGTTTATGACCTTGGGGAAGGATTTTTACCCTCTTCGGAGGAGTGAGCAGCTTCTTTTTAGCTGCCAGAGCGCCTCTATTCGTAGTGGTGCTTTCATAGTCGCTATGGTCTTTGTTGCCATACAAAATATATTTTATTTTCAAAGAAAGGAATTGCCCTGATTGATGAGACGAACAATGGTCGTAAGCGTATTTGCGGGCTGCGGAAAAACATGGCTCGCGAATCACCAAAACAAATATGGCTATTCAATGCGGGATAGTGATAGTTCTACTTATGAAAAAACTGCCGGATGGGAAAAAGAATACATAAATAGCTTCATGAAAGAGGCAAAATCAGGAAAATATGATTTTATCTTCGTTTGCCAAACGGAATCCGTCATAGACGAAATGGATAGGCAGAAGATTCCCTATGTAATTGTCGAACCTGACAATATCGTATGGAATGAACAAGAATCCAAAGAGCGAGCAAAGGAAAGACAAATCATTAAGCAGCAATGGTTCGGCAGGTTTATACTTCGAGATAATTCCCATATCAAAAATTTTTCAAAGTGGCTGAACCACATGAAAGATATTTACGATGAACGAACGGGACTTGGTTTCATCGTAAAGCATAATCCGGTATCGTTTTTCGTCTTAAAGCAAAACCAGTACCTTTCGGATATCATCGATGACCTGTACTGGAAAAAGCAGCATTGTGATGCATACATAGTTTAAGAAATGGTGGTCTTATAAAAGATGACCTTACACTGGCAGACAGAAGTTGGACATGCAGTGGCTGCGGTACAACACATAACCGCGACCACAATGCCGCTATAAACATACGTAATGTTGGATTGTTGGGATTATATCCCGCATAAATCCAATTTCCTCACTCCCGCTATGCCGCCCGCAACAGCGGTGAAAGCTCATAGATACTTGGTCGCACGGACGGAACCGTGCTGTAAAAATCCATTGAGTGAGAATTATTGGAATCCTGCGGGATTTTAAGCCCCTCCTTCAGGTGGAGGTTGTTGACATATGAATAAAGCCCTTGAAATTAACTCGAATAAAGCCGTTCTTCTCAGCATCAAGAAGCAATGGCTTGAAAAAATTCTGAGCGGAGAAAAGACTATTGAGGTCCGAAAAACTATGCCGTGGGAAATTAGCTATCCTTTTGTAGTATTTTGCTACGAAACCAAAGCTAACGGTGGTGCTGGAAAAGTGACTGCCGCATTTGTTTGCCGTGACATCAATACACTCGATTGCCTGCGTGAGCTTCCGGCATATGCTATTGGCACGGAAGTGACCGAAAAGACCGCTCAATTCGTGAAGGACAGCTGCCTTACCGCAAATGAGCTGATTGCATACGGCAATAAGTCCGGCACTCTTTATTGCTGGAACGTTTCTGATGTCCAATCTATGGATATGTCGCTGCGAGAGCTCGGCGTTAAGCGAGCACCACAGTCCTGGATGTATCTGCTAGTTCCTGACGACAAGACGTTCTGAACGATGCCTGTTGGGCTGGCTGCGTGTGCGGACAAAGCAAAACATCTACTGCACGATAGAATAAATCGTGCAAACAAAGCAGACTCTCGATTCTTGAGGGCCTGCTATTTTTTTATTTCAGGAGGAAACATCAATGATTCTTTATCATATCATGGCAGACACCGGATGCCTGCCGGACGATGTTGTTCCGCAGATACCAACGAATCGGATGAAAGGGGAGGACCAGGAAATCCCAAGAATTTGTCTTGGGCATACCCTTGACTACTGCCTGACCAGCATCGGCATTGCGCATTTTGTCTCAAAATTCCTGCTCGCTGAGCTGCGTCAGAACAAAAAATACTCCAAGGACATGCCGTTACCGTTCATTGTCCGAATGTACAACATCAAGGACGAAGACCCGAATCTCTTAACTGAGGAAGAAACACAGAAATATGTGGCGGATTCTGTCGTGACCAGTGAATGCTGGCTCACAAGATACGCGAAGCCTGTCAAAGTCCAAAAGCTCTGGCTTGTGGGTGGTGAAGTTGTTCTTTGGCCCTATATCGTTGACGGCGTCGTGTACGATTACCCAATCGTCCGTAACTCAATTTGGGCAGACAGCAAAACCTTGCCGGACCCGGAATTTCAGAATCAAATCATGGATATCACTCAGAAATGGCTTAACGAAGCCTGAAAAAGAAGCACATCAAAAGCTCTTGCACATCCTTGCGAATTCCATAGTATTAAAGTTGTACGACAGATAACATCTACTTTGCACACCGCGTGCTCGTACAATTCATAATTCTGTTCTCATTCAAGGCAGACTCATCTTCATGATGGGCCTGCCTTTTTTTGTTTACAGAAAAAGGAGGAATTCAAAACAAACCACAAATCTCAAATCACAATCTTCCGCTACAAGGAAAAGACACAAAAAAGGAGTCACAAAATGAAAGTCGAAAAGAATAATAACAGCATTTTTCGGAACAAGCATGTCCTGGTTGTCGTCGCGGTGATGTGTATTTTTACCATCATCGCCTGCATGGGTTTTATGCTTTCTGTTCCTGCACACGCAGAGGAAAACATAGCTCCCAAAACCGAACCTATCGCTTTTTCCACTCCCATTGAAACGGTGAATGAGCTCGATAAAGCGTTCCCGATAACGGAAACTTCCGAAGAAGCACAGGAGGAAATTACAACTGCTGAGGTCGAATCTTCCGATGCTGCAGAACCGGAACCACGGATTGAGACCGCAGAAGCAGCCATCGAAGAAGCTGAACCGAAACCCGAAACAATTCCAGATAATCTCAACGACAATGAGCTTGAAATCTACACAGCTCTGCGGTCCGCTGGCCTTTCAAAGGCCGGTACTGCCGCAGTGATGGGCTGCATGTCGATGGAAAGCGGTCTTAAAGCCTCGGCCGAAAACCCTTCGGATGGCGGCTATGGACTCCTGCAATGGACTTATAGCCGAAAGACAGACCTTTTCAACTGGTGTTATGGCAATGGCTATGACCCCAACACCGTTACGGGACAGGTGATGTTCTTCGTGTATGAGCTCAATAGCACATACAGCAAAGCCGCCAAATACTCATATCCGGTGTACGAAACTCTCACTACAAGCGACAGCCTGGAAGATTGCCTTTCGATGTTCTTCTCCCATATGGAAGCAGGAACCAACGTGATAATCTCTTCCCGCAAAGTCTATGCAGGAGGGCTGACCACGTTAGACCTGTACCGCAAACGCTTAACTGCCGCTTACAAATACTTCATTTGAATTAGGAGGAAGTCACAATGAAAGCAACCGTTTATCTGTCCCGAAAACTCTTGAACCAGTTAAAGGTAAAAGAAACCGAAAGCAAAGACCTTATGCTAACCCATAACCTACACAACATCATCATCAACGGTAAGCGTGTTGGCTGCTCTGGCCACATTCAGAACGTTCTCAACAATAAGTGCGTTTACGTCAGCACTGAAAAGAGTTGCTATCAGCCCTTGTCTGACAAGAACATGGTTCGCTATGCCGCCAGTATGAAAGATTACTCCTCTGTATCGCTCGGCGCAAAAGGACGTAATCAGTTCGTGACCAATGATGAGTTGGTTGGAAAAATCATTGATATGCTCCGATAAGGGCATAAACAGAAAGAGAAAAAGCTCATGAAAACCGGCATCAAAAGTCAGATAGTAATAGTATCTGCTGTGGCAGCTGTTCTGCTCATTGTTATGAGCGTCTGTGCAATTGCGGAGAGCATTACCTTTGAGAAGGTTGCTGCTCTCGCTGCAAGCGCACTTGCCTTGAACAAATGCTGCGGCATCCTGTTAAACTAAGGAGAAAAAATCATGAAGAATAAATACAAAGTTGTTGCCTTGGTTCCTTTGGAGTTCTCTGTTGAGGGAAGCTCCGATTCCAAAGAGGCAATCGAATCCGTCAAAAACATTTTCGAAGCGTGTCGGAATGATAACGACTGCGCGGACATCGTTTTTGATGGCATCGAAGAGTCACTTCGTCACGACAGTATCGAGTACAAAGTTGAAGCCGCCCAGCCTGAACCTGAGGTGAAGGCAAATTCCGATATCCGTTCTGTTGCCTCCGATATCTGCGACGTCTTCGAGAACTATCTCGACGAAAACGGTGTCTATATTGTGTGTGACGATGCAGACGAAGAGCAAGACCGAAAAGCAAACGAAAGCGGCGCGATGTTGTATGGCATGGAATATTGGCATCTTGTCGAAGATGTCGAGTTCCGTGTGAATCATATAAATGCACAATACAAGCTGTTCACCGTCTTTGATATTATGGAGGCATTTGATAAACTTCTCATTTCCAAAAAGCTTGGTGACTTTGTACCGAGCGGCGAAAATCGTTACCGTTTGTATGCAAAAATCCTGAGCTGTCTGCGTTCTATCAGGGAGAAATTGTAATGAAAGGCTGGAACAGTTCTAAGCACCCCATTCTCACCGCAAACCAGATGCCTGCGCCGATTCATTGGAACCCAATGAACGAGGATTGGAAAATGCGGCTTACCAAAAGCCAGATTTACAACACCTCTTCTGGTTTCGATACTCAAACGCTCGATGCTATGAAGAAGCTGCATGACAAAATCCTCACATTTGGCGGGGATGAAGTCTGCATGACGGAATTTGACGAAGACGCCCCAAAAATCCTCAAACGCGGCCGGTTCTTTTATGGCAGCAGCTATATGAGGGAAGGCCAGGATTGCCAGTGCCATTACAATTCTGCACGGCTTTGGTATAAAAACAAAGACCGGTGCTTTATTGCAACGGGCTATGCTCTTTCCGAAGACGGGCTCTGGCGCTGTCATTCCTGGGTCGTTCAGCCAATGGCACGCACCGTTCGCGTGTGGGAAACCACCGTCAAGCGTGTTGCCTATTTCGGCGTGGTTTTGACCAGCGAGGAATGCGAAGACTTTGTCGAGAACAACACATAATAATTGGGGAGGTTACCCAACATGGGTGAACAACTACATTTCAGTATGGATGGTGAGTTCCTCACCGCCATTGCACGTGACTGGTTCTGGAATATGGACAAGCCGTATAAAAAGTGTGAGGAGCTGCTGCTCTCCTGCATGATGGGTGGCAACGAGGAAGAAAAAAGGCATGTTTGCCAGGACATTATCGAAGGCCGGAAAAGACTTGTTGGTGTCAATGAGTTTGAACTTGTCGATGACAATGTTCATGTTCGTTCCCTCGGGCAGAAGGTTGAGGAGCTTCAACACAGGATGCTGGTCAATCAAATTCGTGAGGATATGATTGCACATCCGCTCAATTATGTTGACCGCTTTGCTATGACTGATAGCTATGAAACGCTCTGCACCAATGCAAAACATCATTATATCGATTGCAGCTATGACGGTATCAAGTGCTTCCTCTATGGGAAAACGGGTTATTCTGATGCATTCAACAACGGTGCATGGCTTTTTACCCACCCAGACCTTGTTGCAGAATTCAATGGAGAACCGCTTCCTGAGCAGGAATCCAACCCGGAATTCTACAAAACCGATTTTTGGACCAAGCTTGCCTCTTGGATTGAAGCAAACATGAAAGGCACATCCGTTGAACGCCGTCAGCGACTGTACAACAGCTATATCAGTGATAGACCCATTCAGCATCAGCTGACCGAATATGGTCTGATTGCTCCCGATGGCACCTGGTATGCCTGCGAGTTTGGCGAGCACGCTGCCCTGGCTGGCCGCATCATCATGCGCAATCGAGAAACGTTTGGTCTTTCTGACCATGAAGTTCTCAATATGGCGTATGACTGGAGCGGCAAGGGTCTCGATTTCCTATATAAACGCGGTTGGATTGCCATTCGTAATCCTTCGATGGGCAATACATTCCTCGATATGGATGAGACCAAAACCGCAACAAAAGCTCAAGTAAATACCATTTTTGACTATATTTCTAAATTTAACCGCTATGACATGAATATTTCTAAAGTTATGGTTGACTAAAAAGGAGATTTTATTATGACTTCCAATATGACTATGACCGCTATTTCCATCTGTGATTTCCTGAAACTCATCGTGAAAAGCACGGTGAAGCATTACACCGAGGATTTCAAGCTGGACATAAAGATTTTCAAGCGCTATGCAAAAGAAGCACAGGAAACTGGAAAAGCAGTGCCAATGCTCTGGTTCTGCCGTTACAACGGAACGTATCTTTGTCTCGAAGAAGATGCTTACAAAGTAGGTACTTCGATGTTCAATACATTCAAGTACTACGATGAAAATATGGAAGACGAAGCTCGAACCATTAAGGCTTTTCTAGTCACCGTTACAGGGATGGAAGAGAGAAAGCCTATCGGCTGTATCACTCCTATCAACTATAAGGGCGAATGTGACCGCATCCGTCATTACGCGGTTCCGTCCCATAACGTTGAGGTAATATACAAGAATGGCACGCTCATTCAGGAACGGGAAGTCTTTGATAAATATCCAATCGTGAAGCACCCGAAGTTTGGTACGATTCGGGAAGCCAAATTCTTGGCCGATGACCCTGACGCGCTTGATTATGCGCTGCATATGGCTCGCAATGAGAGAAAGGCAGGGTGACAGCCATGAAAACGATGGTTACATTGACTCACGAAGAAGCCCAAAGTTATTTGGCGTACGCTCTGATTTGCGAAACGATGGAAGGCTCTCGCTGGAATAGTGGTTGCCGTCGCAGACTGTATAGTCAGACGTTCACCCGCCGTGAGCAGCAGCGTATTTCTCACATCAAATCCATCGCCCACAAGTGGTATCTCGTCACGGGTGTGCCGGAAAAGGTGCGTATGAGCTACGACAACTACTTGTTGTGGCAGCGCCTTGCGGAGTTTTGCGCAACCGTCTGAATATCACCAATTACATTCAAGGGGCTTCCTTTTTTAGGGAAGCCCTTTTTTGTATGCTTTTCCTGTGCAAATCAGCCGTTGTTATTGTACGATAGATGACATGCAATTTTGCTATTGCCTACGCAAACAAGCGATGATTCTTCTTGCTAAAACGTGCGAACGGGATAGAATAATAGTTGCATGATAGATATCATTCATTCAGCGACATTTGTTGCTGTACAATTCACAACCTGTAAAGCAATAAGCAGATTCATCATTCCGATGGGTCTGCTCTTTTGTTTGCAAAAACGCGATGGAGATTGTCTCAAGAGTCGCACGAATATCCCACGACACGGGAAAATAATGAGCGGAAGTTACATTAAATTCGTTTTCAATTTCGATGAGGTTTCTGGCAGTGATGTTCAGGATTGCATGTATCGTGTTGCCAAAAAAATTGCAGAAGACGTTCCTCACAATGAACGCCTGAAAGCAAATATCGTGGATTTTATTGCGGACGCGGTTCCTGAACACATGACAGAAAAAATCTGTAAAAAGATTTCCTCTGAAAATGGCATGATGGAGGTCCTGCACAATGAGCGATACCTTATCATCAAGGAAGAACTCTACGCCATTCTCGCTACTGAAATCGGCGACACAATCAATAATGCCGAAACTCTTCCTGATTCCTACTACATCAGCGACACCGGCAGTCCTGATATGAGCGACGAAAATACTATCATCTTTGGTGCTTTTGAGACGAAAAAGATGAGGGACTTCGCTGCTCGTATTGACGAAATGCAGATGAATACAGCTTGGAATCTCATTTGCCTTGCGGGTGCGGATTCTCATACGCTGACACTGGATATGATGCAGAATCTTTATGGAAAAGGCTCGACGTTGCTCCTTTCTTCCGCCATGGACATTCTGGCAGGAGAATTTTCTTTGGAGAGTTTTGCGGTTGGGTTCAAGGACGGATATATGCAAACGTTCCCTAACCGAGAAATTCAGGATGACATCAGCAAACATCCGGAAAACTACATCGCAATTGACCTTTTGGTTAAGTAAACAACTGTAAAAAATTATCGCACAGACGGCGGATGAGGTTTTCTCAACCTTCTGAAATCCAAAACTGCAAATACTAATTATAGCCGCTTACCGCAAGGTAGGCGGTATTTTTTTACTTGCCAAAATGTGCGAACGGCATAGAATAGTAATTGTACGATAGATATCATTCCAAATCGAATAGGCTTCATGCCTTTCGTACAATTTACAATTTCGCTTAAAGGGCGGACTTCTCAATTCTGAGAGGCCCGCTCTTTTTGCGTCCAAAACGCAAAAGGAGTTTGTATCATGAACAAAACTGTACCAACCATCGAGTTAAACCCCATCGATGACATACAGCACCAGCTGGAGGAATCCGGTTGCTACGAATCGGAAATTGAAATGATGAAGGCCGGTGGCACCTATGATGCGTTTGTCAAGCGTGTCTATGATGCCATCGACTGGTCTCATCTGTTTGAGCGTATTGCTCAGATGGAAAACGAAGCCATCACGGCAGCTATCGACAAATTGTCTGATAGCATGATTTGATTGTTAGGAGGTAAATACTATGTACATTCTCATTAAAAACCAGGAAGGCGAAAACATGAATCTGCTTTCCCAGAACACCGATTTCAACGCCCTGCTGGCAGCCATGAAAGCTGACATTGAGGCAGAATACGAAAAGGCAACAGGCTCTGCGATTAACCTGGATGAAGATTCCGGCAGCGATTATGAAGTCGGTATCAACGTTGAGGACAGTGCTGCTGAAGGCTTCTGCCTCGCATCCGGGTATATGTACGGCGCAAACAGCAATTTTGACTGGGGTATTTTCAAAGTAAAGTCTCAGAAAAGCAATACCGCAGCAAAACCCTACATTAGCCTGGATATGAACAAGTTCTTTCGGCAGAAAATGCTGCTGATTGACCTCTCGGCAAAAGTAAAGGACCTCGGCTATGACCATCTGGCCGATGAGCTTTGGGGCGCAATCGGTGTCTTCGACGCTGTACAGGATTCAGCTGAAGGAGACGGTGTTTTCACTGCTCCGGAAGCGGATGAAGAAACCGGTCTGTTCCTTGACGATTTTTATAACGACGTTCTGGAAAAGATTCTGAACGCCGACAAGAAAAAGGAGGAAAAGTAAGCCATGAAACTCTACATCCAAGGCGAACACGGTAAGCTCCTAACTTTCACCCCGGAAGAAATCAAGGAAAAGCTCGGTATTCCATTCGATATCGCTGCTCTTGGCATCGAGGTAGATGATGGCGACACCACCATCAGGGCTCAGTCATACCCCAAATGGGATTATCAGAACGGGAACCCGCCCATTGACCTCTGTGTCAATGAAATGCAGGTTGGCTCACTGGCTATGCCGACGCCCAACATTCCGGCTCCCGTCATTTATCTTTATGATGAACAGGGGCAGGATGAATTGGATTGGTTTGCATGTACCAGCTTTGCACCCCGTGCATCTGGTGACGAAAGTTCTCACGTCGTCTTCTGTGACATGAGTTTTAGCAATGCGTTTGCTACCACAGACGTTTTTGTGAATCCGCGCAAGGGAATTCCTTTCGTGCAGTGTTCCACTGAGAATCAACTTTCTGATTTCAGGAAAGCTGATTCCCATGAATAATATCTGACTCGTATCTTTGCGGTCGTTCCTTTTGGAGCGGCCGCTTTTTTGTTTTTTAGTTTTGTTGCACAAATGTGCGACTCTCATAAAATGAAAATTAGGGAGGTGCTGTTTTGAAAATTCAGAGAATCATGCCTGCAACTACTCATTCCATGAAAGACGCGTTACCGCTTGGGACTATCCTGACGGTGAAAAATGTTGCAGACCAGAAATATATTGTGGTCGGCTATGACACAAGTTCTTTTCCGCACAACTACTATGCGGTTCCCTGGCCGCAAGGGTATATGGGTGAAGAAAATATGTACCTGGTAAGATTTGATGATATTGCGAAAGTTCTGTGTCGCGGCGGAATCAATGAGGAATCCAGAGTTTTCTTGCAGGCACTGGATGATGTGTTGAACGGGAGGTGACACGGTGACGGTAAAAGAGCTGAAGCATATGCTTGAGAACGCGGACGACGATGCTGTCGTCGTTGTGCGAAATAACTGGGCTCCGGCGGAATTCCTGAATACCTCTGCTCGGAAGATGGTGCTTGTGAAAGCAAATGGCAAGCTCATGACGCCGAAATGGGCCGAGGCGAGCGGGTATATCTGCGAAGGGCCTGCTATGTCGGCAATTTTATTCGATTGAGGTGAGAAAAATCATGCCCGATAAAAAAGTGGCCACGCAGGCATCTGATGGACCCTGGGAACGCGAAACCATCATCACATTCAATGATGCAGAGAAGAAAGCATCCTACTACACCTGCAACAAAGCTCGTATGGAACAGCTAAAAGAGCTTGCCAAAGAATACCCTGATGCTGTTAAAATCACGCGGGATGAGGACTGGTGTATGGAGGCAGATATGCCCAAGAAATGGGTCAAAATCAAGCCGCCTCGCAAGCTGACCGAAGAGCAATATGCGGAACTGGTCAGACGCGGCAAAGAACTTGCAGAGCGGCAGCGACAGGCAAAGAACTTAGTGAAGGAATAATCCGGCTTCATATGCCGGAAGAGGAGGATATAAAATGTATAATTCTTACAGCGCATTGAATCTTTTGGGCGGTATGCTCTATACGATGATTCTTCTGGTGATAGCGTATTTTGTGCTCAAAATCGTCGCCAATTGGAAAATTTTTGAGAAGGCCGGGCAGCCTGGCTGGGCATCCATCGTCCCGTTCTACAGCAACTACATCGAATTCAACATTTACTGGGGGAACGGCTGGTTGTTTCTGATTCCGGTCGTGCTGAGCCTTTTGTCTGGCATCCCGCTGCTCGGCAATCTGTTCCTGGTTGTTGCTCTCATCATCGGTGCTATTACCAACTACAAGAAAGCTGTTGCGTTCGGTGAAGGTATTGGTTTCACGATTGGTCTTTGCCTTCTGAATCCGGTGTTCAACATGATTTTGGCTTTCGGTCATTATCAGTACCACGGTATCCCGCAGGATGGCTATTCCTATTCTCAGCTCAAGACCAAATATGAGGAAAAGAAAGCCGAACAGCAGAACAACCCCAGTACTGTTCAGTACCAGGCCCCCGAAACTCCCAAAGAGCCGAGCCAAAATGTTCAGTATCAAACTCCGAATGCCCCTGCTGAGGTTCAGACCCCGCCAACTCAGCAGAATCAAAATCAGGACAATGGCTGATATTATTTGGGTCGTTGTGTTTCTCTGCGTTCTCATCGCGTCCTGCTTTGGAATGTACTATTTCCAGGGTGAGAACAAACAAAAATTTGTGTTTTGCTTTTTGCTGGTAGCATTATCTTTTGAAGTCCTTGCGTTTCGGCTTCTGGATATTGCGTATACGGTGATTAACGCAGCAATCAAAGCCGCATAATGACCTTTTTTGCAATTCTCAAACTGTTTTTTGGCAGACCTTCCAACCGAGGGCCTGCCATTTTTATTGTTGCCAGGAGGAAAATCTATGAAAATCCGATTCTATACAAACAACAAAGAAGCTATTGTATTCGACCTCGAGGATATTTTGAAGCAGCTCAACATTGAAGAGCAGGTAGCCACTGTCGGTCTTGTCATTGAAAAAGACGAGGCCGAGGTTGAGGCAATCGCTCAGACAATACAAGACGATTATCCGAACATGTATCTCCAGGCAAAAGAATACGGACGGAATCTGACCTTGGCTTGTGCGGAGCTTCCGAACCCTACTAACCCGGATATTGTAACCTACCTCTATGCGGGCGATGATGCTACGGAAACTGACAGTTGGATTGCGAAAGTGAACAACACAATTCGTGCGCAAGGGGATAACAGTGAACGGCTCATCCATATTGACTCGAATCTCGCTGCCGTGGTAGAAGCAAACGAAACGGAACAAGGATACTATGCTTCCACCGTGTCGCAGCATGACAAGGCTACAAACGAAATGCTGAGTTTCCGGCAGATTGCAGAGTCGTTGGAAGCTGTTGGGGATAACTACAAGTACCAGAGCGCAAGCAACATTCTGACTGCAAGAACCAAAGCAGAGCGGAACTATATTGTCCGGCTTATCAAGATGTATTGCGACGATACCAAATACCTTTCCGGTGCTATGCCGCAAAGTGAGTACCCGTTCTGTGTCCAGAACGTTGACGCTCTGAACCAGCGTGATGCGCAGTGGTCCGAAATCAAAGAGTATCTTGCACAGGACGAGAATCGCAACAAGCTGGATGTGATTCTTGGCTTCGTGCCGGATGAGGAGAGCGACAAGACTCTAATTCTGCACAGCATTGAAGAAAAAGGGAAGGCCATGTCTGATTCTGAAATCGAAAAAGCATATAATTTGCTGTTTGGTGACTGTAGCAATGAATGAATAATCTTGCGCTTTCGTTCGAGACCCGTATAATTTAGCTTGTACGATAGATACCATCTACTAAGCACACTGTGTGCTCGTACAATTCACACTTCGCTTTAAGGCGGACTTCCCACACCGGGAGGTTCGCCTTTTTGCGTACAAAAAAAGGAGTGTTATAATGGATAACGTATGGACAAATCTTGGCAACCGACTCGAAACTGCTTGGAAAAGACCAACAAGGCCCAACTCTAAACGCCCGAAAGACGGTGAAATCATCGACGAAGAGAAATCGGTGCGCTGGAACAGGGAAGAGGTCGTTCGCCGACAAAAAGCCTGGGATGCGGAATGCTCTCGGCTGAAGAAGGCGCAGAATGCAGAAATCGAACACATCTCGGAAGCTATCGAACTTCAAATTCAGGAAGACATCAAAGCCGAAACGAAACGCAGCATTTCCAAAAAGGCTGCAACCATCCTCTGGCAAAAAGCCTACGACCGTGGCCACGCCTATGGTTTCGCTGACATCTACTGTGCCATCGAAGACTACGAGGAGCTGGTTGTTGCCGTACTTACAAACGCCCGCTGAACTCAACCACAAATCACAGAAAGGAAAAAATATGAAATTAAACGAATATCTCACAGAAAACGGCGTCAAGCTGATGATTAAAGGCTCCGGAGAAAATTATCCTCCACGCCAGACAAACGACCTCGGTATGTACGATTACGCCGAAGGTCTTGAAAACGTCATCGGCAAAATGGCTTGGATTTGCGATTATCGCGCAAATGCAGACCCGACCAAAAAGCCGATTCGTAACATCAAGCCTACCCCGGTTGTTGTAACGGACGCAAAAGAAACGAGCAAAACCATCTATTATTCTCCGGTCTATTTTCGGCCGGTAAATCGGGGTAAGATTTCTTCAACCGTCATTGCCCCATTGGACAACACCGGGTATCGCTGCTGCTCCGGCACTTCCGTCAACATCTTCTACACGAAAGAAAAGTGCGTGAAGTGCTATCGGGAGCAGGTTCGACAGGCAAACGAGATTTATGAGAAAGAGAAGGCTCGCATCATCAAAGAGTTCGACGCTCGCATGCAGATTCTCAATGATTCTCTCACGCCGTTCAACGATGTCCCGCAGAGCGACTACACCGTTGTTGCAAAAATGGATGTTACGAACGATTCTCTCGGATACAATGAGAAAAATCGGCATTTTTATCTCGAGACGACCCGAACCATGATTCCGACTCGCTATACCATCGAAATGCTCAAGATGCAGGCACTGATTGGCCTGGTGGATGAACTCCGTGCAAACACCACCTGGCAAAAGGGCGTCCCTTTCCGTATCCTTATCAGAACAACAGTTTTCGTGGATGGTATTGAAGATGTCAGCCAGGCCACAACGGAATCTCAAACCATTACCCTTTGATGAACTATTAAGAGCGCACGCCCCGTCTATAGCCGTAAGGCTTAGGTGGGGAGGTTCACAAAAAAACAAAACAATACATATGTGAGGTAAAATGTTATGTCTAACAACATGTCTATTTCTTCCATCAAGGAATATTATAATAATCTCTGCACCAAAGCCAAAGAATGGAGTGCCGCCTACTATGAGCAGGATGCTCCGGTTGTAACGGATGAGGAATACGATTCCGTGATGCACGAGATTCGTGATATCGAAGCGGCACATCCTGAGTTCGTGACCGCTGACAGTCCTACGCAGGTTGTTGGCGGCAAGCGTGTTCTCGGTATTCCGGTTGAACACCGTGTACCGATGCTTTCTCTGCTTGATGTGTTTTCCGATGATGAGGTCCGCAGCTTTGTGGATTCGGTGAAAGCTGAATACTCCGATGTGACCTTCTCTGTGGAGCGCAAAATCGACGGTCTGAGCTTGTCTCTTGTCTACGAACGTTCTGACGATGGTCTTGCCTATCTGACCCAGGCTTCGACGCGCGGTGACGGCCATGTCGGTGAGGATGTGACCGCCAATGTCGCAGCCCTCACTTGCCTGCCTCGCAGCATCGAGCTGCCCAAGGGTATCGGCAAAATCGAACTCCGTGGCGAGTGCTATATGTCGGAAAAGGACTTTGAAGCAGCCAATGCAAAGCAGGCGGAAGCAGGGAAGAAGCTCTTTGCGAATCCCCGCAACTGCGCTGCTGGCTCTCTGCGTCAGGCTGACCCGTCTATTGCACGGGAACGCAATCTGCAGGTGTTCGTTTTCAATGTTCAGAGCGTCAACAATGGTGATGCAGCACAGTTCAGCCCGTATCATTGTGACCAGCTGAACTATCTGCGTGACATCTGCGGTTTTAAGACCACCTATTACGCTCATTGCAATGACATTGATAGCATCTTGGCAGCCATTCACGACATTGAGGAAAAACGCTATGATATCGATTACCCGATTGACGGCGCAGTCATCAAAGTCGATGAACTGAGCATTCGCCAGAAGATGGGCGAGCGCACCAAAACCCCGAAATGGGCTATTGCATACAAGTATCCCGCCGAAGAAAAGGGGACTATCCTGCGCAGCATTCAGTTGCAGACAGGTCGTACCGGCCGCGTCACTCCTGTTGCTGTCTTTGACCCTATCCAGCTTGCTGGTACTCGTGTGGAGCGTGCAACGCTCAACAACGCCAACTTCATCAAGACTTTGGATATCCGTATCGGTGACACGATTGTCCTGCACAAATCCGGTGACATCATCCCGAAAATCACGATGGTGGAGCTGGAAAAGCGCCCGACAGACGCTGTGCCTTATGACATGGCGAAGCAGGTCTGCCCCGTTTGCGGTGCGCCTATCGCACCGGTCAACGGTTCTGTGGACCTCTACTGCACCAATGACGCTTGCCCGGCAAAGACTGTGAATCGCGTTATCCACTTTGCCTCGAAGCCCTGCATGGACATCAAGGGACTTGGCCCTCAGATGATTCAGGACTTGGTTGACAGCCGGTTCATTGAGAACCCCGTTGACCTGTACTGGCTCTATGAGGAGGAAGGTGAACTGACCAACATGTATGGCGCGAAGATTGCCAAAAAGGTTCTTGCTGCCATCGAAAAGTCCAAGGAGCAGAATGCCGACCGCGTCCTCAAGGGCCTTGGCTACCGTCTCATCGGCGGTCATGTTGCTCGTGCGCTGTTTACTCAGTGCAAGGCTACGAATGGCAACCTTCTGACACTGTCCACGCTCAATGTAGATACCATCAAGGAGTGCAACATTCCCGGCTTTTCTGATGCTATCTATGCTGCGCTCGATGCGATGCTTTCCAGCGCTGAATTTACGCAGGAAGTCAATACTTTGCATGATGCCGGTGTCAATCTTGACTACCATGCTCCGGCAGGTGCCAATGATGAGTCTGCGCCGCTCGCTGGCAAGACATTCGTTATTACCGGTACACTGCCTTCCATGAGCCGCGATGAAGCCAAGACTTATATCGAAGCGCATGGCGGCAAAGTCTCCGGAAGTGTCTCCAAGAAGACGAGCTATCTCGTTGCAGGTGATGCTGCCGGTTCCAAGCTCGATAAGGCGAACGCTTTGGGTGTGCCTGTTCTGAGTGAGAACGACCTCAAGGCAATGTGCCAGTGAGGAGGTCTCGGAATGTACGACTTTGACCGCATCGTTAAGGTTGCGGAGTCCTGTGACTTTCACGGCGAGTTTGCCTCCGACATCAAGCACTGTGAAAATGCACTTAGCATGGGTGGTCTCATGGCCATCAATGCTGAATGTTGGCTTGACGTTCTGAACGCAATGCCGGATACCGAAATTGCAGAGTATGTTCGCACTAAATATAAGCCCGGTCTCTTGAATCCGTTCAAGGGTACGTCGCTTTACATCAAATCTTAACCTCTTGCCGCTTGCCCTTTACCGGGTGGGCGGCTTTTGCTAATATGTGTGAATCGCGTACACTAAAATAATAGAAAGAAGGTATCAATAATGAAATCACATGAAGCTCCTGTTACCGAAAGCATGCAACAATGTATCGACTATATCAAGCAGAATGAAGATGAAATCGCAGAATATGTGAATTCGCTTTTTCTTGCTCAGAAGGATGTAATTAGAGAGCAGCTTTTGGAGAGTTTGGCAGCAATGCTGAACCCCATTCCCACTCATTATGAATGGCGCAGCAATGATTGCCCGTATGATTATTCTGGTGAATTGTACGAAGATGGAAAGGTATCTTTGGAGCAGACTGTTAGTGAATTTCTCGAGAGCGAATATACTGGTGCAAGCCGCGCAACCTATGTATCTCACTATGGTCTATCATATAACACATATGGGGATAGCCTCTCGGACGACACCCTTGAGATTGGCTGCTCCATTATGACCGATGGAATTAAAGATTTCGTACAGAGGAATGCAGGGATTCCGTGTGAACGATTCTCCCGTGAAGAATTTTTTGACATCAAAACCGAATGTAACGAATTTGACCCGATATACGACGAATGCCGCGCCAGCGATTTCTTTTGGGCTACTGCCGCTGTAGAATTTGCAGGCATTGACAAAATGACTTTGAAAGAAGTTCTCGCCGCAGTATAAATTGTCACGAAAGCCGTTCACCGTTTGGTGGACGGCTTTTTCTTTTTGACATTTTTTGCGATTTCCCGATAATAGTGGAAACACCCAAAACAACGTGGAAACGTGACGATGCCTTGGCTAGTATCACCTCAAACTATACGGTAAAAGCTAATCTTACTTCCGGTGATTGGAGCGGCACGGTGTCTTTTGCCTGCACCATTTCAGGAAACTAAATATCCGGTTTTCTAAATTGTACGATGTGCCGTATATATTATTTTCGTAAAAACTTGGTATTTTGGGTTGACGGCACGTGCGATACCCATAGAATAGATAATGTAACAGAGATATCATTGATTTGCCATAGTTCATATACCTCCTGGAAGAAGGACAGATGCCCATATTGGGTTTCTGTCCTTTTTCTTTTTGAGGATTCCCGCAGACTTTCTGCGTTTTATATAGATTTATCCCACGGAATGTGGACTTCTGACAGCCGAAGAAAAGGCTGATTACATAGAATTGTCATGCTAATCAGCATGGCACGTATACACTGCGTTAATGAGTTTGTATAAATGTTCCTGCACGCGAACGCCGCGTTAAGAGCGTATTTATATACCGTATAACAATTACAAACCTTTAAGGAGGACATTACCATGATTCGAAACATAATTTAGCGAGTAGACACCATCATTAGCAACCACGAAGCCAAAGCTAAGCAATATGTAGTTAGCTATGGTTCATTCGTTCACGGTCTAATTAAGACCTAGCTGAGCAAAGATGGTGTGATACTCGCGCTCCTGCTGGAGCAAGTGAAACTGACCGATGCCGCGAAATTTTTGCTGCTTTTGGCAGTGGTATCAATCGCTGGCGCATTTCTTGTCAAGAAAGTCTTCAAAAATTACAGCCACATCAAAGGATTGGCCGAAGACTTTCTGAAATCAGCTGACGTTTTCGGAGCTGTCAAAGAAGCGATTTCTGATATCGCCAGCGGCTCCTGCAAAACAAACAACAAAAAAGAATAATAACATCCCCGATATATGGGGCTCACATTGCTGTGGAGATAAATTCGAGAGCAGCACGGCAGCCCCACGTTAAGGGGTTATATTATGGCTAAAAAGAATAATAACGTTAAGTTCAATGTTGGCCTCACTGATAAGTACTTTGATGCAGTATCTCGCCAGAACTTACCCATGTGCGCTGCTGCAGATGAAACGATTGACAACGGCTTTTCCAACGCTATCGGCCTCATCAGCATGCTGGTCGCTATCGTTAAAGGACATGACAAAAACCTAATTGGTATGGTTATTGCCGACTGGGGTAAAGGAATGTCCAAGGAGAAGCTGCCGGAATGCCTGCAGTTCGGTAACGACCATACCAATGAAGGCCCGCTGTGCATCCACGGCGTTGGCTTGAACAACTTCATCCTTGTTGCTACCCGCAACAAGTATCCCTGGTTCATTGCTTCCAAGGAGCCTGGCGAGAGCACCTATCATCGCGTTGACGGTCCATTCGCCACGACCATGACGATGTCTGAGCAGGAAGAGATTCCTATGGAAAATATCGTTATGCGTGAGCAGTTCAAGGCTCTTGGCGCACCGTCCACCGTCATTTATGTGGAGATGGACAAGGCCACCGCCAGCACCATGCTGACCAAGAACGGCAGCTGCGCTGAGAGCAGGGTCACCAGCCTGAATGTACTGCGTACCTGCCTGGCTGAGCACTTTGGTGTCATGTACCGCAACTACCTGGCACCTGATGCTACCGGCGTTGCTCCCGCCCGTATCCTGATTCCCGATTATCGTATGTTTGACGGCAAAACCCGCGATGTGCTCGTCAAGCCTATTTTCCAGCCGTACAAGGAGAAGCGGCAGGATAAGCGTTTTGTTGTGGAGTACGAGGGATATGAAATCCCTGTCAAGGTCGAATGTGGCCTGCTTGACAGCGAAGCAACTCGGGGTATGGTTACTGGCGGCTACGATTTGAAGCGTTTCTACCAGTGCAACATGCCCACTCAGGGCTTGGATATTCAGCTCGGTGACCGCGTTATTTCTACGGCTCAGTTCGATACCATCTGGGATAGGGTTCGTCACCCGTCCTTTAACGCCTTTACCGGCGTTGTGGCTATCGATATCACTGGCCTGCCGCGCGGATTCCTGAACACCCTTGCCAACAAGTCCAATATCGACTTGAGCGACAAGGGATGGCGTACGATTTTCGACGCCATTGCCGAGAACGTAAAGCCTTTCGATAGTGAGCCGTTTACCCTCGAAAAGTATGCGCAGGAATTTGCCAATCGTCTGGTTGCTGACACTGGGAATGAAGTTGAACTCCAGTTTCCCCTGTACGCAAACCGGACTCGTATCGACGTTCTGGAACACATCGATGAGTCCCACTGCCGGATTTACGACTTTATGAGCGGCGTTGCTACTTTGAAGTCCGTAACCGAGCTGCGGACTCATTGGGATGGCATGGTTGCACAGGGCATTCAGCCCATTTCGGCTGTGATGTACTGCAACAAGCGTGGTCCGATGTTGAAGCATACCTGCGATGAGATGAATACTCTCGTGCAGGCAATGAACGACGAGGACTTCTACATGACCCTTGAAGCTGCTGGTGGTGATGTATCCAAGATGCCGCACTACAGCTTTGATGTGGTTCTCGACCAGAATATCCCCGTGAAGAAATAACATCACTTGCCGTCATCCGAAAAGGTGGCGGCTTTTTTTGTTGAGCCATTGCTTACACATTGAGATTCCTCATGTGGGATGTAGCGTTTTGTACAGATATATGCTATAATTGGCACAAAAAGGAGGAACCGACATGGCAGAAAATAATAACAACGGTGGCAAAAACACTAATATCATCACCAAAATTAACGATACCATTTCCAAAGTCCTGGGCGATTTCCCGCCCGTTGTTCAGACAATCGCAAAAATCGTTGTCTTCGGTGGGCTCATCCTGCTTATCGTCAAAGCCATCGGCTATATTTTCCCGGTTATTGTGAACGTTCTTTTCAACCTCTTAGTCAAAATCGTTGGCTTCTGCATTCTGGCAGCCTTTCTTTACGGCTGCTGGTACGAGGTAAAACTGCAAATGACTCGCGATGAAAACTCCTTCCTGCTGAATGAACGACTCAAGTATCAGAAAAAAGAATACGAGGAACGTGAGCGCAGAAGACAAGAACGAGATAACAGACGATAATACATAATCACACATAGGCTGTCCAGCTTCGGCTGGGCAGCTTTTTTTGTTTTCCTATTGCAGGTTCTTGCGAATTGCATACCATGAAATTTGTAGAAAGGAGTTTCTCATGAAAACACTCGAATCCTTTTTTAGCAGAACTGCACAGTTTGGCTTTCTCATTTATCTGACCGGCTGCTTTGGCCTGTTGATTGTTTTAGGCGCTGCAGTCGCAAAATGGCTTAAACTCATCGACGTAATTCAATATATTGCCTTTGCTTTTGGACTTGGACTCCTCACTTTGCTTATCGGCGTGGTGGGTCTCTCACTCCTCGGCATTAGGGGTATTGAAGAATTTTAGTGGAATGACCCCATCCCACTAAGTTCCTTCAATATCACAGGCGGATGTACTTTTGTACATCAAGATGACGAGCTGCACTTGTACGGTTTTCCCAGCTTGCAACCATGCGAAGGCGTCATCTAGCCAAGGGAAACACAACCTCCTGCTTCGGCAGGAGAGATTTATCGTAAAGGAGGTGGCGAATATGTCCACTGTTTATGTACTTAACAAAGACGGTAAACCTTTGATGCCTACGACTCGCGGCGGACATGTGCGCCACCTGCTTAAAGAGCAGAAAGCACGAGTCGTAAGAGCAAAACCGTTTACCATCCAACTGCTGTATGAAACCAATGATGTAGTGCAGCCCCTATATTTAGGCATTGACCCTGGTAGAACCAATATCGGCGTTGCCGTTGTTAAAGCAAATGGAACGGCAGTCTTTACGGCACATCTGGAAACTCGCAACAAAGAGGTTCCAAAATTGATGCAAGACCGTAAAAAAGCCCGCCGTGCAAGACGCACAAACGGCAGACGTTGTCGCCGTCAGCGGAGAGCTAAGGCAAATGGCACCATTTCTAAGAAGTGCGTGAAGCAAGATACTGCTCAAAGTAAGAATCCTAGCAAACGTGCAAAAGAAATTGGCATCATCAAACGTCGCCTTCCGGGTTATAAGAAAGATGTACTCTGCATTGGTATTAAAAACAAAGAAGCAAAGTACACCAATCGCACAAGACCGGAAGGATGGCTTACGCCTACCGCGAATCAGTTGCTCCAAACACACATCAATTTGGTGAGAAAAATTCAAAAGTTCCTTCCTATCAGTGATGTTGTGCTTGAAGTAAACAAATTTGCGTTCATGCGGCTTGATAATCCTGACATTCAGAAATGGCAGTACCAACAAGGCCCACTCTACCAAAAAGGGAGTCTTGAAAATGCTGTTTCTGAAATGCAGGAACACCATTGCCTGTTCTGTGATAAACCCATCGACCATTACCACCATGTAGTGCCGCAATCCGAGAATGGCAGCAACACCATTGCCAATATCGTTGGTCTATGCGCGGAGCATCATAACCTTGTTCATAAAGATGCTGCCTGGCAAAAGAAACTTGCCGAAGAAAAAGTTGGACTTAACAAAAAGTACGGCGCTTTGAGTGTATTGAATCAAATCATTCCGGCACTGACGAATAAATTGAGTGTGCTATTTCCAAAGCACTTTTTTGTGACAGCAGGAAAGAGCACCCATGACTATCGTGCAACGCACGGTGTAAGTAAAGACCATTGGCTCGATGCTTACTGCATTGCTTGTTCTGTTTTGCCGAGTGATGTTTGTGATAGCAATATCAACAATCATATGCCGTATGAGCTGAAACAGTTTCGCCGCCATGCTAGAAGAGCGTTAAACAATGAAAATATGAACCGCGTGTACACGCTCAATGATAAGGCGGTTGCTATAAATCGGCATAAAGCAACGGAACAAGAAGCTGCCAGCCTAGAAGAATTTCGCAAAGAGCATCCGAATGATGTTTGCAAGCTTAAAGTTAAAGAGCACCATCCAACATACAGAAACATGAACCGTAACTATCCAGGAAGCATATTTCTTGTTGGAAAGCATGTTCATATAATGCAAGGAATAGCTGGCTCTAAAGACGGAAAAGCAACAACATACAAAGACTCTAACGCAAACTCAATAACGGCGAGTAAATGCAAATTTGTTGCAAAAAATTCTGGCATATTGTTTGTGTAGTATGAATTAAAAGTAATAAAACCACGAAAAATCTTCAATAGCCGCAAAACCGCAAACATAAGGAGGCAAAACACGTATGAGTAAAAAGATTATCAATATCACCGCAGCTGCCATGGCACTTGCTGTGACACTTTCCGGCTGCGCCACAGCTGTGGTTCAGGAACGGAAAGACCAGGCGGCTGCAGCGGCAAGTGCCGAAGCAGCACAGGCTGCCGTCACAGCAACGCCGGAACCGACAGCAGAACCGACCCCGGAACCCATCAATGCCTGGTCTTTACTGTCAAATCTTCCGGATTTTACTCCCGGCACGCTGGACAGTCCCGACACTACCTGGCCGGACGGCATTCCGATGGGACAGAGCCCTCTGTCTTATGATGACGGCGGCAAGTTTTATTCGCTGCGAAGTGTTGATACTGGCAAAACGCTGGATATCACGGACGTTGCATTACAGGATGTCCGAGATTTGCCTATAAAGGGATATCTGAAACTGAACGAACTCGAAAACGGCGATACAGTCATTGGTGAAATCAATACCGAATCTACAGGCGAAGGCGTGGAAAAGGAAATCAGCGATTTCTCAATTCACACTGCCAGCAAAGAAGATGGCTGCGACTATTATCCGATTGGATATAACGGCGGTTCACTGACCTTGATGCTGGACGGTCGTGCAGCCAATGATGATGGCATCAATATCGGCGATGCGTTCCTTGACGGCCTCTATTATTCGTCTGTCACTCCGGACAAATTCGACGGCTATCCAACTGACGGAGAACCGAAAGAGCAGTTCAACTTCCTGTATGGCTTGTTTGGCAATCCGTCCGGGCTTTATTGGACGAACAACGATTCTGTCGCTTTCGATTCCAGCAAGCAGTACCGTACTTTCGAGGATTTCCGGGATGCGCACTATGATGTCGAAATTGGCGACAAGAACTTCTATCTGGTTTGGAACTATGACGGCTATAGTGTTGTCGCAGCATGCAATGATACCTTTGACAGCGCCGATGTAAAAGGCACTGCCATTCGAGATGTCTATCTGTTCCCGAACATGACGGAAACCAAGTACCTGGTTGAGAATTCCGGCAGCCTGATTAGCGGTTATCTGGGTTATGGTGAAGCACCCGTCATCTTGACTGGTACATACGCATCAGTCAACAGTGATTCGACTGTCGAACAGGATACAAGCGCGGAAGAAAACACCGACGCTGAATCTGGTGACGATTCCACGGTGGATGAAAACGCTGAGTCCAGTTCCGATGATAACAGCAACAGTTCGGAAAATTCCGATTCGTGAATTCAAGAAATCGCGGCAAGGATTTCCCCTCATTCATGTGGGGAAGGAATTGCCGCGATTTTTTTAGTTGCGTTAATGTGCGAAATAGATAATCTAAACAATAGAAGGTGGTGATAAGCAATGCCTGTGCAAAAATTAAATAGAGCAATTATGTATCGCGCATATCCAACGCCTGAGCAGCAGGTATTGCTTTCTAAAACCTTTGGCTGCGTTCGCTTTGTCTGGAATCATATGTTAACTGACGCGCAGCAGTTTTTGAATGAAGCGGGGTTATTTTTTATTCCTACTCCTGCTAAATACAAAAAGGAATTTCCGTTTCTGAAAGAAGTAGATAGTCTTGCGCTTGCCAATACGCAGCTTGATTTGAAAGAAGCGCGTAAAAAGCATCGAGAGAACCCTAAAAGTTGTGGTCCTCCCAAACTCAAGAGCAAGCGTAAAAGCAAGATGTCTTACACAACAAATAACAAAAAGATGTGCCGTAAGGACGGTACAATCAAAAACACGATTTATGTTGTTGGGAATCTTGTTCATTTACCAAAAGTTGGCGATGTGAAAGTGAAAAGGCATCATGAGCCGGAAACCAACTGGACACTGAAAAGCGCTACCGTAAGCTGTACTCGCAGCGGCAAATACTTTATTTCGCTGCTGTATGAGTTTAAGAAAGACATTCAGCCCATTAAGCCTACGAAAGAGACTTCTCTTGGGTTGGATTACTCTTCTCACGACTTCTATGTTGACAGCAACGGCAACGTGGCCAACTATCCAAGATTCTACCGTCAGAGTGAAGCAAAACTCGCAAGGGCACAGCGTAGGCTGTCTCGTATGCAGTTTGGCTCTCATCACTATGACAAGCAGCTTTATAAGGTTCGAATCCTTCAGGAACATATCGCCAACCAGCGCAAGAGCTTCTGCCATATGGCAAGTACTGCGATATCCAAACAGTATGACGCTGTATTTGTGGAAGACATCAATTTGCGCGGTTTGGCTGGTTCTCTGAAATTGGGGAAATCCACTAATGACAATGGCTTCGGCATGTTCCGCACGATGCTTGAGTATAAACTCACATCGCAGGGAAAGACTTTCGCCAAAATCAACAGGTGGTATCCATCCAGCAAGACTTGCAGCGTATGTGGTTTCATAAAGGATGACCTTACACTTGCTGACCGCATCTGGACATGCAGCGCTTGTGGAACTACACATAACCGTGACCACAATGCCGCCATTAACATTCGCAATGTAGGATTATTAGGGCTCTGTCCCGCGTAATCCATTCTGCCCCCCGCTATGCCGCTTGCAACAGCGGTGAAAGCATACTGTACTCGGTCGCACGGACGGAAACCGTGCCTAACAGTCCGTCGAGTATGAATTTATGGAGTCCTGCGGGACTACAATCCCCCACGTTTTGGTGGGGTAGTTGACAAAATAGTTATTGCGTATTCGTGCGAAACGCATACAATGAAAATTGTATGATAGATAACAGCACACATACGCTATAATTTCACAATTCTGAGAAGCAGACTATCCGTTTGGGGGTCTGCTTTTTTTGTTGGAATTTTGCGGTGCTTTGCTGACGTTTATCGTAACTAAACACTACAAGGAGAAAGAAAAATGACCGTAACAAACACTGTAACAGAAACAGAACACTTAACTCCCCTGCGTTCCGCTGTAGAGCACATCAACTGGAATACTTTGTACCAGCAGAAAATGGCTCTCGAAGAAGTCTCTGACATGCTCTATGCCAAGAGAAAAGAGGATGACACGTTTGGCAAGGCTTCCGCCTGGCTCGAAAGCGTCATTGCACTCATGGAACGCTTGGGGGATGCAGCAGAAGAGGAAGGAAAGTTTAATTATCCCGAACGGGATGAAAACGACAAACACCTGGATGATAGGTTCAATCATGTGTTGAATCAGTACCCGGATGTGGATATCTGACCAGTTCATATCAGGAGGACAATGATGCGGATTAACAGCAGTTGTGTGCTTCACAGCACCACGAGTCTCAACGCAAGAGTTCTTCCGCTCATTGGACGGGTCGGAACTCTTGAGCTGTCAAGTGGGCAGCCACTCGTATTCAAAACAACAACACCAAAACAACAAGACGTCCTGCGTACCAGCACAGTAAAGGCTATTGGCTTTGCAGGAAGCAGAATTTTTGTCAAAACCGAAAGAGGAACCCAATACACATTTGAATTCCAATAACACCCAAGCGGCCACTAATCTCATTTTTTTATAGATTGGCGGCCGCTATTATTTTTATCATTTTTTTGAAAGGAAGTTTTTATCATGAATTTCATCAATGCCGCCACCAAGAAAGAACGCACCCATGTAGAAGAAATCATCAAGTCTCAGCCTGTTATGCCTCATGAAGGCATAACTGCCACTGAGATTGGTATTTGCGGCAAGCAGAATCTTTTCATGGACGTTTATCGCCCGGATAACGATGCCGAAAAGCATCCGATTATCATCGATATCCATGGCGGCGGCTTGATTGCTGGTCGGAAAGAACAGAATCAAAACCTGGCAACCTGGTTTGCCAAAGAAGGGTATCTCACCTTTGTTCCGGATTACCGTCTGGTTCCTGAAACCAATGTTTTCGGTCAAATCACCGATGTCATCAATGCGTTTGCTACTGTAGCTGAATGCGCTGAAGACTTCGGTGGTGACTTGAATCAGGTCTTTGTAGTAGCCGACAGCGCTGGCGCATTCCTTGCCTGCATGGCAAGCTCTATTCTCCGCTATCCTGTCAAGATGCAGCCGGTAGAGGACGAACTGGAAGAGAACGTACCCGAGGCAGCCAAGAAGCTCGTCATCAACGCAATGGGCCTGCAGAGCGGTATGTATTACATCTACAAGGGCCAGGTAGGTTTGCTTCAGAACTACTATATGTCTAAGGGCTGGAAGAATCACAGTTATGCTGAGTTCATCAAGCCTGAAACCTATTCCAAACTCATCCCCCCGTGCTATATCTGCACCGGGAAAAAGGACTTTCTCAAGAAACAGACTTTTGGGTTTAAGAAATGCCTCGAAAACGAGCGCGTTCACCACGACTACGGGTTTGTTTCCAAGAGAGAAACGGTCCATGCTTTTGCAGCGCTCTATCCTGAGACTGAATCTGCAGTCGGTGTGAACCGCGAGATGATTCGATTCTTTGACACCTTCAAAAAATAACAAGGAGCATATTTTATGACTCACAACGAAATGGTTCATGGTCTCTGCACGCAGGAAACTATTACCGTACAGGACTTTGCTGAACTGATACGATTCACGCTCGATGCCAATGAAGAAGTCATCTACGACGGATGGATTAACGTCTACGTCCCTATCTGGTTCGATGCAGACAAAGCATTTGGCCTTGATTTGAACTCAGAAGAAAATGCAGATTGGATTAACATGTACATTGACTGGCATCCGGACGATACCATTCATGCCTATGTATCTTACTGCAACAGTTCTACTGACGACCCCGACTTTACTCTTGAAGTCATCATGAGCCCTCACCACCGGGAATTGTTCAATGCGTATTTCAAAGAACAGTTTAAGGCGGTTTATCACATGAGTGTCGAAGAAGCGTGGGCTAAATTCGGCACCGAATAATATAGTGAGGAGATATATCATGGCACGTAAAGAAATCAAAATTTTCATGGACGCCAAGGAAGCTGCCAGTTTCCTGAAAACTATCGATTGGTCCTGGCTGTTCGGCTTTCTCAGTGAGCGCTATAACGTTTCGCTCAGCCCTCACAAAGAGCTGAAAGACAACGGCGCAGCAATCATCAAGGTCGAATGGCCTGATGAACTGATTGAAAAGTGCGGAATGATGGCTGATGTCTTCTCGTCAGTCAAGCTCGTCACGTTCGATTCGTATTTCAAGGAAATCGTGGAATACGATGAAGATAAGTTCAATGAAGAACGTGAAGCATGGCTTACCAATCCGACAAAGACGTTCAGCTATCTCGATTGCGAGGGCATCGTCAAGGAACGGACTCTTGCGCTGAACATCTCCCTTCGCTATACGCTGTATGACGGAGGCTACAATTTCGCAACGCTGCTCTATGCGGTTTATTCCGATGTAAACGGCTGGACTATCCAAATGGAAAAGGAGTAATGGCAATGGTTGAAATGGCATTTAAGGTAAATCCCGGCACCACTTTCTACAAGAATTATTTCGCGACAAAGGAGGAAAAAGCGCATTTCATTGAAATTGCAAAGCAGTTCTTCGACAAATATTTCCCTGATGAGAAGCTCTCGTATGTTTTAAATGACCGACTGACTGTTGATTTGAAGCCGGAGCTGCTCGCCAAATACGAATCTCAGGTTATGAAACGCCGTGACCCTCACGGTTTTGTCATCTTCAAACAGCGTTCGCCCATGAACTGCCTGTGGGAAGATGAGGTCTGTAAGAACGTGAACGGCAAGAAATTCCTTGCCAACCAGTTCTGGTGGGCCGACTTCAACGGTTCTGGCCGCATCACTACGGAGCTGTGGGATGATGAGCAGGGAAATATCTACGGATATTATTCCTGCGAATATGCAACTCGCAGCACCAAGGTTCCAGACACCGTTACGCAGATTAAGCTGAGTGAATATCACGCGGCTTACGAAGCATACACGGAAGCCAAAAAAGCAACTGCTGACGCCGCTGCTACAGCTTGACGCTGCTTGCGATGCCGGTAAAATTGTGAATGTACGATAGATAGCATCTGCGCATTTCAGCGCTCGTACAATTCACAAACTGATACAACTAGGCAGACTCATCACCACGATGGGCCTGCCTTTTTTGTTTACAGAAAAAGGAGAAAAAATATGAACACAAAACGAATCAAAGAATTGGCTGCACTGACCGATGGAGAACTCGCAAGGAAACTTCTCATTCAGGAGTTTGGCAATGACTCTGAAACCCATTGGGGAAACAACGCACACGATGAACGTGTGATGGTTACTATCAGCCCAAACGGAATCGCTCAAAGAACCTGGGAAGCCGACCATTGGGTTCGACTTGACGAGTTCGATAAAGACGGCTTCTATGCCCGTGAGATTTACGAAGGGGAATGGGTCGATGAGCCATTGCCCATAAACGTCATTGCACGAAATGTCACAATTGCTGCACCGAAACCTATTCAGCAGGAATCCAAAGACACTGAAATTCTTCGAGCGGCACAAGTCCTGTGCAAGCAGCTGACCGGAGATGACACCTTTGGATGGAATCCTGAGCTTCTTGCACAGATTGCGGATTGCACGGCAGCTTTGCTTGCCACCAACGGAATCAGCTCTCATTTTCCGAGCGCCAATACCGAACCCATCTGCTCTTGGGAAAAGCCGGTCGTCGAATATCAGTGTCCGGATTACGCCCTGGAGTATGGTACTAACTACTAAAACGAGGAGGATATCATGGCAAAAAACTATTTTGGTGTCGTTCTGACCACCAAGGAACACGATAAATATCGTCTTGTAGTATACCGCTACAAGGACCCTGGCATCCCTAATACCTGCCCGATGTGTCAGCTGCTTCGGGCCATTCACAAATTCCAGCAGGAATACGCTGAAATTCACCGCGAACATTGCAGCCGTATCCCGCCTCGCAAGTGGTACGAGCTTGGCAGAGTAATGCCGAGTATCGTTCTGCGGAAATACGGCCTGGAAAAGCATTACGAGATGTCATTTGAGCCGAGTCGCGTGCCTCCAGCTTCTGCGCTGAAACTCATCCCTGGTGCGACCGCTTCTAACTGGAAGCAGTACATCTGGTACGTTGATGGTGATGTGACGATGCTTGGCTAAAGACCATTGCACATTCGTGCGAGACTCATACAATTAGAATTGTACGATAGATACCAGCAATCGAAAAGGTGCTTTGCCTTTCGTACAATTCACATTTCGCTTGAAGGCGGACTTCCAATATCTGGAGGTCCGCCTTTTTGCGTACTTACAAAAAAAGGAGTGTAAATTATGTTTATCATCACAAAGACTTTCACCGATGACGAGGGCCATCTTTACACAAAAGTAAATCCAAAGCAATATTCTACCCCGGAAGAAGCATACGATGCTATGCGTGAGGATTACCTCAACGAGCTCAAAAGCCGTGGCCTTGATGACAACGGCGGTTCCAATGAAGATGGCGAATCCTGCCCTGGCGGATACATCATCAGCGATGAGGCTCAAATCTACGATTTTGCCCAATACACCCCGTATGAACAGCTTCTTCCTGCTGTTTTGTTCGGAGTCCATCGGATTGGTTAAGGAGAATCGCAATGGCTAAGAAAAGTGCAAAAAAAGAAATCACAAAAATCAACCTGAAACAAGCTGCGCTCGAAGGTCTTTCCTACGAGAGAGCCTGTGAAACTGCCAAGCGTGCAGGGAAACCCTCTTATCGCTTCACGGTCGGCGACAAAGTACAGGTTGGTCACCTTCTAAACTGCGTTGTTGACGAGGCTCTGGAAGGTGGGTACATGTATCTTATCCGCAGTGGTGCAAATTGTGACGACTATTCCTGCTGGGCCTGGACAAGTGTTCGCCCACTGGATGATGACAAAGACACGCATTTCGCAAAGCGCAACTCTGCACTATCCCGTTTGCACTACTCAAATCGCAGCATGCACTCTCTACTCAGCTTCCATTACCTGTTCGGCGTTGATTTCAAACCCGATTATCAGCGCGGTTCTGTTTGGGATGAGGAGGATAGAGAGAAACTGCTGGACAGCATCTTCGCAGGACGCGAAATTGGTCGTTTCGTCTTCAAGCAGTTGCCCTTTAATCGCACAAACGACGATGGCAACTACTACGAAATCGTCGATGGCAAGCAGCGTATGTTGACCCTGCTTGCTTTTTACGAGAACCGATTCCCGTACAAGGGTGCGTTTTACAACGACCTTTCCGCTTTGGATAAAAACTGGTTCATGGATGCTTCCATCGGTGTTGCTGAACTTGACCAGAATGCGACCCGTGCGGAAGTTCTGGAAGTTTTCCTCGCTCTGAACGAAGGCGGTAAGCCTGTCGCAAAGGAAGTCCTCGACCATGCACGCGAATTGCTGAACGAAGAGAAGGGAGAAGGATTATGAGTCCTATGTTCAAACAAAAGGTCGGTATGACGAAAATTTATGCAAAAGGAATCGCAGAACTCTTTCTTATTCGCTGCAATCCCTATCATTGGGACGGCAGCGGGGAAGTGCCTGATAACATCAGCTTCGATGTGTACAAGCGCAAAATCGATGAAACATACGATGGCTGCACACTCGAAATTCAGCTTTGCAAACCTGATGGTTGTCTTTGCTATGCGGCTTCTGTTCACCTGTATGAAGGCGGATTCTGGACAGGGCACGGCATTGGCTGTTTCGACAAGACTGCGATTTGCAACGACCCTGGTTCTGTCGATGCCTTGACAAGCGCCATCATGCGAGTGTGCATGATATACGAAAATCTCACAAATTTCCGCAAGGTTTTCGTCAAGTGCCTTACCATCAGCCAGAAACGAATGAACGAAATCAAGCAGTATACCGATGACGGCAAAGAGCAGGATGAGATTGAGTTCGAATCCGTTATCTTCGCCGATGGTATGCACATGGATGTTCGCTGCATCCCACGCCACAATGGACCCTCCTGGTGCGAAGCGGCTATTTATCGTGAGGATGAGGATATCGTCACGTCTGAGCCGAGCAACTCGTTCTACAGCCATTGGGTTTGCCAGACAGCAAACGCTACCTACCATCTTTATATAGGTATTGCTGACGAATGAAACTTGACGCGCCTTGCGAACAGCATATCATAGAAATTGTACGATAGATACCAGCAATCGAAAGGGCATTTTGCCTTTCGTACAATTCACAATTTCGCATGAAGAGCGGACTTCCCACATTGGGAGGTCCGCTTTTTTGCGTTATAACAGCAAAAAGGAGTGTATTTTTATGAAACTGACAATCACAGGCCAAATTGATGGCAAATCCGTGCCGATAACTATTCCGATTGAAAGAGTTATCGAAGCTTTCTGGCCTTACGCCACCAAACCTTCTGCTCTCTCTGTTTCCACTGAGCTTGACGCAGACGGCATCAGTGCTAACTTTATGCTCGGCCAGGAAGCGAAGGATTCTTATCCCGGTATCTGGCTCACCAGCAAAAACAGCAATACCGGTCGTGCAGGTTTCTGGTTCTGTTTGGAGCTGCCGAACGAAACCAACGACATGGTAAAAGGCTATCTGTACGCTGGCGATGATGAAACAGAGACGGACCAACCTCTAGCTGTTATCGCTGATGGCGTTCGCAATGAGGACGACGAGTCGAAGCGCGTGCTTTGGGTGGATGGGTCGTTGACTCACGTTGAACCTCTAACCGACAACTATCTGAAACGCCAAGGCGCTGCCACCGAAAAGCAGCTCGATGAGTACGACGCTTGAACTGATACCATAAATTTCCCTACCTAACCAAAAATAACAAATAAGGAGAGTAAAACTATGTATCTCGAAACTATTGATGAAAAAGCGTTCCGTTCTTTTCTTTCTAATCCTGCTATTTCCGTTCTGGACGGTAACGTTCTGGATAAGCACCACAACTCGAATTTTTACCGTTTTGTCCGCGTCCCCCTTTCCGATGGCGGTGAGCATCATGTTGACGCCATCTTTGGGCAAATGTGCAGTAACTATCCCACCAGCATGAGCAAAAACCATTTTTATGAACAGCATAACCTTGAGTTTATGGCTTATGTTGTGGACCACGAAAAGACCTATGCTGAAAGCTATGAGTTCCTGCGATTGTTTGATGTCACCTCTGCTTACACTGGTCCCCATTCCACAATGGGTGAGATGACGAAAACGCTGTGGGATTATCTGGAGCAGAAAACAGTTCTCGACCCTGACTATCTGAACACGCCCGAATTGCAGAACGAGGCTTATGAAAACGCTGTCAAACAGTATGTCCTGCAAAAGAAAGACACCGCATTTGAAGAAAGCCTTCGTAAATTTCTTGAGCACATTGATGACACCGCGACCATCGAGTTCTTTGCTAATCCTACCGGATGGGCGGAAAGGGTAGTCAATGTCCTCGATAAGAATCTCACTTCTCGCGATGGCACACCTTTCAGCGAAAGCATCGGGAAAAAATTCGTTGCCGTCCAACGTCTTACCCAATCAAGGATGCTGGAGTTCCAGTCCAAGCCACATTGTTGGGAAAGTGAGTGCCGTAGTTTGTTTGCTGCGACTGCAAAAGCAAAAAAAATTCGGCTCGTTATTGAAGCCAATGGAAAAGAAATGCAGGTGCAATATCCTGTTTCCAACCTGATTACTTTTGAAATGATTAAGAATAAGGTCATTTCTGCATGGGCTATTGCACCGCGCAAGCTCAGCGATGAGGTGAAAGAATTTCTTGCGGAGAACTGCGCTGGCTACAGTAAATACTGGTCTGATATTCCCATGAAGACTGTCTCTCGCATTGAAAGCGGTCGCAAGGTTCTTTGGGAGAATCCTTGCTTTGAGGGAGACAGAAAATAATAATAGCCGTCAGAACAAATTGTGCCGACACTTGATTTGTTTCACCAGAGTCCCGCAGAAATGCGGGGCTCTTTTTTTGTTGCCAAAATATGCGATTCGCCTAAAATAAAAGTTGTACGATAGATACCATCTACTTGGCGCGTTTTTTGCGTTCGTACAATTCACAATTCTGCAAGCAAAAGGCAGACTCACCATCTCGGTGGGCCTGCCTTTTTGTTTGCTCAACTACAAAAAAAGGAGTGTAAAAATGAAAATCAAAGTCAAGTTCCTGAATTGCTGGCAGGAAAACTATCCCGAGGAAGGGCCGGAAGTTGTTTGTGTTTTTCTCGATGAAGTGAAACGCATAAAGAAAACAACCCCTTCGCACCTTTTGAACGACGCTTTGTTGGATTGCTATGTTCACGATGGCAAGTTTGTAACCGCATCTTATGGCTATCTGAAAGCAGGAAAGCTTGCATCGAAGGAAGAATACCTGCCGTTGCTCACTGAGCTGTACTATGTCGGCTACAAAAAGAATGAGTTAGAAGTCTGCCAATTTGCAAGGATTTGACTTCCAAATCCTAAAACTATCACAACAAGGAGAAAAAAATCATGAGTACCACAAATAATATGAATACACGTTTATTCATTGACATGGATGGCACTCTCGCCGTCTGGAAGCAGGCGGCCTGCTTTGAGGACCTGCTTCAGCCGGGGTATTTCAGAGATTTGCCGCCCTATCAGACGGTTTTGGACGCCGTGAAGATTCTTTGCAACACAAAACCAGAACTTGATGTGTATGCACTTTCCGCCTATATGCCGGAAAACCCATATGCAGTTCATGAAAAGAACGCCTGGCTCGACGCTTATCTTCCGGAAATTGATTCCGAACACCGCATCTTCGTTGCGTGCGGCAGCAGCAAAGCCAGAGCCGCAGCAAACCGCCTGAAAACACCGTGCATCGACAACTCTTTTGTGTTGCTTGACGACTACTCGGTGAATCTTCATGAGTGGAAAGCCAATCGTGGCAGCTGCATTAAGCTCCGCAACGGCATCAACGGCAACGGCGGGACCTGGAAAGGTGAATCTGTCACTCGATTCGATACCGCCGAAAACATCGCAGACCGTATTTGGAGTATCATCAAAAAACAAATGCAATGAGCTAAAGGAGAAATACTATGTTTCCAAATATCAAAATTGTCGAAGCCATCCGCAAAGAATACCCCGCTGGAACGCGGGTTCGGCTTGTCAAAATGGATGACATCCAGGCACCACCTCTTGGTACAGAAGGTACGGTTGTTGGTGTCGATGATACCGGCAGCCTCCTGATGCACTGGGACAATGGTTCACATTTGAACATTGTTTATGGTTCGGATGAGGTTGAGAAAGTCTGACAAGCAGACTTGCTCAAACGTGCGATTCCACTAAAATTGAAATTGTACGATAGATAACAGCCCTATGGCCGAAATGCGTACAATTTACAATTCTGCAAGACAATCAGCAGACTCACCATCTCGGTGGGCTTGCTTTTTGCTTTCAAACAATAAAAGGAGAAATAATTATGTATTGCATTCAGTATGACGAAATCTGCAAAAAGCACAATTTTGAGCTGAAACACGATGCCCTTGGTGAACGCGTAACCCTCGAGTACCCAGCCGATTCTGTCCCGAAAGATACCATTCGTCTTTTTCAAAATCATCTTCCTGAGGGAGTATCGGCTATGGCTGAAAAAGTACAGCAGCGACCGTTTTGCCATATTCAAGTACAATGCTGCAGCGGCAGCAGGGAACACCATCGGTCTTACTGAGACCCTGGAGAAAAACAAAAAGGTCTCCGCAGCTCTCTCTGATTTGGCGGACGACCTGAAACAGGCAGAGCTGGAAGCCAAGACTTGGGTTTGCACCGACCCTGATACATGCCAGTGGCGACGTCAGGTTGGCGGAACCCGATACGAGCTATACGACATTTTCGAAGCTCCAAATGGCACTTATTTTGTCGTACACGGTGAAGTAGACCCGACCGAGCTTGACCCGGATGACTACGACCAGCTGCTGGAGGCATATTCCGGTTTGCTGGACTCTGCCAACTGTGAAAGCGAACGCTGGGCATTGATTGCTGAGGCGCAGTTTGAGACCGAAGAACTCTCGATGGAGCGCGAACGCTTTTCAACTTTTGAAGGAGCCGAAAGGGCAATTTGGAAAAAGGTTGGGGCTGACGTTTCAGATGAGAATTCTGCGACCGAAACCCGCCTTGATGCGATTCGGAAACTCGATAAGTTTCATCTTGCCGTCTTTCTGAACGATGTTCACAGCGGTGCAAAAGACTTTCCTTCCAACAACATGAGCTGGTGTGACTGGCTCAATAAGCCTGATGATGGTCATTTGTTGGATGTGAAGACTGCTCGATGAAACAAGTATGCGTTAAAGCTGATGATAGTCAAACCATCACTGCTATATATGAATTTCTGCACGACTTGGATAATGAGTATAGCAATTTTAGTAAATGGTACTATAGTACAGTCGTTCCCGGATTGGCAAGTGAAAATCGGATAATTTATACTGTTCTGGACGATGGGAAAATAGTTGCCGTTCTAATACTAAAAGATTCTGATGAAAAGAAAATTTGTACATTAAGAGTAGCTGAACATTACCGATGCCAAGGGATTGCTACAAAATTGCTAAAAATCGCACATCAGGCATTACAATGTACAAATCCACTCATTACCGTTTCATCAATTCATATCAACGAATTTGAATTTCTGCTAAAGAAAAACGGCTTTACCCTTTATAAAAAATACGAAAACTACTACAAGCAAGGAATTGTAGAATATGCTTTTAACGGCTTATTGCCTGAAAAGCAAAACGATTGCCGCTTGTCGCAAAATGTGGTATAATAGTAAAGAGGTGATACCATGAAAATTTACACTCTGATTGGCGGCGTGAATGGCGCAGGAAAATCCAGCTTAACCGGTTCTTTGCGTTCTGAGCGTAACGATTTCGGCATTGTGGTTGACCCCGACAAACTAACCATTCAGTGTGGCGGTGACGAATACGAAGGCGGCAAACTCGCTGTTGAGCGTATCGAGCGTGCCTTAATGGACGGTGTGAATTTCACACAAGAGACGACGCTTTCCGGTGGATATCCCAAGCGGCTTTGCAAACGTGCAAAAGAAGCTGGATATTATATTCGTCTGTACTATGTCGGTCTTGATACCGCCGAAGAAAGTATTCGACGAATTCGAAACCGTGTAGAGCGTGGGGGGCATGATATTCCCACTAAGGATGTCAACGCCCGTTTTTCTCACCGTTTTGAGGATGTCCTCAAAATTTTGCCATACTGCGATGAAGCTAAGTTTTTCGATAATGACAATGGATTTGTACTTGTTGCAGAATATCGCAACGGACAGCTTCTTCCTATTGGAACATATCGACCAACTTGGCTCAGTCAACTTCTGAATCAAGCCCAATAACATTTTTGCCGTTCATCTTCGGATGAGCGGCATTTTTTGTTTGCTATACTGTGCGAATGGCATAGAATAGTTATTGTACGATAGATACCATTCTACCAAGGCGCATATTGCGTTCGTACAATTCACAATTCTGCTTTAAGGCGGACTTCCTGATTTTGGGAGGTCCGCTTTTTTGCGTCAAAAAAGGAGATTTGTATGTTTATTCTCGCAAAATCTTTCATCAACAAAAAAGGGGAGATGTTTCTCAAAATCTTCCCGAGGCAGTACCCGTCCATTGAAACAGCTCATGCCGCTATGCAGTCGGACTATCAGGAGGAGCTCAAAAAACGCCACCTCGACCGAAGCGACGAGGAAGCGATTCCCAGCTCGTATTATATCGACACCACTGAGGCAGCTATATATGAGTGTCAGGATTATGCACCGAATTGGCTGACTGTCTCGGTTTTGTACGCAATCAACGAGGTCGTATAATGCCACGCATTATACGACACGCCACTATCATATAACAAAAAGGAGACCACAAAATGTTTATCGTGATTAAGAGCGAACACTATGATTGTACGAACCTAATCTGCAAGAAGGACACCCTGGAAGAGGCAGTTGCCGCAGTAAAGGACAGCATGGCACAGCGCATCAACAAGAACTATCATACAGGTCTTACCGGTGCCGATATCACGCACGAGAATGAGGAGCGCTATAGATTCTCTTTCGATTTCGATGAAAACCGCCCTGCTGACAACAGCGAGCCCAGAGTACATGGTTCCTATGACTTCTGGAAAGGAGACGACGAAGAAAGCGTCGAATGGGCTGTTTTTGAGGTCACGACTGACAAGCCCTTCTTCCTTCTTTCTTCCGAGGAGTACGAGAGCATCGAGCTCACAGGTTTCTACGACACCTTCGACGAGGCATTCGGGGAAATGAAAGAGTTGATTGCGGAAAGTGTCAACGATGTCTTCGACGAGGATGCCACGGCTGATGACGTAGAGAACATGGAAGACTACAATGTCTTCGTACACTCTAACAAGGACAGCCAAGACAACGGTGCGCCGCTCGCCTTCGCAAGCTTCTGCGACGATTATCCAAACCGCGAGTGGACTGTTTTCCATATCTAAAATATAACTCTTCGCCGCTCATCCAAGGATGGGCGGCATTTTTTATTTGCTATACTGTGCGAATGGCATAGAATAGTAACTGTACGATAGATATCATCTACTTAGGCGCATATGAATGTAATAGCCGGAGCAGAAGCGCACTGTCCGCTCAACAATTAAATTATTTGAATAATCTGTACACCAAATACAATAGTGTCAGACATCCATACTCGCATTGGTCAGCCAGTGATGTTGACACTGCGGTCATTACCAGCATCGACGAAGCACGAAACTTATTAAATGATGGCATAATACTTGTGAACCAGTATTATACTTTGTTTTGATATAACATAAATTGTTTGGAAGGAGGTATCGTAATGGAAAAAGTTGTTTATAACCCGATTATGGATAAAAACTACATTGGCATTGTCACAGTTTTGGATTACGAGACCTCTGTACGCAAGTGTTTATCAAGTGTTCTGGTCGGTACGCAGAATAGGATGGAGCGAAAAGTTATAGTTGATTTAGCTTTGAAAGTAGGTGTGAATGAGTACAGGTTCGTAGTATATGATATAACCGATGATGGAAAAATTTTATGGAATAGCAGTAAGTATATCACTCCCTGTGAAGATATAGTAAAACTTGCAAATTCTTTTATAAGACAAAAAAGTGATATTCTTTCCAATTCTATGCTGTCCAATGCTGCTCAAGCTATATTGTTAAGAAGTTGAGAATCAAGCTTTTGAATATCGCATTTAATACCTCTTCTCATAACAAGAAGGGGTATTTTTTTGCCCATTTTGAATTCATCACTTGACATTGTGGTAAAGAGCTTATGAGCCGGGACGAACTTTCTGTCATGGATGGCTGCAGATATTATCTGCTGGCTCCAAGCGTGGAGCAGCTGCTCGGCGTGTTTGGCAATTCTGAATCTTAATCAAGGCTTTTGCGGTTGCAACGCCTTGCGGAACAAGTACAATAATAGTTGTACGATAGATACCAGCAATCAAAAGGGCATTCCGCCTTTCGTGCAATTCACAATTCTGCTTTAAGGCGGACTTCCCGATTTTTGGGAGGTCCGCCTTTTTGCGTTCAAAAAAGGAGTGTATTTGAAAATGGCGAACAAAGCAACCAGTACCACTTGTACTTGTCATTCATGCGACAATCCGTACTTTGTACGGGCACAAATCATCGCAAAAAGTGCCGGTAGTCCCGCGTATCGGTTCGGCATCGATGAAAGCGTAAGTCTCCCGGGGAACCAGCATGGCTTTGTCAGAGACATACTTGACGGCGGAAAAATATATGTCGTGCAGATGTTCGAATCTACCGAATATCGCTGCTATGCGTGGCTCGATATGAGACCGGAATACGGATACAAAGACATCGGTTCCGTTTACGGAAAGCCGAACCCTTACAAGCCGCTTTCGGTCAGCAACTACAATCACACGGTTCGATTTTTGCTGGGTTTCCTGTACTTCTATGATGTTGACTTGACGCCCGGCTATCAGAGCCGCCACGCCTGGAATGAGGCTCGAAAGGTCGCATATCTTGCCGATATTTTCGCCGGGAAAAACGCCGGAGAAATCGTGTTTCAGGAAATTCCGTCGTCTGACCCGATGCCAAAGTATCAACTCATCAAAGGAGAGCAGGAAGCCATCACCCTTCGAGAGTTTTACGAGAATCGGCTTTTGTACAAAAAAGCATGCTACAACGACATTCGTGCAGATGATATTTTCTGGTTCAAACATACCATGCTGCGAATGATTGTCTACAACGCAAAACACGAACCTTCCACCGAGCACGAAGACATTGCGATTATCGGCGGGATTCTTTTCGGAAGATACTAACACAAAAAAGGAGAATATTATGAAAATCCAAAAAATCAACACAGGCATCCTTATCACCAAAACCGCGAAGCAGCCGAGGGCGAAAATCGAGTTTTCTCTGGATGAGCTCGATGCGCTTTCGGAGTTCTGCGAGCGGTTGCAGGACGAAAAGGATGTCAGAGAATACCTCAACACTGCGGTAGCGATTCCGGATTCTGCCGAGGTATCGGCTCCCGTTGCCGCCAAGTATCTGCGCGATGCAGCCCTCTTTGAGCAGCTGGTGAACGAAACCAGACGGAATCAGGAAGAAAACCAGAGCGATTTCCTCACTGCCGTCAGTGATGCTGTTTCTTCCATCGAGAAAAACCGGAATGTCAAGGAATGGCATGGTCTGACAAAGGAGATTGCGGAGCGTACCGCCCGTGAATTCATAGCAGAACGGAACCCCGGTCGTTGGTCGGGGTTTGGTGATGTTCCTGAAAGTGTCAGCCTTGACCCCCTCAATTTTCCCATCAATGACATTTATCCCAAAGGCAACAAACCCGCCCTTCGTATGCAGCTTATCGGTGTGACCTATCCCAGCCTTCACAGAGTCTGTGAGTGCAGCATTATTGAGGATGGCGTTGACCTGTGGGCTCGCCGTACGCTGGATTCTATGACTGCCGGTACTGTCGAGGACTTGGTCGAGACTGTTCTGTATGTGGCACGCATGTACGAGAGAAGCAAGTGCTTTGAACGCATTTATGTGAACCGCATCCAGATGGAGAAATCGGAATATGAGGCTCTTATCCGCCATCTCAACGACCCTGACAGCATCAACGACGAGTATCAAATCAGTAATGTCGTATTTGCCGCAGACAACACCATTGTTTCCGTCCTTTGGGAAGGAAATTGCAAAGACGGTGTTTCTGGTATGGTAACGCTTACCAAGAACGGTAAAACGGTATATGCAACAAAGAGTACCAAGGTATTCTGCAATCATTGGGTCATCCCATATAACGGTGCCGAATATCATGTTCTTGTCGATGTACTTCCAAAGAAAACCGTTCTGGAAGAAACTGTGCATATCAGTGAGCCGTATGCTGAGCGCATTGAGAAGTACCTTCGCGGCGCGGAAGTGCAAGGAGAGGGCGCTTCGCTGAGCAAGACTGCAAAATTCTCTAACGGATTTGAGATGGATATCCGCTGCTGCGGCGGCAAGGATGATTCTTGGGCCGAGGCCATCCTGTACGATAATACCGGCAAGGAGGTTGTCGTCACTGAACCTTGTGATGGTTTTACCGGCTGCTGGGAGTTGGAGGATGAAACCACCAACACGGTATATCGCGTCCATGTCATGACAAAATCGAACCTTAATTAACCAATACCATTCAGCCGTCTGCCTTCAGGTAGGCGGCATATTTTCTTGCCAAACTATGCGAACGGCATAGAATAGTTATTGTACGATAGATACCATCTACCAAGGCGCAATCCTGCGCTCGTACAATTTACAATCTGCAAACAGGCGGACTTCCCGAACTCGGGAGGTCCGTTTTTTGTTTTACAACGAAAGGAGTTTTTATGAGCAGCCAAAAAGCACCGGTTTCGCCGGTCATAGAGTTCATCAAGGTTTTTTATGAAATGAGCGCCCGATACGGTCGCAGCGAAATCTGGTACGACTACATCGACATGCACGCCATTGCGCTTGCAAACACCTGTGATTTGCGGTGCAGAGATACAAGAGAGGAACAGTACAATGCCATCGTCCAGAAATACGATGAGAAGACCGTACAGCAGTTTGCTGTGCTTACCGCCATCACAATGACCGCGCTCTTGGAAAACCCGGAGCAAGATTTCCTTGGCACCGTTTACCAGAATCTCGGCCTAACCAAAAGCGGAGCAGGGCAGTTTTTCACGCCGTACAATGTCGGACAGATGATGGCACGCATAAACATGCCGGATTCTTTTGTTCCGGACAAGTCCCGTATCCTGCGGGTGAACGACCCGTGCTGTGGTGCCGGATGCCTGCTTCTGGCGGGGTACAATGCAATGCGTGAGCAGTTGGAATCCACTGACCCGGACTGGGACAAGTATGTTCTGTTTGTAGCGCAGGACATTGACCCTCTGGTCTGCAAGATATGCTACATCCAGATGTGTTGTATTGGCGTTCCGGGAGTTGTCGTAGTAGGCAACTCTCTATTCCCGGACGCAGAGCGTTCTCCGATAGATTTTTGGTTCACACCCAAGTATTTCTTGCTGGACGATAACGCTCTTAAAAACACTTACACAGAAAAGGAGTAATTTCTATGAACATGGTAACCGAAACAAAACATCTCGATTACGGAGACAAACTGGTCGATTTCTACAACAGCATCGACTGGGGCTGGCTCTTTGACTTTGTCCGTGAAAAATACGGCGTTGGCATGGTGCAGCATCCCGAAGCCAAGATGAACAAGAACGGTCGCATCGAAGTTTCTTGGCCTGAAAACCTCAAGGACAAGTGCGGTCTGCTCGGAAAGGCTTACCGTGAGGTATACCTGCGGACTTTCTCGTCTCTCAATTTTCATGATGTGACCTACGACAAGGACATTCTGGACGAATACATGAAGCAGCCGGATTTCTACAAACTCAACCTGTCTTATGCCGACTTGAATGGAACCTACTCGGATGCGTACTTGCAGATTGACATTTCTTTCTACTACAAGACGTACAGTGGCGGGTACAATTACAGCGACCTGTTCTTTGCAGAGTACCACAATGATACTGGCTGGTTCATCCGCACTACAGAAGGTGAAAAATTTCAGCAGGAGAAATAAAGGCTCGATTTTCTCATCGTTTCGAAGATGTCCTCAAAATTCTTTCGTATTGCGATGTAGCCAAGTTTCTTCGACAGCAATGGGTTTGTGCTTGTGGCAGAATACCGCAACGGGCAGATTCTTCCCGTTGGAATGTATCGCCCCACATGGCTTAATCAGCTCATGGAGCAATCTAATTAGCATTTTTGCCGTTCATCTTCGGATGGGCGGCATTTTTTTTACTTGCCAAAGTGTGCGAACTGCCTAGAATGGTATTTGTACGATAGATACCATCTACTAAGGCGCTATTCGCGTTCGTACAAAAATTCATAATTTCGCTGAGGCGGGCTTTCCGAAAAATCGGGAGGCCCGCCTTTTTGCGTAGAAAGGAAGTATTTATATGGCAACTCGAACAATTTTATTCCGTGGCCAAACGCGACGCAAGGGTGAACGGACCTCAATATCTGGTATCCCACTGCCAGGCATCTGGGTCACGGGCGGCGTCTTTCCTCAGAACAAGGGGTATGATTACGCGATAATCTGCCAGCAAAACCCCAAGGTCGAGAAATACGTTGTACACACGGACACTATCGGCCAGTATACCGGCATCAACGATTCTCTTGGCAATTTCATCTTTGAGGATGACGTCATCACTTTCTGGCTGAAGGACGATGCAACCCGAACGCGCCGCAAGGGTGTAGTCGAGTATTCTGAATCGTCGGCCCGTTTTATGGTTCACATTTGCGAATCCAAAGACATTGTCATGCTCAAGGATTGCTGCTGCATTCACGTGATTGGCAATGTCTTTGACGGCGAATTCGACAAGAGTGAAAGCGAAATGAAGCAACTTTATACGGAATGCTTGAACCTTGCAAAATCCATTGACGCTATCATGCTCCGCTATAACCCGGACATCGACGCTCTCAAGGCTGAAAATCTTTCTGATATGGCCGTCCGCTTGCTCGATAGTGTTTCCCGCCGTGACGTTGTCAAGGACTTAGAGGATTTTCGTGACAAGTGGAGGCATTACAACGAACAGGCAGCAACAGAATCTCAAGTGATTCTTGACAAGATTTCCGAACTGTTCGAAAAGGATGGTGATAGCAAATGACAACCGAAATCGAATACCAAAATGCCGTGAACTACTTCACCAGGCTCTTAAATGGCGGCTTGATGGGCGAACGAGGCAGCAAACCTCTGCGTATAGCCATCGAGGCTTGTGAGCTGCAAATTCCAAAGCAGCCCATCTCGAAAAGCTGGTCTCCGGACCTCTGCCCACATTGCGATGCGGACTTAGGCGGGGACTGCAACGATGGGTACTACCAGAATCCACATTATGAGCGATGCCCTGTTTGCGGACAAAAACTCAAATACATCTAACCGGCAGGGAGCAATCGTTCCCTGGGAATTATCACGCCGCACAGGCCCCAATGATGCCTGTGCATGATTTTTTGTATTTCATAAAATCATCAATATTTCAAAAGGAGTGTGTAAGCACATGATTACTTTACCTACTAACCATCCCTATTTCTTCACTTGCCCGTCTTGTGGTTGCAAACTCATTTCCGTTTCTACCGGCAACCGAGCCAAACCCCATTGCCCAAAGTGCGACTACTCAGCCGATGATGCTTTTGTGGTCAAAGACCGCGTTGCCAACGAGGCTATGAATGTCATCGCTGACAACACAGAACTGGCTGAAAACTTTGCCGAAACCGTGAAGCGTGAAATCGCGAACGATGACGATTCATATGCACACATCGGTTTCCACTTGGCAAACGACATTCGGAATCAGAGTCCCGCGTCCGAAGTACTCCTAACCCTCTGCGGCTGGAACATTGACACGCTACTCGACAAAACGCCTCCCATCGCTATCGAGGACTGACGCCATTGGTACTGTCCAGAACGTCAAAACTTTGGCACAAATGCACCTTGCTGATACGTGCGAATCGGCGATAATAATACCTGTACGATAGGTATCATTTGTCTTTGACAAAGTCTTTTGTGCAAGTACTATTCACAATTTCGTTGAAGAGCGGACTTCTTGTTATTCAGGAAGCCCGCTTTTTATATTAAATTTTAAGGAGTGTATTATCTATGTCTAACAAAACAAACCCATCCGTTCTGGTCAACAACACCAGCAGCTACTACCTCAAACAGTATGCAGCTCTGCAGTTCCAGGGCTCCATTGACAATTTCGGAACCAAAACCCCCATTCATCTTTTGCAGCAACAAGAAGAATCTGAGCACAGCGCATCCTTACGTGAAGCTTGCGATTTGGACTATGACCTCGATGGTGCGCAGTTCTTGTTCGAGGGCACGACTTATGACTCGGTGACAGATTTGGTCAAAGAGAACCTGGGTCTTGACGACGAAGAATCGATTCAGGAATACAATGAGCATCCTCGGTTTGACCCGTTCATTCCGTACGAAGAACTGGTTGACAAAAAGAATGCCGACAGGGAAGACATCCGCGATATTCGTGATTCGCACTGTCTCGACACGATGGCCGACTATGTCGATATGTACTCTACGGCAAGCGGGTATGATACAGCAGATGATATCACGGTTCTGCTTCCTTCTTCCTCGTATGAAACCATAGGCGTGGCGTTCACGCATCAGGCCCTCAAGCAGTATGAGAAGTCGATTGACAATCATCTGTTCCGTAAGCACCGCTGCTATGCGGCGTGCGGAGAAGGCTATGGCCGTGAAGCTGGCGACTACTATCCCATCATGAATTTTATTCGTGATGCAGGGGAACAGCTGCTGGTTCAGGACCTTGAGAATTTCGATGTCAAGGTCATGGAACTTGCTTCCGACGATGAAGTCGCTGACTTTTATTGCGAACATCCTCACGAGTTGTTTCGAGCTGCTTATATCAAAGTCTCTGAAAAAGACACCATTGGCAAATGCTATTCTCGCCTGTACGTCTTTTGCTCCGGTCACGAGGAAGCCTTCTCTGACGGAAGCAGTTTCCCGGTTTGCGACAGCCATTATGTCATGGTCGTCAAGGAAGGGAAGAAATACAAAGTTCCTTATCCTTTTGACTGCAACCGTTTCGCCGATGAACTGAACAAAAAATCCAATGAAAAGGAACGTTTGACACCCGCTCAGCGCCTTTTCTTCTGGACCGAATACAAAAATCCAATCGAATAATAAAAGGAGAAATATCATGAAAAGTTTTAACGTTATTGTGACCGTTTCCACCACCATCTGTGTTGATGCCAATACTCCTGAGGATGCCATCAAGAAAGTACAGAAGGCACTTGACGCCAACGATGCTGGGACTGCCATGCAGCTTGGCGAAAACCTGTCATGTGCTTTGCGCGATGGCGGCTATCAGGTGACTAATGCCGTTGAAGTGGACGAGTAAGGGGAGATGCGATATGACAATCCCTTTAATTCCTTGTCCTTCCTGCGGTTTTACCCTCAAGCCTGTCTGGTTCTTAGAAAAGGAGCTGGACAATCACGGCCTCCCAACCGGACACACTCACAAGGCTTGCAGCTGCTTGCTCTGTGATATGTGCGGATACAAAGAAACAGTAGACGATTCATTCGATGAACCGTACAAATGATTTAAGGAGCAAAAGAAATGATTAGATTTTATATTCAGAATTTAGAGGATTTTGATGAGGCTTGTGAGGCTCTTGACTCCTGCGGTGTTAAATTCGAATTGGACGGTGGCGACCGCATTATGGTTGAAGATGAACTTCGCCAGGATGCGCTCAGTATCTTCGACGAATATGACATTGATGCTGAGGAGGTCTGAACTATGCTGCGTCCCAACAAAATCAGCCCTAAGAAGCCTTGCCCGTTTTGCGGCGCTTTCCTCGAAAACGAAGTACCAAGCACCATCTGGTGTCACCCGCAAAACGGTTGTTTGCTGAGTCTCCGTGGTATTGCAGGAGATGAGCAGATTGCTCAGTGGGATACGCGCTATGACGCACAAGGGAAGAAGGTGCCAGACGATGCTGAATAAACTTTTTTCCCGCGAAATCCTTGAAACGAGCATTGCGCTCGGTATTCTTCAGGAAACAAACTGTGGCTGCCTGTGAAAATCGCAAAGCGCTCTGGATGTAAATTGTGAGGAATGATAATGGCTAGATTTTTTATTTATAACACGGAGGAAGCCGTTGCAGCTTTGAAAGAAGCACATATTCCTTACCGAGTACACGGCGAGTGCTGTATATCGGTAAGCAATAATGATTACAGCGCCGCTGTTGAAGCTTTCTTTTGCAATGATGTAAGTTTCCAACCTGAATGAAGGAGGTATTTCGTATTACTAAAATCTTAGCGTTTGGCCTTGCTGCCGCATGCGCCGCACTTGCTCAGGAGGCAATTCCGTATTCACTCGACTGCCATCGGCTTATTCTGGTCGATGAAAGCCATTACTTTGAAACGATGGACGTTTTTGACGACTATGACATTGATTTTGATGTCATTGGCAACTTCTGAAAGGAGAACTAATATGTTTACAAAGGAACTTTATAAAATCACCTGTACCCGCAACGGTGAAACCAGCGATATCGGCACTTATCTGCTCAAGCCCGGCCCCGAGGCCCCGATGGATTGCTACCGCAACTTTTTGAACAAAACGAATGTAGCCGTTTCCATTAAAAGCGTACCGGACGGATTCATCATTACGGATGATTCCGAACCCGACACCAGCTATCACCTGATGCTTATCCCGATGGATGATGATTTCTGGACTCGCTGCGCGGCTGAGAAAGACACGAAATAATACAGACGCCCCTTCGTCCCGCTTGGGATGAGGGGGCTTTTTTAGTTCCAAAGTTATAAAAGTCGGCCGGGAAAACCCACGACTTTAGTCGTGGGATGAAAGGCGTCCAAGCAAAATAAATAGCTGCTGTCCATCTTCGGATAGAAATCTTTTTTGTTTGCCTATTCTTGCGAATTGCGTACCATGGATAGTAGAGTTCAAATGAAAGGAGGCTGCTATCTATGCGTCTGGTTGTTAAAACTTACAAGTATAAGCTGTACAACAGCAAAAAGAACAGATACCTGGTGCGCCAGATTGAGCTTGCCTCTGAAATTTGGAACTTCTGCATTGCTATGCAGTATAAAAAACGAGGGGGATAACTTATGGCTTTTGGGCGCAAAGAGAGCACGCCGTCATTTGTATTGACACTGCCGCTGGATATCAATCTCAATGAGCAGAACTATCTGTACAAGGAATTTAAGAAATGCGGCACTATCTATAATCAGCTTGTCAGTGCAACTACGAAAATGTGGCATCAGCTGCACAAGACACACGAGTATCGTGCTTTGATGGCTGCTATTACAAAAGCCGCTCCCGACAGCAAGGAGCTGAAAGCCCTTCTCAACCAACGACAAAATATGATTCATCAGTTTGGTTTCTCTGAAGGTGCTTTTCACAAAATGGTTGCACCATACGCAAAGCACTTTGCCATCAATTCTCATGTGGCGCAGAAAATTGCATCTGCTGTCTGGACAGCCTGGAAGAACTTCTTCTTCAGCAAAGGAAAAGTCGTCCATTATAAAAAGCTTGAGAATGTGACTTCAATTTCCGGTAATAATAATGCTACCGATATTGCGCTTCGTCCGGCTAATCTCACGACGAGCATTATTAAATCGACAAAGGATAAAAAGAAAAAGGCTATTGAACAGCGATACTATAAAGCATACGGACAGCCTGACCCTAAAGATGATAAAAATGTCATTCTCCCTGATGCTGTAATACCGCAAATGGAAGTCGATATCGTCGCTGCCGTTGCGAAAGTCAAACTGTCTATTGGGGAAGGCTCTTTGCGCATAGTGTATAGCGACCATGAATTTCCCGTTGTGGTGCGTAATCCTAACACTCAGACGGGAAGATATCAGCAGGAAGCCCTCAAATGCGGCGTAAAGTATTGCCGTATCACCCGTAAATGGGTTCGCAATAAGTGGAAGTATTATGCTCAACTTGTTTTGGAAGGGTATCCTCCCGTCAAATGCGATAGCAACGGCGTCATGAGGCATCCCGTCAACCAAGGCCGTGTGGGCCTTGATATTGGCACACAGGCGCTCGCCATCAGCGGCAGCGACATCTGCGATTTGAGGGTGCTCGCGCCATCGGCAAGAGCGCAAGCTAAAAGCCTTGTGAACGAAATTGCATGCACCATGCGAGCAATGGACCGTTCCCGTCGCGCTACGAATCCGAAATATTATAATCCGGATGGCACGATAAAACGATTGAAGCGCAAGCACGGTCAAAAGCAAAAGCGCGACTGGAAGTATAGCAAACACTACTATCGTCTGCGTGCAAAATTGCGGGACCTGAACCGCCGGTTGGCTGATATCCGTAAGATGGAGCACAATGCCCTTGCCAATGAATTACTGCAACACGGTAATGAGTTTATCGTTGAAGACATGGACTACAAGGCTTTGCAGAAACGCAGCAAGAAAACGAAAATTAACGCTAAAACCGGCAGGGCACATACGAAAAAGCGTTTCGGTAAATCTTTAAGTCGCTGTGCTCCCGCAAAGTTTATCACGATTCTTACAAACAAAGCTGTCCGCAACGGCGGCAATGTCATCAAGGTAGATACTTTTGAGACGAAAGCCTCTCAGTTTGACCATACGGATGAAAGCTACACAAAGAAAAAATTGTCCGAACGGATGGCACATCTCAGCAGCGGAGAAGTAGTCCAGCGTGACCTGTATTCCGCTTTCCTGCTTGAACATATAGATACAGAAACCCTGAAATACGATATCGAAGCTCTTAAAGCTGCTTTTCCTGCATTTTTGAAGATGCATGAAAATACAAAAGAGCGCCTGCAGGAAGCTGAAAGCTATCTTCCTGCAAGCGTTGGATTCTAAAAATAATAGTTTTCCGGGGGTCTCGACACGTCCCTCGTAAGAGAGCTGCCCCGTAAAGGGTGAAACTTCACAGGAGGATGCACTCAAAAAGCTGGGAACGCAGACAAGTGTGTTGGTCAACCTGCAAAGGCTGGATACTCATGGAAAGCCATACCTATGGCTTTTTGTGGGAAACCGCATAACTCGCTGTCTGGTATGCTGCATGGTGATGAGCCTTGCAACTGCCGCCCAGGAATCCCACGGTTTTAGCCGTGGGAGGGTGTCAATATGTCGGCACCACTTACCATACATCGCGTAAGACGCTGATTACCCCCAAAGGCCAGGTGTATCTGGCCAAAAAAATATCCAAGGGATACAAAGGCTGATTTCGCTTGACCGCGCTTGCGGATTGGATAAAATCAGTCTTGTACGATGGATACCAGCAAATCCATAGTTATTCACAACCTGTAGCAGAAAGCAGACTCATCTTCGGATGGGCCTGCTTTTTTTGTTTACACGAAAAAGAAAGGACCGATTTTATGAATTTTAACCCTAATAACCAGAACACTCTTCTCACAAAGAAAGTCGCAGCACTATACGAAGCGATGCAGAAGGCTGGTGATAGCGACCTTGCCTTTATGGTCGTTGACAGTCTCAACAGTCTTGCAAACTATGCCAAGTTCTTAGCAGAACAGGAAATCATGATTCAGCAAGCTCGTATCACGATGGATGCTGCAAGCTACCGCATTTTTTATCGCAGCGTCGATTCTGCCCGCATCAATCTGCTTGAGAATGCAACTGCTAATGTCGCTTCGCTCAATCGACTGTGCAAAAAATATAACACGGAACCGATTGCTGGAGATGTGGCAAACGCAATTGAAACCGAAATGAACTCCGGCAACATGTATTCCCTTGCCAATTCCCCGGCCTACGCTGCGTTCGCCAAAGAGGTTCTCAACACCTATTATACGACCGGTTCAGCCGGAAGCATCTGTAACAAGTAAATCAATCCAAGCCCTTTACGGGGTCCACATTGCGGTGGAGGCAAAAGCCAAGAGCCGCACGATGACCCCGCGTTAAGGGGAGACGTATGAGTATCAATCTGAATAGCCGCAACAACACCCTCTGCTGCAAGGTCAACGACCTGTACACCGCCCTCATGGCCTCTGAACTGCTGAACGACTGCGTTGATGACGTTGTCGTGATGCTCAAAACCTGTGTTGATTACGTCAACATAGTGTCGAGTCAGGAAGTCCAGATACAGCACGCGCGTTTCACGATGGACGGTGAGGAGTTTCGACAGTACGTCATGGAACTCGACCGTCATCGCCGTGCGTTGCACGAAGGGCTGATGGCACGGGTGAACTTTGCCAATCGTCTGTGCGTGAAGCTGAACACACCTGTTCTTGCTGAACGGGTCACGGAAGAGAACCGAGAAACCTATTTTGCTTTCGCAAAAGAGGTGGTCGATTCCTATTTCGGTGAAGCCATGCAGAACGGACGATTGCTCTAGGGCAACATTGTCCCAACCCGTTTTAACACTACAACTATGGAGGTATTTATTATGTCTAATAACAAAGAAATTATCTGCAAACTCATCAAAGCCAAGAACCAGGAGGCCAACAGCTACACAGACCAAACTTGCTACAATGCTGCCTACTGCTACGGCTATGTGGACGGCGCAACTATGGCACTGAACACTTTGAGCGGCGTACCCGAACGCCATAAGTGCTATGCTATCCTGTCCCATTATTCCAATGAAGATATCGGCACGTTTGACTCCGTTGCAATTTGCGGCGGGGTACATATGAGCTTTGAGTCGGCCAAGAAAGCGGCTGATGAAATGCTTGCGGTCGATAAGGAAAATGGGTGCCACGATGACGCCGTTCCGTACACTCTCGACGATTGCAAAGAGTTTGACGACCTTCCTCTGTACATTGCAGGCGAGTGGGTCAAGGACAAATTTGAACACTATCACAACTTTTACGCTGTATTTGAACAGGATGCAGCGCTGTAGAAAACAGAACGCTGGAGGTGCTCTTGTGTTTAAGGTATTAGGCGGCATTGGCCGTTCCGTTCCACTCTACAACGGCAAGGCTCGAATCCTTGTCAAGGCAATTATCCCGGTTGCTTCCAGCTACCTCGCTGATATGCAAAGTGTCTGTGAGGCAAACGGCTGGAAATCCGTTCTGGATGAACGCGGTAACCTGGTCGTCTTGTCTGTTGTGTCCATTGACGCTTACCGGCTTTCCGACAGCACCTTGATGACCGCATATCTGCACTTTGCAGAAACTGCGGCTCAGAAACTTACGGGCTGCAAAAATCGGTATTTGGTCGCTGGTGTTGTGTCTTACGATGCAGCCGCATAAGGAGGTTAACATTATGAAATACCACGGATTTGAATCACCCATCGATTGGTCTCAGTACCTTATCCAGAAAGCAGACAAACACGAATATGAACCGTCTGAGCCGGGGAAGAGAGTCGAGGCTTTACTCGAAAAGCTCTACCTGCCGCAGAACTCCTATTCCTACGCAAAGTTTCCTCAATGGTTTGCGGATTCCTCTGACAAGGGGACAGAAGAGGAACAGGTACGGTATGTGATGAATCATCTCTGCCCGAATCTGTACCACTTTTATAAAAATCCGACGCAGAAAGATTTTCGTCTGGGGCCTGATGTTGTGAACCTCATGGTTCACCAGCATATGTGTGAGAACACACAGGCGACCATTCTGAACGAGGATGGTTCTCTTTTTCAGGATGGGGTTCATGATACTCACGAGGAAATCCTTCTGCTGACGTTGTTCTTTGAACACGAGTTCAACGATATGGATATTCGGTGCGCCCGCGTATCGTATACCTCATCGGACGCTGAAATCAAAGCCTGCTTCCTGCACGCGGTTCATAAGCGGTTTGGCTTAATGGACCCGGCAGCGGAAAGGCTTTGGCTCAGCAACAAGTCTAACAAAGTTTACCTCATTAAAACAATCCACGGAATCGCTTGAATACATATCAAAGGAGTGCAAAACTATGAAATCTGATACCATTCGCAACGACTACGCTGCAGCTCGAATCTCTGCCATATCCGCTATTATCGCGGCGGAAGCAATCGGAGTCACCCTGCTTCTCATTCTGATTCAGTCTCTGCTGAAAGCTGTAACTCCGCTGACGTCGGAATCCATTCTGATGCTGGTCCTGGGTTCTTTTGTCAGGACCGGAACCACCGCATTCTGCATTTTCGGCGTGCTCTCTGCACTGGCTGCCTTGTACGTGTCAGCTTGTGCGACGAGAGAACGGTATTTTTACATTGAGAAGGACGAGCTCAAATTCATAGCCAAGACCAAAGAAATGTTTGGCTGGCTGAAGAATTCTAAGCCTGCAATTGGCTGCTTTGCAGCGGCAGGAGCGTTCATAATAATGGCAATATCTCTTATCGCTGATATCGGCATCTTTGATTCCGGTCTCAGTCGCGAAACGCTCGGTGCTCTCATCAATGTTGCAGTTCTGATGCTTCACATCGCCGGTGGCTGTATCGTTGCTTCGGTGGCTTGTGCGGTTTGGGACAGCAATAAGATATAGGACTCAATATTTTAGACCTGCATATGTCTAATCCAGAGCTGTCCATCTTCGGATGGGCAGCTCTTTTTGTTGCTCAAATTTGCGAATTGCGGACAATTAAGACAGCGAATAAAAACTGGAGGAATCATTATGCTTGCACTCAAAGCCAAAAGGTCAAATAAAACACTCTATCTATTTGCGGCCGTCATTGTAACCGCTATTGCCGTCATTATGGCAGAAAGGCAAGGAGTCGTTGACAGCGATTATTTCTGGCATCTCACCTTAGGAAAAAGCATCTGGCAAAATAAAGCCATCCCAACTCAGGACACTTTCTCCTGGCTAAGCCCGGAACTCAATTTGCAGGAAACCGCTCATTCCTGGCTCAGCAGCCTGATTCTTTACGCGTTTTCCTGCATTTCCACAAATCCCGTCTACGGAATGCTTGCGTTCATCGCAGTGACAGTCTTTGCCTACTGTCTGTTCATTGAATATATCTGGGGCAGACAAATCAAAGACCCTTTCATGAATGTCTTAGCTTTGGCTCTTGTCACGCTGCCGCTTGACTGGGCAGGAAGACCGCAAAACATCGGCTTAACGCTCTTTGCAATCGGATTCTATCTGCTGAACAAAGTCTATGAAGAACCTGACACAAAGCTCCGCTGGCTGCTTCCTGTTGTGAGCGTTCTTTGGGCAAACCTGCACGGCGGGGCATTGCCCATTCTGCTCGCGTTCAATCTGCTGTTCTTGGTCTTGTGCTTTGCTCCTGACATCAATGCCTTTGATATCTATAACGAAAAGGGCGACTCAAAGAAGCGGTTCCGTGCCCTGTTCCAGGTCTTTCTTTCCGATATTTTGGCCGGACTCCTGAATCCATACGGCATCAAGCTCTATATCTATTTCTTTGTGACAAACAATGAAACGACCAAGAAATATGTTTCTGAATGGATGCCGAGCCATCTTGCCAATGAAGTTGTGTTTCTGTGCCTTGCCTTCTTGTTTCTGATTGTAGCTTACCGAATGAAGGTAAAGCTCACAGAATTTGCCCCGTATCTCTGCTGCCTGTTCATGACAGCAATGTATGTCCGAATCCGCAGCTATTGGGTTATCGTCATGACTCCCCTCATTTACCGGTTCCTCACTTCTCTTATCTCCGCACAGGAAAACCGGATGTGGAAAGCTGGCGGCAGGCCCAACAGTTCCTGGGCGGGAAACACCAAGAAATACACTATCGCTGCAGCTGCCGTGCTCGTTCTTGTATCTGCTGTCTATGCACCTTCCATGGCCAACGCCCCCGATAAGACAGGGGATTACATCACAGCTGACCTTGTCTCATACATCCAAGACCTCAACCCGCAGCGGCTCTATACCTCCTACAATGATGGCGGGTATTGCATCTATCATGGCATCAAAAGCTTCGCGGATTCCAGAGCAGACCTATTCCCGGACGATGTCATCGAAGCAAGTGTGAATTTTGCATTCATGAGCTATTCCACCGACACTGGCATGGAAGACTGTTTGAATCAATTTGACTTTGATGCCATCCTTTTACGGCGCTCCCAAAGCGGTCCCTGCATCGAATATCTAAACCAACTTTCTGGCTGGACACAAGGATATAAAGACGATTATTTCGTTGTTTTTGTACCTTCCGAAACCTAAAAATCTCTGCCCTTGACCGGATTTTTCGGCCAGGGGCATTTTTGTACATATGTTTAGTGAAATCTAAACGGCTGACCGCTTTCTGGACAAGGCTTTCGAGTATTCAAATCGACTCTGGATTTTGTTCCAGGCTTGTTTTGTGCAATATTTACAAACTTTCTTTATTAATGGGCGGTCGATTTGTAGTGTTGCTATCTAGCGAAGGTGTGCGAATTGCAGACAATGAAAGTATGGGTTAAAATCCCAACACCTGAATACAAAATCAGAAGGACACATCAATGCTAAATAACAGCTATACAAAAACGAATACCATCTTCGGACAGGCGCTTGGATGCACTGCCCTTGATGACGCATTTGTAAAGCTGCTGAGTGATGTAAATGCCGATGGCGTGACTCAGTTCCTGATTCGGACAAATGGCGAAGAGAAAATGAAGACCGTTGCCCAAATCAATTCTGAGTCTCTGGAAGCGGGTGTTCGTGAGCGCATCTTTGATAAAGTCAGCCCGAAATATGGGACCCCGACTTATTGGGATACCTCTACCAACATCTACTTCTCCATCAATACGTTCCATCCTCAGAAATCTCTGCGCGGAAAAGGTATCCGTCGTAAGGCGGATGTCGATAAGCTGCGCGCTCTGTTCTTTGACATTGATTGCCACGGCGAAAACGCACCAGCTGACATCAGCGACCGCATCGGTGAACTTGTACTGGATGCCGTGAATCATCATGAGATTCCGGACTGTGCAGTTTCTAACAGCGGCCGTGGTGTTGGCTTGTTTGTGTTTCTTGAACCCTGCAACCCAAACAATCTCTCTTACGGCTTGGCCTACAGCGGCGTACATAGAGCAATTTCTCTCAAGCTGAATGAGTTGATTGAGAAGGCCCAGTTCACGGCAAATGTTGAGCTGGATAAGGCAGTTCATGAAACCAATCGCGTTGCTCGTCTGCCTGGTACTTATAATACCAAGGCAAAACGCTGTTGTCATTGTATTCGGGTCCCTGAAGACAAACCCTTCAACTTACTGAAGCTCGCAGACCAGTATAATGTTCCTTATCACTTTGCCGATGAGAAAGTTGCTCCGTCTGATGCAAACTTCAACAAGACTGAGGGCGAAATCCTTGAATGGGCTAAAAAGCGCTTCGCGGCAATGTGCGTGCGCTATCCGCATCTTCTTGACGTTCTGAACAATTACAAAGAGAAGGAAGAACGGAAAGCAAACTTCGTCTGCCGCTTTGAACTGGCGCTTCGATACCTTCAGGCAAATCCGTGTGGCGAAGGAAACCGTCACAACACTCTCTTGGCTGTACTGTCCACCTGCTATGACCGTGGCGGTCATCCGGATATGGATAAGGCACAGCTCATCAACCGCACTTTTTCTCAGCCACTTTCTGACAAGGAAGTTGCGCATCTCGTTTCCACCTGCAAATACCCTTGCAAGAACTCGACAATTGAAGCACTCTCCGGCATTCCCGCGAGTGCTCTCAAGAATCCCAAAGCCAAGGCGGAAGGGAAGAACGAGAGCGAATCTAAGCCAAAGCGTTACGAAAAAGGCGAAATCCCGCCTCCGATTGCAAGCTCCAAGGCTGACCGTTACATGCTCGGTGTCCTCATCAACCACGGCATTATTCCCGACCTCCGCATCCGGAACCATCGTCAAAAGTACGAGGCTCAGGAACGCCGGAAACAGCGCATGGTCATCTATGACCGTATCCCGGAACTCTATGCTTCCGGAATGTCCGTTCGTGCCATTGCAAAGGAACTGAAAATCTCGGTTCCCACTGTATATGAGCAGGCTAAAGTGCGTGGCCTTGATATCGTGGAGAAGGAACAGCAGGCATTCCGCATCAAGAACCTGACAGCTCAGCGGCTCGTTGAGATGGGATATCAGAAGCAGAAGGTTGCTGAACTGATGGGCGTCAACCGGAACACGGTGTTCAACGCTCTGAATCGGTCTTTTGACTCTGTATCTGAGGAAGACCTCATGCTCGTTGACAAGGCGGTTAATAAGCTCATTGGTCGTGTCGAGGTTATCGTGGAGACTCCCGAACCACAGACGGCTGACGAGCTGGAAACGGCAAAGCCGCAGGAAGCTAATGAAACTACTGTGACTGCTGAATCCGCTGAAACTGCTGAGACGGTTGCGACCGCCAAGGCTGCGGACAGTACCGAGACCGTCACTACCGAGAAGGAGTGTTCTTCTAAGGATGACAACAAGCCAGACGACAATGTACCTTTTGCTCCATTCAGTGATGCGTACAATCAGCTGTGCTTTGAACCTCAATCCCACAAAGGTTGGCACTCCGTCAAGGATGCGTTGAACAACTACGCGACCAGCTGCTGCTCTGCGATAAGTCAGCTCTGGGATGGCGTTGGCAAAGTTCAAAGGCACTTTGACTACGGTCGAGCGCAGCAAGCCGCAACCTGAACCTTTTTAGTACCTTCACAATTTGATACTATCTCTTTTGCGCGAATCGAACCTTAAAAAGCTATATGCTGGAAGTCATTTCTAATTGAACCTGTATCTCTGGTCGGCAAACGGACACACTCATTCATGAGCGAGAACACAAGTTTGCCGGGTTGATGTGCAGGATTTGAAGCGAATCTCTTCCTTTTGTGCAAAGTTCAATTCACTATTGACAGTCCCGGTGAGGCAAAATTTAGACTCACACGTTCGAGAAGGACACGCCCATTTATGAGTGAGAACAAAATTCCCGAACAGGCTGCGGCTCAGGAGTCACGCTCGCAATGCCGGGATGCTGGTAGAGGATTTCACGGACCACAAATGCTGGCAAACGCTACAGTATTTTCGCGTTCATGCTGTTGTTTCAAAACCAAAACCACAGGATAAGTGTATCCTTTCGGAGGACACGCCCGCTTGCGAGTGAGAACGAAATCTAAAGGGACCTGACACAAATCCCGCATTTTTGGCGCTGATAGCTGAACTGCGGACGGATGAAGTGGCCCACGTGGCGGCCATGACGGCTTTCCTGACCCGAAAAAAATTTGTCGGCTGGACTGGTAATAGGAGTCCAGGAGCCCGATTTCTCCTGAAAAACGGACCCTGCCCAAGAATGTCAAACGAGTTGGCAATGTTTTTCAGGCTTTTGTACGCGTCCCCTGTAGTAGAGCTCTATATATTATATATAAAGGGCATTGATAAATAAGAGAGAGTACTAGATTTGAACTGAGAAGGATTGGCTTAGGATTAGCTTTGAGTTCCTTGGGATTGGCTTTGTCATAGCTTTGCCTTAGGAAACCCACTATTCCTTAGCTGCAATTTGGCGGCCGTTGCGGGTTGTTGCGAGTTGTGTCCACTGCCGTCTGGAGCGTAGCTGCCTTGCTTTTGGGCTGGTGCTTCTTTGCTCCCTGGCATTCGCGTAGCTGCTTGTTTCTCATCCCTCCACATTCCGGGTCTTAGCTTGCGTAGCTGCTCATTGGGCTTTGGCCGCCTGAATTCCTTGCTCCTTGTATTTGTGTCTAAAGTGCTAACAATTCGCCCTTCGCATTGAGGGCATGTTCGGCTCATGGTATAATTAAATCATAGCAGGAGGAGCTGGACATGAAGCGATATCGGTACTTGTGCATCTGCAAGGCAAACAAACCTGACTGCCAATATGCCTGCCTTTGCCGTATCGCATCTGCCAGATTCCCATTGTGGCGGGTTCCGAAATTTTGCTGCTTGAAGCGGCTTGGGACCTGTACGTACCAAAGCGTGCGGAAGGTGATTGTGTGAGCAGCAGCATGATTCTTGAACATCTCGATGCCTGGCAGGGACAATGCCTTGTCTTAACCATTGTGGTGATTCTTGCTATCGAATGGCTTGGCCGAAACTTGAGTCTCTGGCTTGTCATGAAAGCGTTCGGCACTAAGACGGCAAGGTTCTACGATACCCGCATTACGGCAATCGGCGTTATCCACCACGAGCTTTCCCATCTCCTGGTTGCCATCTTCACCGGTGCTCGAATCGATGGCGTGAAGCTGTACAAGATTTTCCAGAAACAGGATGACGAAGTTCTCGGCTATGTGAACTACACGCCACGCGGCCTTTATCCGTTCCGCTGCATCCAACAGACCCTCATCGGCATTGCACCGGGAATCCTCGGCATGGTTCAGATTTGCACTATGAGCCAGCTGCTTCTTGGGTTCTGGTCGAGTCTTGGCAATGACTGCTTCAAGCATCCTGCCATCTGGATACTCGCAATCGTCATGAGCCAGATAGCATATCATTCCTGCCCGAGCCGGTACGACATCCAGGGCTCGTGGTTCTGCATTGGCCTTGTGGTCCTTGCATTCTGTCTGTTCCGGGACAATATCTTTCCTACCTGGTTCGCCTTGCAGGTCATCCAGTGTGTGGCATTCGCCGTTATCCTTGCATCCGCACCCGTGATGCTCCTGAGCGTCATCGTGATGGTTGCTAAACTCATAAAGCACCTTGTCTTTGCTGGAGGTAAACAAATCTTTGAAGTTCGATAAACTCTATCTTCGCGTTACGGCTCTGCTCAATGGCCGCGAAGTTCATTACGACTATGTCATCAGCCCGAACGCCGATGACCTGACTGATGAAAAGGCCGACTTGATGAAACAGGAACTCTCGGAATCTCTGCTCAAAGACCTTCCGGCTGGCACCAAAATCCTTAGCACTGAGTTCATCCCGGAAACGGAGATGATTGCTCCGATTTTCGACGGAGACCGGGTCACTTCATGGCGGTTTCTCGATTACGTTGCAAACATCCTTTCTCCCGAACCTGACATGAACGGAAACCTGCATCCGAAATTCACCCCGCTCGCTGTTGTACGCGTGATGGTGGACAAGGATGTTTCGTTGATTCAGCTGGAAGAACGGGAACGAATCCGAATCATGGTCGGGAACTATGTCATGGAATTGACCAAAGCTCCGATTTACGCCATACAGCAAATTACGCCGGACGATTACTGGCGTATCCTGAAAGGCATCGGTGTGATGCGAAACTTCCCGACCTCTCAGAGAATCCTCGTGAAGGTCGTCTCCTTGGCGGAACTCAAACGCTGCACGGAACGGCGCAGGAAACGGTTCGAGGAAAACGGAAAGGGCTGAATCAACAGCTTGCCCCTTGCCTGTACGTTCGCCGGAACCCTCACACCCCGCCCACCAATGCATCGTTCAGAACGTCTGCAGTAACCTTGGTGAGCCTGGTTGCTAAATCTTTTGGCAGATACTTGTATTCCATTGCGAATCCCGTACACTGTGAAGTATCGTGAATACCCACAAACCTGAAAGGCGGTTTTTATCATGCTGAAAAATATTCTTGCCGTGATTGGTGCTGTGACGGTTGCTGCTGTTGCTTATGTGGCTTTCAGCGACCACGTGATTGTGAAAATCGAACCCGATGAAGAAGGCCCTGAGGACCCCGAGAAGCCGGAAGAGCCGAAAGAAGTTGCTAAGCCTTCCGAACCCAAAAAAGAAGACCACAAGTTGACCTTCGATGAGCTTGTTCGCAAGATGGATAAATCCGAGGAACGCTTGGCTAAAGCCGAAGCAGCAGCCACCGCCAAAGACGATGACAATGATGAGGATGACGAGGACGATGAGCCCGAATCCAAAGTCGAAGAAGTCAAAATTCAGGATGACTCGGCTGAAACTGAGTGACAAGGAGTAAAAGCTATGGACACTGATACTCGTATTTCCGTGATTGCTGGACGGCCCGGAGCCGGTAAGACCCGCTGGGCTGCCAGGGAAGTGGTTGAGACGCTTCGCGACGTGAACAACGTCGTCATTTACATCGGCTTTGACCGGGAGTTTGAGCGTATCTGCCGGATGGTTTCGGACACCTATGGCAGCAAACCTCACGGCAAGCTCCTCTTTGCACTGCAGGATGGCGCAGGGGAAGCAATCGGAAAGGCCGTCGATATCGCCAATAACGGGGAATCTCGCATGTTCTTGGGCAATGAGGATGACAACGAGTACCAGAACAATCGGCGGATGGTGTTTGTGTTCTATGACCAATGCCGCCATGATATCTTCAACGGCCGTCGAGACCTCCTGAGAGCGGCTGCCAGGGCCGGGGTTCATGTCAATGTCCTTTGCCAGATTTTCAGCCAAATTGACCGGGGTGATATCAATTGGCTGAACGAATACTGCACGCCGTTCGTCATTTCGAAGTCCCGTGAACCGCGCCTGGCAACGCAGGAAGAGATTCAGGAAAAGTACCGTTAAGCCATCTGAACCATCTGTTGCCGGAGAACGGAAACCTATTTTCGCTGTTGCGGGAAGTTTTGCTGGCGTATATCATAAGCTGCACGGGCGGCCGATACAGGATGTCAGCCGGTATGAGACAGTCATCAATGGCTTAGACTAGAGAGGACGACAATGGCAAAGACACTGGTTATCGCTGAGAAGCCTTCGCTTGGACGCAGCATTGCGTCGGGACTCACCTGGTGGAGGAACGAACAGTTCACACGGCAGGGAAAAGACCGGAATACATGGCTGGAAAGCCAGAATTATATCGTGGCTTCCTCCGTTGGACATCTGTACGAACTCATTGACCTGGATGCGTATTTTCCGGATTATGAGCCGGGGAAAAAACATTCCTGGACGATGGAACGGCTTCCGTTCTTTCCCGACAACTGGAATTTTAAGTTCGAGGGGAAGGACAATGTCAAGGGCCTGATTCGAACTATCAATAGCCTGATGAACCGCACAGACGTTGATAAGATTTATAATGCCGGAGACCCTGACCGGGAAGGTCAGCGGTTGGTTGATGAAATCATCCATTACGGCCTCAAAAAGCCGAAACCTATCTATCGACTTTGGCTGCCTGATACGACCAATAAGACCGTCAAGCAGGCGTTTGAGACGGCAAAACCCAATGACGGGTATGCGGATTTTTCCTCCTCCGCAGAGACCCGCAGCGAGATGGACTGGCTCTTGGGAATTGAGCTGACTCGGTATGTGTCCGTCAAGGCAGGCACTTTTATCCGCATCGGACGCTGCGTCTGCCCGATTGTTGCCCATGTCATCGAACGCGAGAAGGCAATTCGGGATTTTGTTCCGAAACCGTACTCCGCCGTGTCCAGCAAGGAGAAGACGAACGGTGAGGACATTGAACTGACCAGTAAACGGACGTTCGAGGAAGGCCATGAAGCCGAAGCTCAGGCGTTGGCGGATGCCTTCAACCAGGCGGGCGCAACCGTGACGAGCGTTAAGACGGAGCGCAAGACTGTCAATCCAGGTAAGCTCTTCTCGATGAGCGACTTGCAGAGCTTCGCCTGTAAGGCCGATAAGACCCTGTCTCCGGCAGATGTTCTCGCCGCAACGCAGGCACTCTATGAAGGCGGATTCGTCACCTATCCGCGTACTAACAGCAGCTACCTTGCCACGAATGAAACCGTCAAGGTGGACGCAGCCATCAAAGGTTTAGCGCAGAACGGAATTACGGGCCTTGTCAATAAGCCGGGCCTTAAATCGATTTATGACGACAGTAAAATCGAGGCTCACTCTGCTATCACCCCGACCGGTAAATGGCCTGGAGCATTGGCAGGAGCACAGAAAACGGTTTTTGAATGTATCTTGAATCGATTCTGTGCCGTTTTCTGTGCGGAGGATTGCACCGTGGACCGGACCACGATTGTCATTCATTGCCATGACGAAGACTTCATGCTGAAAGGCGATGTGCAAGTCACTCCCGGATGGCGGAGATTTGAGAAACCGTCAAATGGCGACAAGATGCTCCCGAAGCTCAACAAGGGTGATGCGGTAAACATCAATTTCCAGCTGGTCGGGAAGATGACAACACCTCCGAAACGGTATACGGTCGAGGCTCTCAATAACTGGATGGTCGCCCCGATGCGCGGTGCTGAAAAAGAAGATACCGAATATACCGATGCCGAATGGAAAGAGATTCTTTCTGACGCTACCATCTGCACCGAAGCAACCCGTGCTGATACGGTAGACCGATGCGTCAAGAGCCAGTACATTTCCCTCAAAAAGGGCGTGTATTACGGTGAACCTGCAGGATTCCAGCTGGTCGATATCATGGATAAGCTCGGCATTGTTTTGGATGTTCCCGTGACCGTTAACCTTTCCAAGCAGCTGCACTCCATCAACGACGGAAACCTGACCCGCGTTCAGGTTTTGGAGTTCACCAAACAGACCCTTGAGAGCATCATGTCAAAGGATGTGACGATTGAAGCTGCACAGGGAGCCAGCAGCAAGTATCCAGTTCTCTGCCAGTGCCCAAAATGCGGCAAGGATGTTGTGGAAACAAAGCTTGCCTATGCATGTACCGGGAAAGACTCTGATGGGAAACGATGCCCGGTCGCAATCTGGAAGAAGAACAAGTTCCTTGAAGCGCTCGGCAAAGAAATGACCAAAACAACAGCAAAGGCTCTGCTCACAAAAGGCAAAGCTCCGCTCAAAGGATGCATAAGCGCCAAGACCGGCAAGAAATACGACTGCATTCTAACATGCGACTTTTCCGGAGACCGACTAGCTTATCACATCGAATTTGACGGCGCTCCAGTATCGTTTGGCAGCAAAGTCGGAAAATGCCCGTTCTGCGGAAAGCCTGTGGCAGAGACGGCAAAAGCCTTCACCTGCACGAACAAGTCTTGCGGCGCGGCGCTCTGGAAGGAATCGAAGCTGTATGGCAATGAGCTTGATGTTGATGCCGATATTGCCAAGACTCTTCTCTCCGGGAAAACCGTCGAAGCCACGATTCAGAACAAAGAGAGAACCGGCACACAGGATGTTGAGGTTGGGATTGAACCGTATACGGCACCCAATGGCAGAAAATATATCGGCCTTTGCATCATGAAAACCAAATAGTTAATTTGCCTCATCGCCTGCCCATTTTGGGTGGGCGTTTTTTGTTGCCAAGCTGTGCGAATTGCGTATGATTAAGAACAGTGATACGAAACTAAAAAATCAACGGTAGAGGGATAAAAACATTGAAGCCATATTTTATAAAAGTCGGGTATTTCCTGATATTTATTTTCGCAATCCTCAATTTTTTGGGGCTGAAGCAAACGGAATTCGAAATCCGGCAGCTGGATAGCACGGCAAGAATCCTGACAACTCATGCGGAAGCGATACAGGCAGCACAAGAACAGCCAACGCTGAACGCGGCGGCGGCCGCCGCTCTAACGAGAGCCGATACCCAAATCGCGATTGCTTCGTTCTCAAATGAGAATGTAGCGGGGGAAGCAAAACGACTCGCGTCTCTCTGCAACGCAAACATCAAAGAGAAGTCCATTACGGCATCGGTGTCGAATGACGCGGTTTTGGAAGAGATGGCGAGAAGAGCGAATATGTATGGGCGGCTCGTGATTCCTTCCGTGGGAGTCAATGTGGCGTTGTTTGCAGTCGTCAGCCAGGCAGCAGCGGATGCACAGGACAGCGCTGCATATTTTCCGTTCAAAAACTATATGCTGGTTGCGGACCACTGGAATCAGGGGTTCTGGAAAATCAAGCGTTGCTCGGTTGGAACGAAAGCTTATATTTATCGCGGAACTTCGATACAAACGCTTACATGTACCGGCATCTGTTGCGGCGTGAACGCTGGTTATGATTTGCTGTATGAGGATGGGTCGAGCGCTACAACAGGCAGCGGAACCATCATGTATACCTGCAACGGTTCGAATTATCACGATATCACATTGACTTTTTGGAGCTGAGTTTTATGCAGAAGAATAATAAAAAGATGACATGCCTTGCGGCGATTCTCATGGTAGCACTTGCTGCATTGCTGATTTTCGCTATCGTTGACGCGAACCGCATCAATCGTAGTCTTTCAGAGCTGCAGCAAACGGTGAATTATGAAGAGCGGCTGGAACCTTTGCTGTTCTATGGCGCAACCGCTGAAACTGCCGAGACGGCTGCAACAGCCGAAACCGCAAAGACTCTGGAGCCAGAGCTGAACTTCACCGTGACGAAAAGCGGCATTGTTCCAGATGACGGCTCCTATGTTCCGGTCACGCTGGGCGACGTGACTGTCTGCATTCCTTTCGCCGCTGCCGGGCAGGGCGGATGCACGGTGACCTATTGCTCCGGTAATTCCACTGCCGCAATCGGGGATTACAAAATTGCGTTGGTGGAAGGGAATACGGAAGACTCCGTTGTGACTTTCCAAAACGACGACAAGGAAATCCTGTCGGGGACAAGGACGATGGGAGAAGGATTGACTTTGACCGTTGCTGCTGAAGCCGAGGAAGGGCAGGAGACGGAACAAGAGGCAGTGATTGAAAAGCTGCTTGCTGATGCAGCAATCACCGATACAGCTCCTGCGACAACCGTGTTTGGAGAAACCGTAAAAGACGATGTTGTAATCGAAGCGGACGATGGCTATTTGCAGCTGCAGCTGAATGACAACACCGTTTTGGTATCGACTTTCTCTTTCAATTATGACAAAAACGTATTCTCTAAAACTCTGAATCTTCCCGGTGGACTCACCGTTCGATACGGGAACGTGCAGGACAAAGAGACCGGGTATATCCCGTTTGTCTCTACGGTAAATAACCGCAATATCAAAATTCTTGCAACCAGTGTAGAAGCGCTGCAGGGATTCTTCCAGGGTTAATACGTTCTGAACCAATCTTTCACTGAGCCATCTGCCCGTTTCGGGGGGTGGCTTTTGTGTTGGCACTTTGCTTGCCAGTTCTTGCGATGCTCGTATCATTAGAAACTGAATCAGTATTTTTTGCGGGGAATCGGGTGAGGAGAACCATGAAAAACAACGGAGAAAAGCTTGAAGGGCTGATGATTGCGGCGATGCTGCTGATTTTTGTCACAAGCATCTGGGCGTTCAGGGACGCTCAAAGAATGCACGAAAAGTTGGCAGAGAAGGTACAGCAGACGCCGGAAACGGCTGAATTTGCAGAGTTTGTATCTCATTTATTGCCAGCAACGCCGGAAACGACAGAAATCACTCCATTTGATGCAAGTGACCCGCACATGAATTTTGTTGCAAGCAAAGAAAGACTCAAATTGACTCTCAATTCCTGTGTGCCGCTCTCTTTGGATGATACAACGGTCTGCATTCCGATACAGAGCATCGGTGAAAGGAGCCTGGTATCGTATCAGACGCAAGACCATACTGCCTGCGTTGGGGCCTATCATATGACTCTTGTGAATGGGCACAAGGAAGAAGGCGTCAACTTTCTTCTGATAAATGATTCCGCCTTGATATCCGGAACAAGGAACATCAATGAGGATACCAGCCTTGTCGTCACGGCACTTGTCAAGGTGAATGAAGAACAGCAGCAAACCAAAGTGATACAACAGCTTTTGGATGGAGCGGTTCTTTGCGATGTCGCACCGACCATCACAATCTTTGGCGTTCCAGTTAAGAACAATTCGATGATTGAAGTAGATAACGCTCTTGCCAAAATCGAAACGAATCAGGGCAGGGTATTTATCACAAGTTCGGCTGCTATCAAGGAACCCAAACCTCTTGATAAATCCGTGATTCTGCCATCCGGCATTGAAGCCAAATACAACAGCACTGCCCGAACCGGGTCTGGGGATATTGTTTTCGTGATTGAGCAGGATGGCTGCAGATATTATCTGTTGGCTCCGAGCGTGGAGCAGCTGCTCGGCGTGTTTGACGATTCCGAATCTAATTAGGGCTTTTCTTGTTGCAGCGCCTTGCGGAACAAGTACAATAATAGTTGTACGATAGATAACAGCCTTTTGGCCCAATGCGTACAATTCATATTCTGCAGCTAAATTAGCAGACTCACCAATTCGGTGGGCCTGCTTTTTTATTTGCAAGAAAGGAGTGCCGACAGCTTTCTGTCAACCATTTCCGAAAAAACAAATATCAATCAAGAGAAAGGAAAAATTGTATGTTTAACGCAACCTGCCTAATCAAGACCGACATCGATACCGTGAACAAGTGTATGGGGCAAAATCCCTACAATCCTGAGACTTTTCTTCAGAACTTTGCGTCTCGTCTGACATCTTTCGACGACCCTCTCCTCAATATTTACCCAACATCCGAGATTGCAGGAAACATCGAAGACGAGGATGTTATCCTGGGCCTTCGCGAACCGCAAAAACTCATTGAGTGGGCGAAAACCATGAAGGAACGCACGCAGTGCATGGCAATGGCTGAGTTCAGTGCAGCATTGCAGAAGCATAAAGCAGAAGGCATCGATATCACAAAGCCGATGTATACCTGCCTGCGCTCCATTGAAATGGATTCCAACGAATCTTATCTTCTTCGCTTCGCCGCTGAACTGCTCGACAACCATCCAAACCCGGAATGCGGTGAGCTGTTTTATGACGGCGACTCCTGGAAGTGTTTCCCAAACGGTTTTCAGCTGAAAGACATCGAAGCTCATGCTGAGGACTACATCATCATTCCGGGGCTGTTCTATGACGACTGATTGAAAACGAAAGGAATTTTATGGACTGGAAATTTATCATGTGTCTGCTCGTCATGTGCTCCACCACCATCTGGAAGCTTCTGGAAATCCTCACCTACGGTGAGATTCAGGTCCGGCAGGTGGATGACATCATGATGATGTATATGACCTTTACCATCTACGCCGCCTATAAGGCTGGCATGGCAGTACAGGCTAAAAGGCAGAAGCAAACCGAAGAAAAAATCGCAACCACCTCTGATAAGCAAAAAGGAGAATGACTCTATGTATCAGCTGCAAAACATCGATTATCTGTACCGTATCTCGACTATGACCGGCTCGTCCAAGCTCGTTACCGTTCAGGCGGACAGAGACTCCCATGACCTGAACGATAAGCATTTTGTGATGCTGAATCTGTGCCGGGCAATCGTGAATTACGCCAATGAAGGGCATGTGATTTCGGCTGTGTATGAGCTGGAACCTGACGGGACCTCCAAGCGGGTTGCCTATCGCGGATTGCCGGAATACCAGGAAGCACTCAAAGACCCTGAACCGGATGTGATTGTTGCGAAATTTGCAACGAACTTTTCGTCCGGCGCTTCGTTCGCTTCACAATGCCGCGTGAATCAAAAGAGCCGTGAAGTGTTCGACATTGAGGCTTCCGGGACTCCTTCTGATAATGATGATATTTCTGAACGCCTTGTTTCGCTGGATGACGGCGAACACTGGCATCAGGTTCACTGCATTGATGATATCCTCGATGAATACGACGATGATATTGACAATGCTTTGGATGCTCTGTATTCCATCGAAGCTCACGGTGATATCGACGGGGACTACTGGTGTACTACCACCGATAAAGACCTGAACCGGACCATTCGTGAATGCCGCACCGAAATTCTCGTTGATGCGCTGCTTGCTCGCGGCTCTGAGGCGGTAGAAGAATTTCTCGGCTATCCCGTGAATATGTCGGAAGCCGAATGCGTGCTCGAGGAATACCTGAATAACCTGTCCGATGAGGATTTGGCAAACGCCTTCTTCGAAACTCTTTGAGCTACCGCACTTGCGCAGATGTGCGAACAGGATATTATAAAAATTGTACGATAGATACCATCTACTAGGCGCGTTTTGCGTTCGTACAATTCATAATTTCGCTTGAAGGCGGACTTCCCATACCGGGAGGCCCGCCTTTTTGCATCAAAAATTACAGGAGGTAAATACCATGTTCAATATTATGAATCTCAACAACATCGAAAACATTTTCTACTGGACCGACAATAACGGTGCTGTTTCTCTTCCCGGAGATACTGCCCTAACGTATCGGACCAAATCGGACCTTCCTCGGTTCGTGGCGGCTGTTTATGGTGCGCTGAACACCGATAGTGGTGTTTCAGAACGTGTTGTCACCCTGAACGGCCACTGCGGTTTGCTGTTGGATGTACTCTACGATAAGGACTGGGTATCGGAGATTTTCTCTAATCTCAACTGTGAGATTCCAGACGAAATCATCATGAACCTATTCGGCGCTGCCTTGCCGTGTCTGGCACAGATAATGTGGAATGATATCCATGCCTCACTTAACAAGACGGAACATTGTTCGAACTGCCCCGACCTCAGAATTTTGGTTGGCCAAAATACAGATAAGGATGGTCATGAGCTTTGTTTCTTCATTCCCTTTGGCGGCACAGAGTTTGACCATGATGAACGAATCAGGTGCGCACATGCGGCTCGCGTTGTAGAGAATTATCTAGACAATGTGGCTTATGGCAAAAAGGTAGAAACATACATTCGTGGACTCGTTGAAGCTGCCAGTATTGACGGCGCTATTTCTGAAAGCAACACGGAGGTGTGAGCTATGCTTATCAAGAATATCAAGTGGGATACGGACGGCGACATGGAGGCTCTTGCCTCCTTACCAATAAAAAGGGTGCCGTAAATGTAGAGTTCAAAGTACCTGCAAAAAATGGTCAAAAATCTGCAAGCCTTAAAAAGCTTAAAATCGTAAAGACGACAGATTCCATGCATTCTGCATGGGAAAAAATATCTTAATCATTTAAAGAAAGGAGTAGCAGGGTATTTGTGCTAACTGAGTACACTTCAAATTGCCTCTTGGTTAGCGCATTCCTCACCGCCTAAGTCGCAAGCGACTATAGACGGTGTACCCTGCGCACATAATTTGATGAAATGGATTGTGAAGCAAACCAAATCGAAAGGATATGAGTTCACCTTCGATATCGTGAAAGGCAAGGCCGTTATCGGGCAGGCACACTATATCCCGAAATTGCTACGGCAGGGTTATGGCATCCGGCTGAATGATTCCAAGTTCCTGCTGCAATACATGCCAGCTGCTGACGCAAGGGCGTACATGCGCGGCATCAACACGAAAGATATTCTGAGACACCCTTTTGCTATCCGTGAGAACAACTGCACGGTAGGCGAGATTTCCGTCATCCATACAAAAACCGGATTCCTCCAAGGATACAATTCTATCGCCATGCAGCTGTATGGCGAGGAATACCAGAGCTACAAAATTGGTTTTGGAAAAGAAGGAGTATGCTGTCCCGTATTTCTTGGCGGACAGCAAATCGCCCAAATCAATAAGAGCGCGGTGGTCAAGGACAATCTGGATGAATACCTGATTTACGCGGTCAATGAAATGGCTCTGCTGCCGTCCGTTATGTTCGCCATTTACATTGACGGGATATACTACGCAAACCGAGGCGTGTATGTGGATGACGCAACGACTATCAACTGCGAATACAGCTTGAACGAGGAAGTCCTGTCCCACTACGACCCGAATTTTGTCAAAGGACTATGACTCCGATAACTGGTATTCACAGACAATATCATGTTGCGAAACTGTGCGAATCGCAGACAATTAAAAGTGAATGAATTACAAAAGCTACAGAGGATAAACAATGAGCTATGAACCCATTATCACACCGGGCAGGAATTTCTTTCTTGTCTCGACGGAGTACAAAGAGAGCTGCTCTGCCTGGTGCCGCAAGCAAATTAGAGCGACACTGAGGACCTGTCAGGGACGAGTCATCATCATTGATGCAACGGGCGAGTACGCGGACTTGGCGCTTGAACATGACAGACTAATTCGAGAAAAGATTCCGTCCATTATTTTCCGGTATAAGTTGGTGGACGGGAAACCGTATATCGCTCACGTCATTGAGGTCGATACAGAAGCAAACGAAGCACCACGCCTGATTGTATACGATATCAGCCGGACCTTAATCACAAGCTGGAAAGTCGGCGTGGAAGCCATCAATAAAATCCTGCAATCTTATGCCGTGATGCGGGACAGTGAAATCGCATGGCTGTATGTTCCGCTGGACCTATATACCAATGTCAAGCCCGAAAGCGAATCCTGGAACATTCTGGAACGAACCATCAAGGGCAATGAAGGCAAGCTCATGACGGTGCTAACGACCCGAAAATTCAATATCGGTACAGTTCAGCGCTGTTTGCATATGAATAAAAAATAATATTGGAGGATATTACATGACAAACGAACAGTTGAGAATCGCATTAACGGCAAATGCCGTTACCAAACAGACCCGTAACCATTTTGGGTTCAGTGACCCGTGTGGGAAGACTCTGGAAGAGTACAACAAATCTTCAATGCTTTGCTGTGTGACGGCAGCGCAGAAAATGAACACGCCGGGTTTCGAGCGTGTCCTTGCTGCACAGATTTTCCCCTGCTTCACCATCGGCTGCTGGAACCAGACGAAGACGGTCTATGATTTTGACTACGAGTTCCAGAAAATTCTTATGGATACGGATGACATGGCAATTCATCAGGATATCCTGCAGCGGCTTACGGTTCGTGATTTCTTTGTTCCTTTGTACGACAGCTATGACTATACCGGGATGTTCGTGCATGTAGAATTCGACGAGAAAGAGAAGACCACTGCTTTCGGCATCGTTCTTGTCGGCCCGGCCAAAGGCAGCCATGATGATTTCACGTTCCTGACTCTGCCTGCCTGGGCCAAAGAAAACCAGAGCTTGACGGAAGCAACTCGGAGCACAAAAGAATATCTGGAAAAGGCGGCTGGGCAGCGGCAGGTAAATGGTATCAGCGTTCCGGCTGTGATGGAAGCAGTTCCTTCGGTCTTTGACGGCGGCACACCTTATGTTCGTCTGGCAATCCTGTGTGCCTACTATCTCGCCAGTAAGAACCCTGATGCCCGCCTGGAAACTTCCAAAAAGCGTGACCGCCCGGTATTCGTGTTCCAAGGGAAAGCACAACGCATCAACGTCAAGGCATATACCGTTGGTGAGAATGCGGCCAAAGAATACAAGAAGAACGGAGAAGGCAAAACTCCCCGCTGGCGGCATTACTGGTGCGGCAATGGCCGGGAACGTCGGGAATGCAAATTCATTTATTGATAGCTTGAGGTAAAACTATGGCTTCCCATACTTATCAGGACCCGATTGGGTTCTATGAATGGTTCGATGACCTTCCTTATGCTATCCAGGATAGTATTCTGAAACACCTGCCGCATATCGAAGGCGAGGAATGGTTCATCGTCATTATCTTTGCCGCTCTTATTCTAATGATTCTGGTTTCAGCGTATCTGGGCTTTGCAAGACATAATGTCAAAAAAACGAGTGAACGACTCAACGCTTTGAAAGAACTGAACAACACGACTGAATTCATGCCGGTCGAAGCGCAGTACCGCTACTATCTACGTTCTGATACGAAGCTGGAATACGAGGAGTTCTCGCTCCCGAAGTTCTTTCGCCGTGAAGTGAGGGAAAACTTCAAGCTGTACAATACCCTGCTTGGCAATGCTCGGGCAAACACGGTATTGTATGAAACATATGGCCGCGAAATCCAGGAACTCCCGGATTGGACAGAATCGGATGACGATTGCGGGCGGCATATCCCATTCTTTCTCTACCACAACATTGAGAAGGAACTGTACGATGAAACGGTTCTGGATTGTCCCGTGACAACTCCTGAATTCGTCTGCACGAAAAGCTATCTGCCCAAAGACGCCAAGAATCCGATTGAGATGGAAGAGACCTATACGCTGGAGAAACTGGAAGAGTACATACGCCGCTTGAAGGTTGCAGCCGATGTCAAGAAGAACAGCCAGAACGCAGGCTGAAAAAGGCGGTAAACAAGTGCAAGAGGCGGGAGCCCCGGGTTTGTTGGTTCCAGAACGTTTTTCCACCTGAACTTTAACAGCACTTTGATATTCTGCGGGTATTGACAAACGGCCAAAAAGGTGCTTGGGTCAAAAGCTCTTCCAAAAACGTACGATACCCGTACAATAAGCACAAATGAAATAACGAATGAATAGGAGATACATACCATGAGTGAACAGAATACCAATGCTCAGCTCGAAGCTTATCGGACTCTCGTTGACGATTTCAAGCGTTTCGTCAGTTCTGAAATTCGGGCGGAGGAGAACAGCTACAGGATTGTGGACATGACTTCCGAAGATGCCGAAATCGATGACCCGAGCGTTCCGGTGGCTCAACTGGAGGACGAAAAAGCAGAGAAGCTCGCCGGTATCTGCATGGACCTGTCCAACGCTACGCTGTGGCTCTACTACAACCGCGACAAGTTTGCGAACGTCGAGTTTATGCCTCTGAAAGAGGAGACTTTGAAAGAATACCAGAAGCAGGCTCAGAATGCTCTGAATGAACCGAAGAGCCCTCTGTATCTGAAATCCTGGTATCAGCTCATTGAAATGTTGAGTCAGGAATGTATCCCGCAGCGCTATGAGGACGACGGTCAGCGATATACAGACGTCTATGTGAACACCTATATGCTCATGTATCTGACCATGACCCGACTCAAGAACGGCGGAACCTTTACACGCCTTGCAAACGGGCAGGGAAGCGATGCTGTGAAAATCACGACTATCGCAATGTACTACTTCTCCAGCCTTTTGACGGTTCTCTGCACTGAATATTAAGAAATTTTTTCCCGTGTGAGCAGCGACGCTCACGCGGGAATTTTTTTGTAATTTTCTATTGTCAATCTGTGCGAATTGCGTACAATTAAAAATGTTGAAAGACAAACCACCACACACAAAAAAAGGAGATTTTAACATGAGCACTAGCATTCTGAAACTTGAAGCCACTGTAATTCGTCCCAAAGATTTTGACGAACTCGATGGTCTCGCCGCTTCCATCAGCTTTCCCGTTGAATATGATGACGAGGCGATTGGTGAGGCCCTGGGCGACCAGGACTTGATGGCATACGTTGTCGGAGAACTGCACGACCTTGTTGTCCGCATGCGCCCCGAGTGGCTGGATAACGAAGATACCAGCCTGACCATCAAGGCGTTCCTTGACGAAGCCGAGTGCCAGACGTTTAATGGCCTTGTTGCAATGAAAGAGGACAGCTACACCTTCGTCATTGAGGGCTAAACGCAACAGTGCAAAAACAAACCCTGCTCGCAGCAAAATGCGGGTAGGGCTTTTTTGGTTTGCGTAGCTGCGCTTTTTCCGTTACCGGAACCGTAGGTGCCAGGATGCGTAGCTGCCGATGTGTCTTGACCCGGCGTGCGAATCTCATACAATCAAATCTGTACGAAAGATACTATGCACACAATAGAATTCACACTAAACTGCTCAGTGGCCATATGGCTATTGGGTAGCTTTTTCTTTTGTGCGAACTGCGTACAATAAAAATCAGACGGAGGAATAACTATGAAAAAATTTATTGGAACTGCTTTGGTGCTGTGCTGCCTGGCTCTACCTTTGGCTGGCTGTGAGGACGCAATCAGCACTGTGACAAGTACCACAATGTCTGAACTCGAAGATATCCCGAGTCGGATATTGTCTACACCAGAAAGTGCTGAGACAGTACCGGAATACAATTACATTCATTTTCGCTACGACAATATTTGGACTGTATCTGCACTCGTGAACTACGAAATCGTGGACAACGGCCAAAACATCAAATTTGAAATCAGTGATAGCCGTTACCGAGACAAGGTTTTCTATACCAGCATGTCTAATGTGGAACTCGTATACCGAGATAATAACATTGATTATGGCACGGACTACACCATCTATCCAGGGAATGCTTCGAAATTTGGAAAAGGTGGTAAGTGAGATGAGTATTAAATTTATCGACGGCAATATTTTTTCACGACTTTCTGCGAGTAAGCCAACTTACATTTGCCAACAGGTGAATTGCCGTGGCGTGATGGGAGCAGGACTCGCGATGCAAATTCGCAGCCAATGGCCGGTAGTATATCGGCGCTATCTAGGGCTTTGCTATGGCGGCGATGGCAACAAGCTTGGGACTTATCAGGAAGTTCTGGTAGAACCGAAGCTGTATATCGTGAATCTCTTCGGCCAAGATGGCTATGGCCGGGGAAAAAAGCAAACGAATTACGCTGCTCTGGCGACTGCACTGTTCTCGTTTTTTAGAGACTGCGCTCAAAAGAATCAGAGCGCAATCATCCGGCTGCCATATGGCTTAGGCTGCGGCCTTGCCGGAGGTGACTGGGACATGGTTTTTGCCATCATCAACGATGCAGCAAAAGCCTGGAATCTGAATGTTGAGATTTGGGAACTCCAACAGTAATAGCAGAAAGACCCTTACCGAAAACGGTAGGGGTCTTTCTTTTTTGTAGGGATGCAAATATGTACAGATTACAAACAAATGGCACCTGCTGTTGCGGGAAAAGCACGATAGTGGGATAATATTAGTAAAGAAACAACAACATCATCAGTAAAGTGAGTGAAAAAGCCTATGACGAATACAGAACTAAAAGCAATCGTACAGCGCGAGGAATACAACTTCCTGCGCACCAACAAACACTTGGGAAGCAACATTTTGTTTTTGACGCTTAGCGGCAGTCATGCTTACGGAACCAACGTTGAAGGCTCTGACATCGATATCCGTGGCGTGGCAGGCTCGCCTGAAATTTTGGGATTCAATCATTTTGAGCAGGCAATCGATAACCAAACGGATACCGTCATCTACGCGGTCAACAAATTCGTCAGTTTGCTTGTGCAGGGCAACCCCAACATTATCGAACTTCTTGGCAATGACCCGGAGTTGTACGTTAATATGACACCGGAAGGCCAAATGCTGCTCGACAACAAAGAGCTATTTTTGACTTGCCGCATTGCCTATAGCTACGGCGGATTTGCGAACGACCAGCTCAGACGCCTGCAGATGGGCCTTCTTCGAAACGGAACCTCGCCGGAACCGCTCAAAAACAGATTCGAGAAAAGGAGCCTGGAACGGTCAATTGCCGGATGGGGCAAGGATGATATTTTCGAAATCTCCATCAGTGAGGATACAGATGAAGAAGGCAAACATCCGCTCCTGATTTCTGGCAGCTTGAACGATTATCCAGTCACCTCTCTAAAGTCGCTGCTAAAGAGTCTGACTACGACCATCGACCAGTATGAGCAGCCGCAGCATCCGAAAGCACAAAAAGATGCTGCCCACATCAACAAACACGCGATGCACATTGTACGGCTGTACTACACCGCGTTCGATATCCTGGAAAAGGGCGAAATCATCACTCGCCGGGACAAAGAGCGAGAAGAGCTGCTGGCGATTCGCAACGGCAAGTACCTGCGTGAAGACGGGTCGTACGCACCCGAATTCTTTGAGTTTGTTGATGCGCTTGAAAAGAAATTTCAGGATGACGTGAGGAAAACCTCTCTTCCTGCTAAGCCTGACTTTGGAAAAATTGAGGAGCTTCTGGTGGAAATCAACAAGTCATATTTGCGGCGTATCGTGTGAAGCGGAACACCAACGACAACAACCATCAAGGCTGTACAAGATTATGCGCTCATTCGCAAGTTGCGGGTGGGCGTTCTTTTTTGCCCAAAAAACAAAAATAAACATAGTAAAAAGCCTTGCACATCTGTGCGAATCAGATATATTAACCCTAATAAGATAAAAATTGTGCCCTGACGGCATCTGAATTGGATGCTGCCGGGGCATTTTGTTTGTTAAGGAGAATTTGGGGCTATTCAACTTTTTCCGGGGGTCTGAATAACTCATGAGCACAAAAGTCCATAAAGGAGGTGAGCCACTTTGAAAGTACATAAAGGCTATAAATTTCGGCTAGAGCCAACAGAAGAACAGAAAGTCAAAATCAATAAAACGCTCGGCTGCTGCCGTTTTGTATATAACTCTATGCTAGATAGGCGTATAAAAGCTTATCAACGGCGCGGTGAAAGTATGAGCTATATTGATACACAAAATCTGCTTCCTCAGATGAAAACTTATCTTCCTTGGCTTGCTGAAGTAGATAGTCAAGCACTCAAATATAGCTGTCGTCAGTTAAATAATGCCTATAAAGGCTTTTTCGAAGACGGTAAAGGGTTCCCCCAATTCAAACGAAAACGGGGAGAAGAAAGCTATACAACTACAAAAGCAAAAAGCATTAAAGTTGACGATAAGTACATTCAGCTTCCGACACTTGGGAAGATGCGTTATCGTAAGAGTCGCAACATTGAGGGACGCATCTGTAAGGCAACAATCCGTCGCTCAGCAAGCGGCAAATACTATGTAAGTATTCTTTGCGAAGTAGAAGTAATGCCGCTTCCGGTTAAAGATACCGTCATCGGTTTAGATGTTGGCATCAAATCTTTTGCTGTTGACAGCAATGGAAAAGAATATCCAAACAATAAATATCTTCAGAAAGCGGAAGCTAAACTAAAGCGTGAGCAGAAAAAGCTGTCACGCAAAAAGAAAGGTTCTGCCAACTGGGAGAAGCAACGTATCAAGGTAGCTTGCTGCCACGAAAAAGTGACCAATAAGCGAAAAGATGCCCTACACAAGTTGTCATCTACACTGGTGAAAGAAAACCAAATCATCTGTGTAGAAGACCTCAATGTAAATGGTATGGTTCGCAATCATAACCTTGCTAAAAGTATTTCCGATGTTTCTTGGGGAGAGTTCTTCCGACAACTTGATTATAAATCCAGTTGGGCAGGAAGAGTAGTTGTAAAAATACCAACCTTCTATCCAAGCAGCCAGACCTGCTCTTGCTGCGGCTACCAAAACAAAGAGGTAAAAAACCTCAATGTTCGGCATTGGGTCTGTCCGAAATGTAACACATCACACGATAGGGATAAAAATGCAGCAGAAAACATTCTAAAGAAAGGAATGGACATGCTGGCTACGCCAGCCGCCTCATAACCACAGGCGAACAGTACGGTCAGGACGACCGAATCTTAAAGTCTGTGGAGAGCGAGCCTCTATCAAGAGCTGCGGCTTGCGGTAAGCTCGCTCTATGAAGCAGAAATCCATACTGAGTAACGGGGCAACCCGTGAAAAGTTGGAAGTCCGAATTTGGCTATGACACTGAACAACTTGTCAAGCGAACAGCAGGAGTTCGTACATTTGGCATTGTCGGGCAAAAACGTATTGTGTGACGCCTGCATCGGCAGCGGAAAAACATCGACTATCAACGTACTCTGCGATGTATATCCACCAGAACGGCGTATTTTGTACTTGACCTACAACCGATTACTCAAACTTGATGCCAAAGACAAAATCAAGAATGGCAATGTCTTGGTTCAGAACTATCACGGATTTGCAAGCCTGCTGCTGAACAAAAAGGGAATCCGGAATTGCGGACAGGGCGAACAGCTTGCCATGGTATTGGAAAAGAAAATTCCGATTCCGCCGATTGATACTCTTATCATCGACGAGTACCAGGATATCAATGACGAAATTGCAGAACTGCTCAAATATATCCGTTCTCAGAATCCGGGCCTTCAAATCGTCGCAGTGGGCGATATGAAGCAGAAAATCTACGATGATACAGCACTGGATGTCTGGGAGTTCATGCAGGATTTTCTCGGCCGCCATGAACAGGTGGCTTTCACGAAATGCTTCCGTATTTCTCATGACTTGGCAGAACGACTCGGCAATATCTGGGGCAAAACCATCAACGGCGTAAATGGTTCCTGCATCGTGGAACAGATGTCGGTCGATGAGGTGACGGAGTTTCTGAATAAACAAAACCCGAAAGATGTTTTGTGTCTGGGCGCTCGAATCGGAGCTATGACAAAGGTGCTCAATGACCTGGAGAACCGGCCTGGGAACCTCTATGATAAACATCATGTCTATGCAAGTATCGCGGACAATGACGGAGACAAGGCGGTAGCACCCTCATCGGATGTCGGTATCTTCACAACTTTTGATGGCAGTAAAGGTATGGAACGACCTATCTGTGTCGTGTTCGATTTCACGGAAGAATACTGGACATCTCGGACAACCAAACCGATGGCTCGATATGAGATTCTTCGAAACTTGTTCTGTGTAGCGGCAAGCCGAGGAAAGCAGCGAATCATTTTCGTAAACTCTGACCATCCGCTGAGCGATGAATCACTGATGACCCCGACAGAAACTCATCGTGGATTCCCGCATCCATTTGCGTTCTCTGAAATGTTCGACCACAAATTCATCGAAGATGTGGATGCTTGCTATAAGCTGCTGGAAGTCACACCGATTGAGCACAACGACAATACGACCATCGATGTGCAGGCAGCGGATGCCATGATTGACTTGTCTCCGTGCATCAGCATCTATATGCAGGCAGGGTTCTTTAATTCCTATGATATCGATGATGCACTCGCTTATTACATGGACCTACACAAGGACATGCAGTATTTGAAAATCAAGAAAAGCGCAACGGTCGAGGATAAGGTTCTGCTGCTCACGGCGCTTGAAACGAATCAGTGCCGGTATGTAAAACAGGTCAAGCCTCCTTTTGTGAACGCAAAAGCCAAAATGTCGCTCAGTATGCGGCTTGGCACCGTGTTCACTCCCGATGAGTATGTTCAGGCACGCGGCGATATCGACATCCATACTAATGACCATAAAGTGATTTATACTTCGGGCCTTGCGGATGTCGTAAAGAACAACACCGTCTACTGCATCAAGTTCATCAGCAGTCTGGCACACAAGCATTTTCTGCAGTGTGCGTGTTCCATGATTGCGCTGGGTCTTCCATATGGCGTTGTCTGGAACGTGAAAAGTAACCTGATGTACGGCGTAAAAATCAAGGATAAGGACGCTCTGATTGACGCAATCCTCAAGTGCATCACGAAACGAGCTTACAACGGCGCGGATTATTACACCTGCCGAAAAGGCTTTGTACAGGATACGGCGTCGATTATCGACCGCTGGACTGACGACGGATATGCGGAAGAACCCACCGCCATCACTTCCGGCGACGGTATCGCCATCATCAAGCAGGGAACTCGCTATTTTGTGATGGACGGGGCACGCCGAAACACTCTGAACGATAATTTTGGGCTTGGTTTTGCCGATGTGAAAGACGCTTGTCTTGCTTATGCGAAGAGTTGCGAACTTCAAAAAACCGTGGACCATGATTCTCCTTATTCCGAAGTCGAGTTCTGGCTCGACCAGAACAAGGCGTTTGAGGAATACATGACTCAGGTAAGCCATGAAATCGAGCAGCACGAAGAAGGACCGTATGCAAAATACAAGTCTTTCGCTACGCCTGCTGTCCGAAAGATGCTGGCGGAAAAGGGACTGACCATCACGTTCCCGGAAAAAGTCCTCATCAAGGTTTGGAAGATGCGCCGCGCCGAAGATGCCATGTATCAGAAAATCGAAGAAGCAAAGAAGCAGAACAGCCCCAACGTACCTCTTGATGAGGCGTTCTTTGACTCTGAACTGGTGGATTCCGTTGAGGGAAGCATCGAAAGCGCCAAGGCAAAATCCAAGCCCAAAAAGGAATCCGCATTACCGTTTTCCAAGTACGGCGCAGATGAGAAGAAGAGCTATCGTGTCGTGAAAAGCGATGAACTCTCAAAGCCCAATCAGCCCCGTTATGTTGTGGTCGAGGCCGCAACTGATAAGGTCCTGGACAATGCTAACGGATATGGCTACCTTTCCTATCAGGCTGCCTGGAAAGGCTATTCGTACAAGAGCAAGCATCATCTGGACGGCACGAAGAAACCGATAAGTAAGAGTGCAAAAGAGCAGGCAAAGAAAAAGGCGGCTTTCTTTTCAACTGACTCAGAGCAGCTCAGCTTTGGCTGATTCAGAAAATCAACAACAGATTTCACGATTAAAAGGAGGAGGAAATCATGGCAGCCAAAAAGGATAAGATGATTCCGTCTGAGAAAGAACGGAAAAGAGCACTGAAATATGCGACCCCGGCAGGTACGGGTCGGATGTGGGTAACAATGGGAATCGCCTTTATAATTTTCGGCATTATCTTGCTGCTGATTCCAATTGGCCTTGTTATTTCGGAGGCATTAGCGCAGAGATACGACCCCGAAAGCATCCATACAGCAACACTTGTATTCTATCTGCTTGGCGCATTTTTTGGTTTCTGCGGATGCTTCTGCGTTATCTTTGGTAAGCTTGCCGTCAAAGCATTTGCGAAAATACTGTGCAAGGGCGAAATTAACTATCCGGTAGCGGAATACAAAACACCTAAGAAACTGCTGCTTCAAGAGGCAGCGGCTATCAACCAGAGTCCTAATGCTCCATTGACAGCTTCCACATTCGGGAACTGGATTGATTTTGAAGCCGATTGGCAAAACTGCCTTTCCATTCATAATGGCATCTTGCAGAGTCATCAGATTTTCAAAAAACTGATTCTTGTACAAGACAATTTTACTTACAAAGAGCTGGACTACGAGAATAACTCGGAACTCGGCGTCGGAGTCAAAACATTCGCCGCAGGAAGGACAACGACCATCGGCAAAATGAAAGGCCACAAGCTCATTTATAATATCGGCATGAATCTTTCCAATGGCAAACTGGGAGTTAACAGCTATTCCATCGATACATTGGACGTCACGAATGAAGTACATAAATGGTTAGCTGACCACGGATACACCCGCACAGACTAAGAAATAGCTTTGTTCGTTGTCGATACTTCCGGTTCAATGCGCGGAGAGCCTCTCAATGCACTGAAAACGGCCATGATTAACACCATCCAGTATATCAATGACGACAACTATATCGGCATCCTCGATGAGTTGCTGGCGATTCTGGCTGATTCAGACGACAGAGCTAGGACTCATAACCTCAGCGGCAGGGATACCTTATCGCCGCTGGTGAGAGGAGGTGTTATGCACAGACTCAGAACGTTGCGCACTGTTTCGATGCAGCCACGCCAACTCGACCAACACGAATATAATCACAAATCAGGGAATTTTTCTGAATATCAATAACAAATATCAGACATATGCCCACATAGGCAGAAAGGAATTACAGATGGGACGCTATAATTTTAATCAGAGGACTCGGGACGGCTACGAAATCTCGCCCGAACAGGCGGCAAAATGGCTTGAGAGGAACGATAACAATCGGAACGTGAACGTCGCCAAAGTCAAAAAGATGGCGAAGGACATGAGAGAAGGACATTGGGATACTACGCATCAGGGTATTGCCGTCGCCTCCGATGGCACGCTGGTTGACGGACAGCATCGGCTGCTCGCTATCGTCGAGTCCGGTGTGACCGTGCGTATGAACGTGACCTTTAATGCCGCCAAGTCTCAGCACATCGATTCCGGAAACATCCGCTCCATGGCGAACCGTGTGCAGATGTCCGAGTACGATATGAGCTGGACGAACAATACGATTCTCTCCGCAGCAAACCTCATCGGCCGCGTGTTCGCAGGCTCGAACCTCAGTCACGAGGAAGCTTTGAGCGAATGGCTGATGAAATACCGCACGCAAATCGAATCCGCCACCAAGTGCATCAAGAAGGCTACGCTGCCGGGACTCAATTCCGCAGGTACAACAGCGGCCATCATTGTGGCTGCCATGAACGATGTTCCCGCTATTTATATCGAGAAGTTCATGGACGTGTTCTATTCGGGGTTCACCAACAATGAAGCCGAACATTATGCTATCACGCTGCGGGACGAACTGCTGCGCGAAAACCGTGTCAAGCGCGGCACACAGTATGCAAGGTTTGCCTTTTTCCGTACTGCAAACCGACTGAACCAGTATTATAAGACTGCCACCGGGCAGCGCGTCGCTAAGCGCGTCAATAACGGTGACTTCCCATACAATGTCTACGATGCCAACGGCGGTATCGTAAAGCCCGAAACCAAGAAGACGAAGAAGGCGGTATAAACCTAAATTAAATCGGCTTGACTTTTTGCGGCTGTACGAATGTTGCAAAGCTCAGATATAATCCCGGAATTCTGATAATACGCATGGAAAATGTTGCAAGGAGGACGAAAACTATGAATGAATTCAAAGCAAGGAGCACGCTGGGAAGCGAGGCTGTCCCGGTTTTCGACGATGACGGTGAGCTCACGGAATGGCTGCACCGGGACAACTATACTGTCGAGGAATTGGAACTGATGAACTTTGTCGGCGATGAAAAGCCCGTCATCAAAAAGGACGGCGTGAAAATTATCCGGGATGGCACGGTCATTCGGAGGACCAACACTGAAACAAGAAAAACTGAATTTTTATTCATCCCGCGCATTGTCACCAGCGAACAGAAAACGGTGTGAGGTGCAACGTGGTCAAAATTTATGGGTCCAGTGACGACCTTGTCTGCCTGGATAATTCCAACTATGGAGTCGATGAAATTGGTTGCTTCGATGTCAAGGGAGTCCGGCCGTTCTTGGATGATGACACGATTTTGGTAGTGCGCTATACGAACGGTATCTGGCGCATTGAAATTGAACGCAAGGGCACGGCACCATATCAGCATGAGGTCTGTGCGGGCAATGATGAGGCCGATTACAGCGATATCTTTTGTACGGAATCCGACGTTATTGCGCACGAAATCATTCGATGAGGATTGGAGCAGCCATGGCAAAAACTCTTCTGACTCAAAAAATAGAATCAGCGCTAAAGGTTTGGCATCCTACCAGCTATGGTGGATACCGGGTTGATTCGTTCCGTCAAGGCTTCGACGCTCTGGAAGTACCTGTCGAGTGTGGCTCGATAAAATCCGGTCTTGTTGACTTCGTTCGGGTCCAAGAGTGCTTCACATCAGAAACAAAATGTGGGACCTGCAAACTCTCAATGTACAGGGATGAGGACAGAGACTTAGTTATGCCGTCCGTCCGGCAGTGGACGCAGGAAGTATCATGCCCCAAAGATATCTCTGACTGGAATTTTCGAAACGAACCTTGTACGGAACGGTTCTGCAGGCTATATAAGACGAAACATACATACACCATCGACACCGTCATCACCTGCGTGGAAATTAAGGTTTCCGTGAGTGACTTTCACTCTGACCATGGCCACAACTTTGTGGGGCACTGTAACTACTATGCGATGCCGTTAGCACTATACAAGAAAGTCAAAGATGAGATTCCTGATGGTATAGGAGTTCTGCTATATTACAACGGCGAAAATACCTGCGGGATTCGCAAGAAAATCGAATGCAAGCCCCGCCAACTCTCAGAGAAAACCCAGAAATGGCTCATCATGTCAGTTGCTAAGCGACTGACAAAAATGAGCAAAGCATAAACAATTATTCTGCGAATATCACGATGCCATAAAGATATTCGCAGCGATAAAAATTTTCTAAAAAAGGAGAGAGATATTAAGAATTGGTATATATCGGCCGTGGCAAGTCGGTATAAAATGTTTTATAACTGCCCTTGCGGTGACATCTTTGCATCCGCAGCATAAAAGGAGAAATAAATGAAGAAGCTTTTGAAAATTATCATTTTCGCTATCCTGGTCGGATTTGGCGTTATCTGGTATTCAGAAAGCCAAAAGCGCCGGACCATGATTCCGCTCGAATTTCGAGGCGAGTGAGATGCGAAAAAATATCAAAATTGTGCTGGAAAGCATCTGGTATCTAATTCTGCCGGTGTTTATTTTTGTACTTAACATTAGATATTGGCATGGGTATCTAGCGAATCCTGGCTGGTCCTTGACCCATCCGTCATATGTTGTTCTTGGATTTGTCTTGAGCGCTGCACTGTGCTTTGAAATTGTATATATCGACATTAAGTTTGGCGAAAAATAGCGCTTGCCAAAATATACGAACTCCGTACAATATAAAATGTGAACAGATACTAAAAATCAGTAGGATTCACAATCTGTATTTTAAGCGGACTTATCCCATCACGGGGTAGGTCCGCTTTTTTGTTGAAAGGAGAAAAAGTATGAAACTCAAAAACAATCTATTCCGGAGCACGGCGGCAATCATCGCTGCGCTCTTTGCACTCAGCTTCACCGGCTGCGGTCAGAATCCGATAATATCGGAAAGTCCATCCGGTATCGGGGTCGTCTCAGAAAGCACTGTGAGCAGTGACCAGACGGCTGGCGGTTCGGTGGACGGCAGCTTTACCATTCACTTTATAGACGTAGGGCAGGCGGATTCCGCCCTTGTTACCTGCGACGGCCACTCAATGCTTATTGATGGCGGCAATGTCGATGATTCCAACCTCTTATACTCTGTTATGCAGCGAGAAACCGATGGACACCTGGATTATGTGGTCGGGACCCACGCACACGAAGACCACATCGGCGGCTTGTCCGGTGCTTTTGAGGCCGTCACTGCGGACATGACTCTATGCCCTGTGACAGAATACGACAGTAAAGCATTTCGGGACTTTGCAAGCTACGCGGAGCAAAAAGGCGGAGGCATCACGATACCGGATGTGGGTGAAACCTACACTCTGGGGAAAGCGGAATTCACGATAGTTGGTGTTAATTCTGCTCCCGATGATACGAACAATGCATCGATTGTTCTGCGCATCGTTTATGGGGATACTTCGTTCCTCTTTACTGGTGATGCTGAACAGGAAGCAGAAAATGTGATACTTGCATCAGGACAAGACATTCAGTCAACAGTTCTGAAAGTAGGTCATCACGGCTCAAGCACATCTACCTCAGAGGCTTTTCTGGACGCAGTGAGTCCGACCTATGCTGTGATTTCCTGTGGAGCAGGGAACAGCTATGGCCACCCGCATCAGGAAACACTCGACAAGCTGCAAAACAAGGGTGTTGAGATTTATCGCACAGACCTGCTGGGCGATATCTATTGTACCTCGGATGGCAAAGAGGTAAGTTTCACTTCCGGTGAATATCATGATGAGAATCGGATTGAAGCCGGTTCTGCTGCAGAGTCCAATGATGAACAAAACAGCAGACCTCTTGTAATAGACGAAACATACGTTCTGAATACAAGCACTATGAAGTTTCACAAACCCGATTGCTCTGTAGTCGAGTCCATGAGTCAAAAGAATAGAATCGACTATATGGGGCCCCGCGATGAGCTCATCCAGGAAGGGTATTCGGCGTGCGGGATTTGCAAACCATAAAAATTGCACCTGATTTACTCGACATGCTGTGCGAACTGACTACAATAAAAAATGTACGATAGATAACAAACATCGAAAAAGGCATTCTGCCTTTCGTACAATTCACAATTCTGCAGACATAAGGCAGACTCACCGTCTTGGTGGGCCTGCCTTTTTTGTTTGCGCAACTATAAAAAAGGAGTATAACGCAATGTTCAAAATTCACGATGACAAAGTCTATTTCGTCGCCGAAACCCCCGATATCAACAAAGTTATCGAAATCTTCCTACCTAAGGATGACCGTGGCACCATTATGGATTCACACGAAATCCGTGTGGACCTGTGCCGTGCCGTCATTCACATGGAGAAGAAGGGTGTCCGTGTCTTGAAGGTCCGCAACATTGAGGATACCAACAAGGCAAGCATCGACATCTGGCACATGCCGGAATATCAGGAGGCTGCAGAGTCTCCCGTAAGCGATGTGGTCAATGCCTGCATTGAGTCCTGCTTTGATTCCGGTGCAATGTTCAATCTGCCATGCAAAGCCAACCGCAAAACCCATGAAGTTTTTGCTGTCGAATGCTGCGCAAGCCCCGATGATGATGACTCGTTCAGTTATGCAGAAGTGAAAATCAACGGCAAGGATTATCCTATCAATTTTATTGACGATATTCTTCTCGAAAACAATGTTGATGATGCGCTGGATGAGTTTTATAGAATTCAGCAGACAGGCGAGTATTGGCAGCCTGATGGCAACAAAACGCTGGATGATGCCATTCACGAATGTCGTTGGGCTATCCTGAAGGATGCCATCCAGAAGCGCGGACATGAGGCTGTTGCTGATTTTGTCGGGACCGACATTTCCAGCGATACTTACGACCGCGTGATGGATGAAACCGAAGCCCAGATGCCGGACGAAGAGTTCGAGCGCTTCTGGGAAAAGTACATCTAAGAAACATCTCACACACAGAAAGGGAGCATATTACTATGGCTATTTTCAATACCAACGAATTTCTCCGCAAAACCTTCAGCAAGACCATCTTTGGTACTGCTGCACTTCGTCCGGAAGCAGTTTGTGCAGACGGCTTCACCCTGTCGATTCAGGCAAGCGGCATGCACTACTGCATACCGAACGAAGACCTGTCGGACGGCAATTACTCTAAGGTCGAACTCAGCTACTTGTCTGAGGAGGTCGAAGAGTTTCTGCCGTTTGCTGAAGACGACGAGGCACCGCTGGCTACGGTCTACGGGTATGTGCCCGTAGAAACCGTAGACGCGGTTCTGGCCAAGCACGGCGGTATCGTCAACGCGTGAGGGGAGGGAACTTACGATGGAAGTATTCACTATCGTCGCCAATGAGGTCATTGGCTTATCCGCAACGGAATGCACACTGATTCAGTTTAGCTACAATCCGGAGCAAATCCGTGACCCCGAAACGGTCCTGCGCAGTGCTGTCAAGGACTATCTCAAGACGGATGAAGGCAAACGACAGCTGGAAATCAACTGTGGCTGCTGGAACTGGGGCGATGTCGATGACATTCCCGGCTCGTTCTTCTTGAACTATGGTCTGACTAAAATCGCTCCGCCGGATGTGAATGTTGTCGTCGACCGCAACGAGAACTTCATGGACGACTACGAGGATTGCGAGGAAGAATAACAGAAAGGGCATGAAAAAATGCGTATTTATAGCGCAAACAACGTATTCATAGAAGTTACGCGCCGATGCAATATGTGCTGTGCGCACTGCCTGCGCGGAGATGCCGAAAGCATCGATATTCAGGAGAAGTACATCGATGCTTTTCTCGACAACTTTGAGAAGGGAGCTTATATCAGCTCTCTTACCTTTACCGGTGGGGAAATCTCTCTGAATATACCGGCAATTCGATACACCTTGAAAGCTGTCAAAGAGCGCGGTATCGCCGTTGGAAGCTTTTACATGGTCACTAACGGAAAAGCTGTCGATAAGATGGCTGACCTTGCTATGGCGAGTCTGGAGTGGTGGGCCTACTGCGATGAAAAAGATGACTATATGTGCGGTCTTTGCATCAGCAGTGATAACTTCCACGAAGCAATCCCATATGAAAGTGAAAGTATCCTTAGTGGCTTGAAATATAACCGTAACGATAAGGTAACGGACTTCCATCTGGCTTATTTACTGAACGAAGGGCGTGCTAAGAATCTCGATTCGAATATCTATAAGAAGCGTGAACCTCATGTAGACAAGCTCGAATACGAATTCAACAAAACCGGCGATATCGACTTTTACAGCGGCGAGCTGTACTTGAACGCCATCGGTGATGTCGTTTCCGGCTGCGATTGGTCCTACAAGTCGCAGAAGAAATATCGTTTTGGTAATGTAATGAACAAAAACTGGCTGGAAAACATTTCCAACAGCGAGTTGTACATTGCAAGCTAAACCATATCACTTATACATTGCCACTGTTTTCCTACAGAAACGGTGGCTTTTTTAGAAAAGGAGACCACAAATGACTGAAACAAAAGACATGTTTGAACAAATCAGCGCCATCTTAACCGATAAGAAAGATAAGCCGTTTTCCTATGAGGAGCTTGCAGCAATGCTCAAAACTGACCCTGATGCCCTCAAAACCTTTGATGAGGTCTATAAGACACAGGTTCTTGAAAGCGGAGAGCTGCATGAAAATATGCTCCAGTGGGATACAGCTACAGTCAAAGCAATTCTCGACAAAAAGGTCTACTTCCCACCGGAACTCAATTCGCTCATTGACCGCATCGTCACAGAACTGGTGCTTGAAACGCGTCTGTACATCTACAACGCGGAACGCGGTGGCTATTATGTGACATACTCTGCCAACCGCGACTTTATGACAGAGGTTACAAACGAGGAGTTGAAACGCTACCCCGAAGAACTCCGTCCGCAGCTCACCGGAAAGTTGATGAAGATTGACATTTCTGAGCCGTCGTACAAGGAATTGCTTCAAAACTACGCAGGCTACAAGAATGCAAAGAACGACAGCACAAAAATGTTCTACTACAACATGTTCCGTCAAGGTCTTGACATCCTCGACCTTGATGACTTCACTTATCAGATGCTTGAGATGAACCCCAACTCTATGGGCTTCTGGTTTCCTCCTCTGGTAGAGGGATTGTACGGCAGCGCATTTTTCAAGGTTCCGGACACAAAAATTCTTCGCGTACCTATCACCATGCTGCAGCTTACCCGCCTTGGTTTCGAGACGTTGAATCCCGTTACAAAGGAAATCGTGAACCGTTATTGCCAGAAAGTCTTCCATCTTGATGGATACGAAGACTATTTTATCAAAACGGGCACGTATTCTTCCAAATACGAATTCCGCAACGCTCATATCCATAACCCGAAGGAAATCAATGAGATGGGCGAGTATTTCTTGTTTTTGAATCATCTGACATGCTCGATGGCATCCCCTCTGAACAATCGCTGCTTCTACGGCGCGAACACCACGAACGAGTGGGTCGTCAGAGAATACATCAAGGACAAAGAAAATAACCCCACCATCTACAACGGTTTGCCGCTGCACACTGAATATCGCGTGTTTGTGGATTTTGATACAAAGGAAATCCTTGGCGCAAGTCCTTATTGGCGCAGCGATGTTATGAAGAACGAATTCAAAAAAGTCAGCAGCCCACAGGAACGCCATGATTATGTTGTCTACAAGATGCATGAAGACATTCTGAACCAGCGTTACCACGAAAGCGTTCAAACTGTTCTGGCTGAGCTGAAGAAGGTTATTCCTCGCATTGAGTTGACAGGGCAGTGGAGCGTCGATGTAATGCGCAACGGCAATGATTACTACATCATTGATATGGCGCTTGCTGAGAACTCCGCTCTGAATGACTGCGTACCGAAAAATCTGCTTCGCGCTTATCCTCAGCAGTGGCTGCCGGGTGAATCGAACAGCTGATACTCCCAGAACGAAACTTTGATTCGGGTTCTTTCAGCAAAAAGCGTAGGAACCAAAATCATACGAAATGATTGTGTTGACACATAAAAACAAGTATAATATATACAAGGAAGTGATAATAATGGTTCTGTATCATGGCAGCGATGTAATAGTCCGCAACCCTGAGGTCAGAAAAACAAGGTACGCCAAAGATTTTTCATGGGGATTCTATTGCACTAACAACTACGAACAAGCCGCTCGCTGGTCAAAAAAAGGCAGGTCTCGTGGTATTGTCAACGTGTTTGAATATACAGAATCTCCCATGCTAAATATTAAGAAATTCCCCGAAATGAGTGATGAGTGGCTTGATTTTATTGCTATATGTCGCTCGGGCAAACATCATGACTATGATATTGTGGAAGGACCCATGGCGGATGACACCATTTGGAACTACGTCAACGACTTTCTAAGCGGTGATATTAGCCGTGAAGCTTTTTGGGCGTTGGCAAAATTCAAGCATCCCACGCATCAAATCAGCTTTCACACGGAAGTCGCTTTGAAATGTCTCTCTTTTAAGGAGGCGATTGAAGTATGACTGAAACTGCAACCTACAGCAAAAACGATGTCTTTTATACCTGCAGCCTGATTGAATATATCGGCCGCGTTACGAGGAATCATCGCAAGGATGTGGTTTCTGCTCTTGGCACAAACGGAGTCAAGGCAATTCTCGACTCAGCGGATGTGTTTCACTGCCAGAGCTTTGAGCAATCTGCCGATGAAATTTGTGAGCTTTTTCCTGTGCCGGAAGGAACGTATGATACGGTGTCTAACTGCCATTACAAGGTTCCATCTTATACAGATATCGGAAAAGTGTACCAGCGCATCATCTTTGACTGTACTAGCACTCCTAGTGTCCAGGATGTAATTGATGTATTTTCCTCGTTCATTAGCGATGACATCTCAGATTTTAATACTGCAACTTACTATTGTAATCCGAGCTATTTGTACCACTCATACAAGGCCGGAAAACTACTGGATTGATTTTCAAAAGCAATAGCAATCAAGACCACTGCCCCAAAAAGGGTGGTGGTCTTATTTTTTTGCACAATACTTACCATAAATTACCAGAAAGAAAAACATTGTGCATCTGTGCGAATTGCATATAATACAAAATATAGAACGAAAGGCATCAAAAAACATCGTTGGTCGGGCAAAATCCGACCGAAAGGCTAGGGCGGGCTCAGTTTTGAACCTGCTCTTTCTTTTTATCGGAGGCTTTATGTCAAACAAAGAAGAACGCATGAACCGCAATAAAAGCATCATCGAAGATTACAAAAATGGAAAGCCGATTTTAGAAATCGCGAGGGAATATAATCTTTCAGAAACGATGTGCTACAAGATTCTAAAAGGTACGCAGGAGCCGCCTCGTTATTTTGAAAAAAAGAGGAAGAGACTTACCACTCGAAATGAGCAAATTGTTAAACAGTATAAAGGCGGTATGACGGCCAGAGAATTGGGCAAGATGTACGGCATTTCCATGCAGCGTATTTATGCAATCTTGCATTCGAGCGGAGAGTACGAAAGCCAAAAATACAATCATATTGAAACGGCTCTCAAAAAAGAGAAAAAGATGCGGAACCAAACTTTTCTTGATGCTTACACAAAAAATCCTCAAAAATCGATTATCGAGTTGAGCAGGGAGGTAAATATCAGCCCTTCACTAGGTTATCTTATCCTTCATCAAAATGGGATTTACCAGTATAACGTAAAAGCCAGAGCTAAGGAGAATAGCGAAAATGCCGATTAACAAGATTACCCACGTGTGTCTAACTCATGACAAAGTCAGGGCGCGAAATGAAAAGATGCTGGAGGATGCCAAGAACGGTATGTCCCAGGAACAGCTGGCCGAAAAGTATCAAATCTGTGTTTCTACTGTCCGATATAGTCTGAAGGACTTTTACGAAGAACAGGCCCGGCAGAGAAAAGCAAAGAAGAAAGCCTGGCAAACCCAGATGATTCATGAATATGAGATGGGCGCAAAATCTCCAGAGCTTCAGAAAAAATACGGCATCAGTGGAACGCTCTTTTATCGGATTCTTCATGCGCACGGAAAGAATGGCCGACAAATCCACAGCCAAAACCGTATCGAGACTGGCAAGAAAAGAAACGCCGAGATGGTCAGGAAATACAAAAACGGCGTTTCTGTCAAAGAGCTTGCGGAAGAATACGGGCTCAAAAAGGGAAGCGTATATCGCGCCATGAAGCGGTATAGTCCAGGCCCAGGGAAAAGTAAAAGTTGTCAAAGTGAGGAATAATTGCATGGCTGCATCAAAGAAAGATGTTGCGAAGCAGCAGGTCAAAGAAGACCGAGAAAAAGTCCGGGAAATGTATCTTTCTGGCAAAACTGTCAAGGAAATCGCCAAGGAAACGTATTTTTCAAGCTCTTATTGCTATGCCATGGTGAGAGACCTAGCAAAAGAAAAGAATCTTGCAAAGAAAGCAAAAAGAGCACCTCTCGACGAAGCTATGATTCAAGATGCGAAAGCCGGGATGACGGTTGCTGAAATCGCAAAGAAGCATAGCGTGACCTATCAGCAGTGCTACTATACTGTTTCTGAATACGCTCAAGCTACGATTAAGAAGAACAAGAAAAAGCAGTCTGCTGCCACGAAAGTTCGCAATGCGGCTATGTTGGAAGATGCGAAAGCCGGAATGACTGATAAGGAAATCGCCAAAAAATACTTTTTGTCTCGAAGCAGTGTCCGTACCGTCCTTGCAGGGCATTTACATACAAATTCCAAAAAGTTGGATGAAAGGCGCAAGGCGATTCTTGCGGATTATGAGGCAGGAACGTCCTCAAAAGACATCTGTGAGAAATACGGTATTTCAAAATCCACTCTTTACAAGGACATGCGCCAAATTGGAAAAACCTGTCAGGAATACTATCACAAGGCGCTGAAAGACAAGACCAATCAAAGGAATTCCGATATTCGAAGCAAAATCGAAAGAGGAGTCTCGGTCAGCACTATTGCCAAAGAATACGGAATCTCTAAAACGGCGATTTATGAAACGTTTCATCAGGAAAATGTCAGAGCTGGAATTTTACAGAAACGCGGCCGTCCGCGAAAAAACACGGAACGTAATGCACTGATTGCTAAACGCCACAGGGAAGGCGAGAAGGTGCAGGCGCTTGCCACTGAATATAATCTCTCTGTTTCGACGGTAAACACTATTTGCAGTAGAAACAAAAATCAGAATATTGCATCACATTAACAGGCTGCCATTTGGCGGCCTTTTCTTTTTTGGAGGAAAATAACAATGACCGATGACGTACGGAATTTGATTCGATTTGTGGTGGATGGCGACATCCGAAATGCACAGACTCAGTGCCGAATCATGCTTGAAAAGAATGTCCCTGAAAAAGATGCCCGGTTTAAGGAGGCTGAACTCAAAAAGCTGAATCTTTTGAAACCGGAACTCATTCAGCTGCCTGCCAACCTGGAAAGTCTCTTGATTGCGGAGGACGCTACAAATTTCCCGGAAAGCCGGTTCCTGCTCCGCGAGGAGGAAGAAACAGTCATCAACAAGCTCTTGGCCACCAGAAAAGCAGCTTTAGCCATCAAGGAGCTTGGCATCCACTATACTTGCTCTTTGCTTTTGACGGGCCTTCCTGGTGTTGGTAAGACTGAATTGGCCCGCTACATTGCACACAAGGCGAATTTACCGTTTGTTTTCCTGAAATTTTCTGGCCTTGTCAATTCTGCTCTTGGCCGGACACAGCAGAACATCGGCAGAGTGTTCGATTACGCAAAGCGCACGCCTTGTGTTCTTTGTGTTGATGAAATTGATGCCATCGGAATGTGCCGTGGCAGCCGCGATGATGTCGCTGAAATGAGCCGCGTCACCATCGCATTGATGCAGGAACTTGACCGGCTCCCGAATGACGTCATTCTCATTGGCACTACAAACCGCGTCGATAACCTTGACGAAGCCCTCGTTCGCCGATTCACTTTCAAACACCGCGTCAAGCCTTTAGGCGACGATGACATGAAAGAACTGTGCAAGAAGTTCCTTGCTTCGGCAGACTATCCCTTCACGGAATCCGAACTCGACGAACTCTGCCATTCGCTGCGTGAACAGCGGACGGCCAGCGCCGTTGTCAATGCCTGTACAGAACGTATCGTTGCACATATCGTATCGCAGCTGCCTAAAAATTCGGCAGATGCCGTGTAAAAGTATGATAGCCTGGGAAGAAAGCCCTCGTCAGTTTAAGATGTCAAAGCAGCTTGATGAGGGAAAATTCGGAGAAGACTTGGCTCGCAAATTCCTTAACGACCCGATTATCAAAGTGAATCATGGCATTAGCCATTACGATGACGTGACTCAGGATAAATCATATCAAGACAAAGATACCGATTTCATTGTCTGGAAGAAGAATGGTAAGACCTTTGGCCTGGAAGCGAAAGTGGACAGTCACAATACCGGAAATTTCTACCTGGAAACCTCGGTGGACTACTTCTCCATGGTGCCTGACGCTCTGAACGAACAACGGGTGGCGCGGCGGTATCGGGATGGCATCGACCCTTTATGGCACACCCCGGGCTGGGTATACAGGAGTGGTGCGGACCAGATTCTCTATTATTTCAGAACCACGCAGCTGCTTTACATTTTCTCCCGCGTTGATGTCTGGTTCTATGCTGAAAAGCTGATGCGCGGTGGAATCCATCTCGACCCCGGAATCAGAAAGCCAAAAATGTATTCTGCCGAAAATATCAGTGAACGCAATGGTTCCACTCTCTTCTTTGCCAACGGCTTATGCGTGAATGCAGAGCAGACATACAAGGCTTTAGGAGCGCAAAAAAGAGTCATTAAATACCAGGTTGAGAACCCGGATTCAGACGTTCCAACGTTCAGTTTTTGCCCTTTCAAATTATGAATTTTTCGCTAACAATCGTTAGAAAATCACACTTCAGTCTGACGGAAGAGTATAATTAAAGTATGGAAAGAGAGGACAAAAAATCATGAACCAAATCAACGTTGTGACGATTGGAAAACTCATTGAAGCGCATCGAGACGGTGACGAGCAGAAGTTCAAAACCTACGTCGATTTTATTGTAAAAGCCTACGAAGAGCAGGAGAACGACCGTGCCGCACGAATCATTCGAAGCAGCTATACGGGTGACTACGGTGAGCAGGGGAAAGTTGTTCTGGATGAAGCAGTCAAACAGACTGTGCATTATGAGACAGGTTGGTACGAACCCGAAATCTTAGGCTCTGGTGGTTCCTATCGCGGAGTTACAAAAACAAGCTCAGAGGAAGAAGCTCTGCAACAGCTACAAAAGCACACGGTGAACTATGCACAACGTATCACTGTATATAAGAAAGACGGCAAAACCGTAAAACGAGAAGTCGCTGAGTACGACCAGTGGGAAAAGAAGTGGATGAGTTAATCATGAAGCACAAAATCTCGGAAACCGGCGCTCGGATGCTTAAATATCAAGAGCAGCTTGCCGACGAATACAAGTACAAGCCCATCCCACGTACCTTTTTCAAGGATGTGCGGGCAGAATTTGAAGAAACTTTGCCGGAATGGTGCAATATGTCCGGCGATACGACCAAACTCGAAACCAGAAGCGGCACGGTCATTGCCAGCGGGTATAACCGAATCGTGATTGGCGACTACGGCGCATTCGTTGAGTTTTCGCGTGCCCAAGCAAATGCACGTCATTTGAAAATCAAAGAGGGGCAGAGCTATCGTATCGAAGACCCGCGCTATGCCGAACATGTGAAATATCTTTGGCTCACAGCGGACGATAACTCTGACGTGAAAGTATACGACCAAAAACGCTTGGTTGAGTACGCTGACTACAAGCCGGGGATGCTGTATGTCAGCGTGTACGAGGTGTTTCCAGCGGAAACTGATGCCGGATTATCATGACGAGCACTGTGCTTTCGACAGCAAGCCAATCAAGCATACACAGTGGGTGCGTTTTCTTGGGAAGGACTAACCATAGGGGCAGGAAGATTCCATTGCCGACCTGTACGCGAAAAGTGGCGCTGTGGTTTCCATGGTAGGTTCGGCTAAAGATTTGCTGACTTTCCTGCAATCTGCCGGAACCACAAGGCATTTTTGATGCGTTAGCCCCAACCACTATATATAGTGGTATCTTAATGTTTGTTTACAATTTAGACACTATATATTGTGTCTTTTCATTGACCGGATACCACATATATGGTATAATACAATTGTTCTCAGGAAGAGGAACGGCTCCTGAGACATCAAGGTTTTCCTTTCCCCAATCTTGGTCGCATGGCTTCATTTGAGCTGACACAGGTGAAGCGTGAAAATCATCCGTTTCATAGTAATATCCTTCCTTTCATACCTCTTTATTTCCCATTTGGCGCGGGTAACTCCGCGCCAGCCGTCCAAGCAAACAGCCTCCACGCGGCGGACGGTGGGCAACAGATGCTTCCGTGTTCCGGGCATCTGGCTAATGTTTGTATTTGCTGGTTTAGCTCAGCTGGTAGAGCAACTGATTTGTAATCAGTCGGTCATCGGTTCAAGTCCGATTTCCAGCTCCAGACGCTATCCGTTGGATGTATCGAAGTCACATGATACGATGCTATACACAACATCTGGCGGACAGCATGCCACCCATTAAGGCGGCCTCCTCGTGGCGGGTGGCGGACAGCGGCTCTTACGGCTGCTGACGAATGTCTTAGAAGCATGCAAACGTACGAGCATCCCCGTCAAGTCGGGGCGCATCCAGACGCGACACAGCCGTAAAGGCGAGATTGCTGCACGGCAACTGGTAAGTTTCGCCGCAGTCTCACACACAGCCCAACGACAACCGTTAACCCGATTTGACAGGGAATCAACGACAGGGCTCAAAATTTGAAGTTGACCAACACCCAAGCACTTTCTTGGATTCTCGCGTATCGTCAACGATGAGGTTCGCAAGATTGTCAGGTGGTGTGAAGATGACATCCGGGGATGACGACCTACTAAACGGATGTCATGGCGGGGCTAAGTGAGGGTTCACCCGCAATCTTATGCAGGTATCGTATAACGGCTAATACTCCGCCCCTCCAAGGCGGAGACGCGGGTTCGACCCCCGCTACTTGCTCCACACGTCGCAGTCACCGTACGCCACGACGTTAAACTTGGTGAGCATGGTCCACTTGTGGCCCGCAGTCCGAATGTCGATGAGACAGCCTCAAAAATAATAGACAAACAGGTGCTGTGCCTGAAAGTATTCGAAAGTCCCAGTGTTAGTCGCGAATAAGACCGGAAAACGGTGAAGAGGGTACAATACAGAATCTATCGGCGTGGCTGCCGAATGGTGCTGGATGCGAGTTGGCTTCTCGCTCAAGGGGTGACCAGCATAAAACACCCTATCGTGCTCGATTAGCTCAGTTGGTAGAGCAGCGCATTCGTAACGCGCAGGTCGGCAGTTCGAACCTGCCATCAAGCCCCATTACCCAATGAAGCGATAATAGAAAGGAGATGAAACTTATGGAACAGGCAATTATCAATGTTGAAGGTACGACTACCATTGAAACCGCTGCAGCGGCAAAAAAGCTGATTGAAATGTTTGGCAACCGGAACATCCGCGCCATCGCTGTCAACCGTGTAAACGACAAGAGCGACGAGGTCATTGTTGAACTCGATTTCATTCCCGGTTTGGCACCGCATCTGCACGGCTTCACGCTTCAGGTTAATGGCTTGACCTGTGGTTATGCTGGTACTGGTTCTTCCAATCTGTATGAAGTCCTGCAGGCGGCTGGCGTGAGTGAAGCTCAGGTAGCACGCGAGGACATCACTCAGAAGAGCACAAAAACCATTCCTCTGCGCCTGGAACGCGCCGTGACTCAGTACGGCGACTTCCAGTTTGCGTAACGCTATTTGGCGGGCTTGACCCGCCATCATGGAGGGATAGCTTAGCTGGATAAAGCACCTGCCGCAAAGCAGGGTATCGATGGTTCGAGGCCATCTCCCTTCTCCATCCAGACACCCTTTCGCTTCCTTTCGCCAAAGGTATCTGGGGTATTGTACTGCATTGCGTGTAGTACGGCCAATCAGGCGCGGAACTCCGAAACCATACCACGAAGAATTTTATCCTCTCCGCGCAGCATGGACATGCGATTTTACGGGGATAAATTCAAACCGAAATTGTGTCGAGTGGCGAAGACGGTTGCGACACTGGCGAAGCACATATCTGCTTCGTCAACCATCCATGAGAAAGCCTCCACGTGGCAGATGGTGGGCAACGCAGCAAAGCTGCGGCTGATTTCTTTCAAACCGGTATCTGAATAAATGCAGATAAATAGACGAAAAAATCAAAAAAGCAAAGGAGTACACAACATGAGTAATCAGAAAATCATCAAAGCAATCGCAGGGATTGCAGCAGCCGGTATGATGGCAACTTGTCTGCCTGTCGCAGCATTCGCAGCCACCGGCGACACCTATCATTTCTCTTTCAGCAACGGTTCTTCCCAGGACCTGGCTCCGGGCGGCTCTATGACGTTCCCGGCAAGCCAGTATGACTACGGTTACTGGATTACCCTGCAGGGCCACGGCGGCTACACCTACAACTACTATCCCGGCGACACTCTGCCGTACGATGCAGTTGACCAGTGGTTCACCGCCGACGGCATCACTTCCTGCTATGCGGCCGAAGGTAATCCGCGTTCCATCACCATCAACTATCAGATTGACGGCAACACTGTGCTGACCGAAACTGACACCGCCACTTTCCCCGGCAGCGTTGATGGTCAGAGCGTTGAAGCCTGGACCACCGATTCCGGCGATACTTACACCGCATCCAGCAAGAGCCTGAACCATGACCGCCTGTTCTACTACCTGGGCGACGACATCCACGACAACGTCCTGACCCTGAAAGCCACTTCTGCATCCACTCCCGATGACGGCAAGGATGACAACAAGGGCGATGACAAGGGCGATGTCACCAACCCCGACGATAAAGGCGACAACAAGGGCGACAATACCGGCGACAGCGGCACCACCACTCCCGATGACAAGGGCGACGTAGTGGCCCCCGATAAGGACAACACCGGTAAGGACAACACTTCTACCGGCTCCAACAAGGGCAACGGTACTACCACCACTACTCCGACCGCTCCTCGCAAGAACGTTGAAGTCTCTGAGCACGGTGAAATTGCCGCCGCTATTGCCAATGGCACCTGGGGCAATGAGTACACCGTCTGCACCAGCTGTGGCTATCACAACTGGACCCGCAAGGGTAACGTTTACGTCTGTGACCATTGTGGTCGCGAAGTTCTGACTGTCAAGGGCGCTGATGGCGTCAAGGGTTATGCTGGCACTCTGGCTGGCAATGAACCCCAGTACGCTTCTACCTCTGAAGCTCAGGCTGCTGCTGAAAAGCGTGAAGCCGCTTATGCCGCTTCCATCGCTGCTCTGCAGGCACAGGTTGCCGCTCGTGAAGCTGCTTATGCCGCTTCCCTGGACATCCACTAATTTGCCATCCTCTAACTAACGGTAATCGATAGTTTTTTCTCCTTGCTGTGGGGCGGGATTTCGGTCCCGCCCCATCCTTTTATGGTCAGATGTCCGAGTGGTTTAAGGAACTGGTCTTGAAAACCAGCGGCGCCGCAAACGTCCGTGGGTTCGAATCCCACTCTGGCCGCCATGCTTGCCGGGGCTTCCCGGCTTTTTTGTTTTTGTGAGCAACACAAGGCAACAGATTGCTATATCGAATAGTGTTATGTATACTAGAGAAAAAGCAGATTAAGAGGAAACGCCATGACAAAACAGTCTGACATTGAGATGGTTGCCAAAGCCAGAGCTTGGGCTGTTAAGGCTCATGCCGGGCAAAAAGACAAGGCGGGGAAGGATTACTTCAAAGCGCACGTTACGGTTGTAGCAGAAGGCGTAAAAGGTGACCCAATAGCCGAGGCTGTGGCATTTCTGCATGATACGGTCGAAGATACGTCCGTCACAATAGAAGACATCAGAACGGGGTTTCCAAAAGAGGTTGCTGACACTGTGAGTACGTTGACCCATAGCAAGGGTATATCGTATGCTGAATATCTTTGGTATATTCAGCAAAATTCTATTGCTGTCAAAGTAAAGCTCTCGGACCTGCGCAGCAATATGGACTTAACCAGGCTCCCTCACACTCCAACTGAAAGGGACTTGGAAAGAACCAGAAAATACAAGCGGGCATATACGATACTGTCATCGAGAGAAGGCATAAGCGCAGTTAATCCGTATGCACTGTACGACTACTTGCTGGCAAACAACTGGAGCGTCAAAAGGAAAAGCACGAGGACTCCCGTTCTGGAAACAACGAATGGTTCTGCTGAAATCAAGGTGCCCATCGACCTGGCTTTGGCTGACTATGAGTCCAGGATGGCTGAGGCTTTAAGCGAATTGTGTTCGTGTGAGGGCATACCGTTCTCGAATGCAATAGCGCAGATTGCTGTTTGGAGACCGGTCAAACAATGAGCATGGGCCTGCTATTATTTTTATGAAAAGCCTTGACTTCTTTTCATTCTATGCGAATCGCACCACGAGTCAATTTAAGAGTCAGCCGCCGCAAGCTTGTGACTTCAGTCATGAGTTAGGCGGCTTTTCTCTTGATTTGTAATCTCACATATGGTATAATAATTATGGTGATATTATGCAAATGGTCGTCAATAATAACCTGTCATATGGTAGAGGTTATGTCTACAATATTCAATATCATATTGTGTGGTGTACAAAGTACAGAAAACCAGTTTTGATAAACGAAACAGAACAATCGCTAAAAGAGTCTCTGCAGCAGACCGCCGAAACCATAAAAATCAATATTGTAGAAATGGAATGCATGCCTGACCATATTCACCTGTTGGTGGAGTGTTCACCGCAGCATTTTATCCCGGATATGATAAAAGTGCTTAAAGGCAACAGTGCAAGAGCTATTTTTATCGCCAATCCGGACTTGAAGAAGCAACTTTGGGGCGGGCATCTTTGGAACCCAAGCTACTTTATTGCAACCGTGAGCGATAATACTCGTACTCAGATACAAGAATACATTGCATCTCAAAAAACAAGAAACTGATGAAAGGGGGCTTCGCAGTGGAAATCACTTCCAGCTATGCTGTGGAAATCAAAAAGCAGAAAATGTTCGACAATACTATAAAGATTTATCGCGAAGCCGTTTCTTTCTTGATTGGTTGTTTTAACAAAGAATGGGATTCTATTCAAAAAGTAGAGGGTGCCAAATCTCGAAAGAGTTTTGCCGAGAAGTTAATTCATACTACAAAATACAGCACTGCTAAATATGATTTCGATGCCAAGTTTTATAAGTTCCCTAGTTACCTGCGCAGAGCGGCTATTCAAGCAGCACTCGGCTCTGTAAGCAGTTACCGTAGCAACTACAAGAACTGGGAAGCTAACGGCAAAGTTGGCAATGAGCCAAAACTCCAATGCGATAGATTCTGTTTCCCAACTTTCTATAAAACCGTTATGTTTTCTGAAAGCAACGAACCCAACCAGTGCTACTTAAAGCTGTACAGTAAAAACGATTGGGTTTGGGTTCCTATCGCAATGCGTGCCACCGATGTCAAATACATCACGAAATACTGGTCACATTGCGAAAAGAGTGCTCCCTCCCTCGAAAAGAAGTATGGAAAATATTTTCTTCGCTTCGCTTTCGTGGAGAAGGTAGAACTCTCTGAAACTGAAATTCAAGACAGGCGTATCTGCGCTGTAGACCTTGGTCTCAATACTGACGCTGTGTGTAGCATCATGACTGTTGATGGAACTGTCATTGCAAGAAAATTTATCAATTTTGCAAGTGAAAAAGACCATCTGTATCATGTGCTCAACCGTATTAAGCGTAAGCAAAGGGAGCACGGTTCCAACAGCGCCGTAGCTATGTGGCGCTACGCCAAAGCCTTGAATAACGATATAGCGAAAAAGGTTGCTGCTGCGATTACTGAATTTGCTGTGCTTTATTCTGTAGATGTGATTGTTTTTGAACATTTGTCATTTACAGGCAAAAAGCACGGCGGCAGTAAAGCACAAAAGCTGACAATGTGGAAACGTAATTCCATACAGGATTATGTGACACAGAAGGCACACCGCTGCGGTATCCGGATTTCGCGTATCTGCGCTTGGGGCACAAGCAAACTCGCCTTTGATGGCAGTGGTGCTCTTGAGCGTGATGAAACCAATCGTGCCCTTGCAACGTTTGCAAGCGGCAAACAATACAACTGTGACCTAAGTGCGAGCTACAATATTGGCGCTCGCTACTTTGTCAGAGAGTTGCTAAAACCCTTGCCAGCGATGGTAAGGTCTCAGCTTTCGGCTAATGTTCCGGATGTTGAGCGTAGAATCCAAGTTACACTTGCCACGCTTAAAGTTCTGCATCCTGAGCTTAAAAAACTCAGTACACAGGCAGCGTAAGATGTACAGATGCTAACTGAGTTATTAGTTTTCTTGCGGTGATGGCTTCCGTCTGGACGCCTGAGCTGAGGGATTACCGTATCTTTCGTTAGAACGCCGCCACCCATAAAAGGAGCGGGAAGCCCGCGACTTTAGTCGTGGGAGGATTCACTGTTTGGAGCCATTTTGCAACCGAAACGCAAACATTACTACAAGCAACACAACGACCTGTCCATATTGCATTTCTTGGTGTATTTACATCATCGCAAGGCAGGGACTTGGGATTACCCTATACGTGCTATCTCAAGACTTCTACATACTTGCAGGTTTTGAGAGACTAAATCACTAACGCGATGAAGCGTGTACTATCTGTTTCCACACGCCAATCCGACAAGATGCGTTCTGCAAGCGCTTTATCTACATCTTTCACTAAGCCTTCAAACAGTGGGACAACATATAACGTATAGTTCTCCGCAATGGCAATTTGCTGCGTAGCAGGGTCTTTAGCCGTTGCAATAAGTTCTTTTAGTTTTATGGGTTTCATCGATTCACCTTCTTCGCCTTTAATTTTAATGGTATCGCACATTTTGGCAAAGGTGTTATAATACACAGATGTTATTCTTTAAAAAAGAAAACTCGTAGCAAGAAGACTTGTTGCTTCTATGCTACGAGTTTCTATATTACCAATTACAGAATTTTGGTACTATTAGCACCAACCAACTGCGTGTTCTTCCGGATGACAACTATTGTCAGCACGACCTTCGATTACCTTACCGCCATTTGGGCCACTGCCATCCGTGTAATCTCGATTGTCAGGCTGAGGCTCTGCAGGAGCTGGGTCAGGCTGAGGGTCAGGTGCAGGTGCAGGTTCGCTCGGCTGGACAGGTGCCGGGTCCGGTACGGGAGCAGGATTACTCGGAGCGGCAGCCGCTGCTCCGCTGTTCGAACTCCTACCAGTGTTTCCAGAATTGCTCTTACTGGAGGTCTTAGTGCTCGTGGAAGTGACTACCTTTTTAGCCTGCACAGTTACTGCATACGCTGCACTTGCATCAGGGTTGCTATCACTTGTTGCAGTGATTGTGGCAGTGCCAGGAGCAACGGCCGTAATCTTACCTTCGGAGTCAACAGTTGCAATTGCCTCATCGCTGGAGGTCCAAGTCACAGAGGCATTGGTTGCCGTATCGGGAGTGACAGTTGCGGTGACAGTGACAGTGTTGCCTACCGTGAGGACACCCTCTGTCTTATCGAGAGTAACACTCTCCACGTTCGTGGTAACTGTAACTTTGGTCTCGGCTTTCAGGTCCTCAGGAACAACGCCGAACGCAGAATCCATTGCTGCCAGGTCTTCAGGCATCGTGGCCACGCTGTCGTCAGTTTTTTCAGAATCTGCTGCTTCAACTGCAACAGCACTCAGTTCCGAGGCATCAGCGTCTTTGGCATCCGCAACGACATAGGTCGTAATGGTGCATTCGCCATTAGCAACTGCAGTCACTTTACCGGTTTCATCAACGGTCGCGATAGATTCGTCACTCGATTCGTACGCAAGTTTGACATCTGTTGCATCTGCAGGAATCAGCTTAGCGTCCAGGTCCTTGGTGTTCTCGCCATTGGTGACGAGGTCAATAGACTCAGGTGCCACGACACCGGTGGGAGTGACGACAACTTTGATGTGAGTGCTCGCGGCGATGTCGGCGTCCTTTACGGAAGCCGTAACGTTCGCCTCACCGGCCGCCACTGCAGTAACAGTACCGGTCTCATCAACCGTTGCAACGCTCTCATCGGAGGAGGTCCACTCAATGGTGAGCTTTTCGGCAGCCTTGGCCACTTTCTCATCCGTTGCAGCGCTTTCACCGGTTGCAGCAGTCTCAGGAGTTACGGCCGGAGCATCGTCGGTGCCGAAA